AAGCATTGTTTAAAAATGCATTCGTCATGTTGATGGTTGTTGTCGATACTGAGTGGGAACGCGTCACTATCTATCATCGTGGTATTGAAGATGAGTCTGAGCTTAGCTATCGTGACTTGCAGACTGCTAACAAGCGTACTGGTCCTGATGTTGTTGAACTGCTTAAAGCTTTTCAAGCAGGTAACACCCCTCGTTATTAAGGAAACGAATTTATGAAACTGACAGCCCTTTTCTCATCGCTGTTACCGTCTACTTCTAAAGAGACGCTATTGGGTGATATTAACCTAATCCGTGAGTCTATCAACTTACACACGCTGCCTGTCTATAAGACGGCAGCTGACCTAACTCGCAAAGCACCACTTAAAGGTGAGATTGCTGAGGAGTTTGAACGTAAGGCTAAGCGCAATCTAGAGCTTTACAAAGACAACGCTATCCAGACAGTGCATACATCGCTTACACGCGCTGTAGCTAACCTGTCAGTTGTTGAAGAACTCATCCGTAAGAACATTGAACAAGATAGCTTAATGCGTGATGCCATGACATACACGCAGGCTAGCCTAATTCAATACGTTCAGGTTGCACGCTTCTGTTCTTCTTATGCACGTCGTCTTCTGCTGGTTATGACTGAAGAAGCATCAGAAGTATTGTCTGACGATTACAGCAAGTCAAGTAACCGCGAGATGGAATACGTCAAGCAGTACATGGATGGTTTCATTCGTGGTATTAACGCGATTGGTGGTAAGAAACAAGATACTGTAGAAGCCTTTGAAAAGATTCCAGATATCTTGTTAAACCCTGAAACGGTAGATGTGACCAAACAGACTGTGGGTATCAACCGCATGGATCCCTTTAAGTTTAACTTGATCCCTTATCGTTGGAATCCGATCTATCACCTTCGCATGGCGATTGCTAACTATCAAGTCCAAAATGCAAAACTTGCACAAGAAGAACTTGAGTCATTAGAGCTTCGCTTACTCCACCTTAAACAACGTCGAGACGGTAAAGAAAATGCAAGTATCGAACAGCAGATTAACCACACCCAAGGACGCATCGATAAGTTGCGCTACAAACTCCATCGAGATGAAGAGAAGGCTGCCTAACCGCCCACGCATGTATCGTAACTACAACGCCACGGTTTTTCAAAGTGGCTTAGTACAACCGTTCATCATGCGTGATGACGATACTTACTATAGTATCGAAGAAATCCATAATACGCTTCATGACTTTATGGAGAAAGTTGTTTATCGTCGCACCGATAACATCCCAATGGAGTTGGTGAATGAGTTTGTAAAGTATGCAATCTGGTTAACAGGTGGCAGTCACTTTTACGACGTGTTGATCACACAGTGTGATAATAACATGCTGAAAGATCAAACGCGTGACTTCTTAGTTGACACAGTTGAGATGCTTTCTACTGGCTCACGTAAAATGAACGTGTATACCTGGTTGCGTCTTACTACGGCATCTACCACAGAGTGGGGTGCGTCTAAGAAAGGACCTATCTCGGATCACTCTTTATATGACGCGTTAAAAACAACGTTGCCCGCTAACCCTATAGCGACATGGCTTGCCATGGACGGCGGTTTTGAAGACCTCCTGACAACGCTGTATATCTTATTTGCCCAAGCGAACTATGATCCTTGGCAGGTTACCCCTAACCGGGTGTAGTTTTACGTAAAACTATCCAAACGTTTAATTAAACAAAAAACTTAATATGGGAGTAAGACAATTATGTCTAACCGTTTAAAAACATTACTAGCCTCTACTGCACCAACAGTAGCAGTAGAAAGCCAGAAAGACAAGCCAGTAGAGAAAGCACCTGTTGTTGATCTTACCGGCCCTGCTCTAGAGCACGCTGAAGCAAACCTAGCGCTTGCTACCGTTGGTGTTGAACATGCTGATAGCGATGTAAACGAACTAATGGAAATCGCTGCAGGTCTTGAATCTATCTGTGGTGCTGCTTCTGCAACTATCCCTGAAGGCGGTCTTAAGCGTTCTGGCGCTGCTATGCTACACGTAGCGGTTGAAGGCTATGCTAACCGTTTAGGTTTGGAAGAGTCTTTCGTTCCAGGCATCGAGTCTTTCGGTTCTGAAGGCGAAGCTATCACAGCAACTCAAGTATCAGTTGAAGGTATCAAAGAAACTATTCAACGTGTTTGGGAAGCGGTTAAAGCAGCGGTACTTAAAGCGATTGAAGCAGTTAAGGCATGGTTTGCTAAGTTCTTCATCAACGCTGAGAAAATCAAAGCACGCGCTGAAGCAATCAAAGCAGGTGTTAAAGACAAAACTGGCGATGCGAAAGAATCAAAAGTTAGCGTTGGCTCTGCGGTAGCTAAATTGCACAAAGGCGGCAAGCTTGCTTCTGTTTCTACTGTAGCGGCTGAAGTTAAAACTGTACTTGGCAACGTAGTAACAGCACAAACTGAACTTACTAAAACTGCTGGTGAACTTGGCGATATCGTAGGTAAGGTTGCAAAAGAAAATGCTGAGAAAGGCGCTGAGCTATTAGTTGAAGCAGGTCTTAAGCTAGTTGAAGCACCTCAAGCATTCAAAGGCACGCTGGATCTTAAAGAAAGCACCGTTGATGGCGAGAAAGCTTACTTCTCAGACGAGTTGTTTGGCGGTAAAGTTATCAAGATGGTAGCGAATGAAAAGAGCTACTCTGCGTCACTTCAAGATAAGGCTGACGTGAAGCTTGACGATGCTGACAAAGAAGTATCAACGCTTGCAGTTGCTGACATCGAGTCATTGTGTGACCTGGTAATCGATTGTGCTGACGAACTAGCCGGTGCTAAAGATACTGTCTTTGATAAAGGTAGCGACGTTAAGAACGACCTACTTAAAGCCGGTAAAGATGCATCAGCTGCGTTAGGCGATGACGCTGATAAAGCAGTAGCATCTAACACTCAAGCAATGGTTCGCATGCTACCTACGTTTACACGTATGGTTGACCAGCCTTCAATGGCGCTTCTTGCACACTCTGCAAAAGCACTTGGTGGTGTTCTAGACATCGCAGCTGCTTCTTCAAAGCAGTACGAGTAAGTTAAATCGTAAGGTGGGCTTCGGTCCACCTTATTCCCTGTTAAGTTAGTTTATTAACAAACCCAACACGTAATTAGGATAGAATAATGCGTAACTTTTTTAAAGAACCTGTAGCGGTTAAACCAGCGCCAGTAGCGCTGAGTGTTGAAGAACAAGAAGATGCGCTAATCGCATCTGAAGAAAGCTTTCACGAATTCATTAAATTGGACGTTGAAAACCAACGCGCAATGGAAATTGCTGCGGGCTTAGAAAACCTAGCAACCGTTGCAGGTCATGTATCTGAAGCACGTAACACTGATCTTGCTTTCTTTGACGCTGGCCTTGAGCTTGCACTAGTAGGTACTGGTATCGGTACTGAAGAGATTGAGCCTGGTCTTGAAGACATGCAGGGTAAAACCATTTCAACTGAAGCGGTTAACCAAACAGTTGAGAAGATCTGGGAAGCGATTAAGAAAGTTATCGCTAACATGTGGAAGCAGATCCAAATCTTCTGGGGCAACCTAACTAAAGCAGCACCTGGTCTTAAGCTACGTGCTGAAGCGCTAACTGAAAAGGTAGCGGAAATGGGATCAGCTACTGCAGAAGGCAAAACCTTCTCTGCAGGTCGTTCTCTTAAAGTACTATCGGTTGACGGTGCGGTACCTAAGAAAGGTTCTGACGTTATCGAAGGTCTTTCTTTGGTTGAGTCTATTACTACTCACCTTTACGGTAAGTACAAAGAGCAGCTAATTAAAGCTGGTAAAGACATCGACGCTGCGCTAGGCGAATTCGATGTAACGTCTATCGAAACAGCACGCAGCTCACTTGACGCTGTTAGTAACGCATTTGCTACCATCCATGAGATGAGCGAGTTCAAAGGCGTTAAGATGGTTAAAGTAGGTCGCGATACACGTTTCAATCGTTCAGAATCTGTTGAAGCGGTTCACCTGCCAACTGACATGGCTATCTTCCACGTTGAAGCGCCGGTTGAAGAAAACGAAGATGTATTGGGTCGTGCCGAGCGTATCCGTAAGTCTTCTTTGGTTGTAATGCAGTCAAGCGAGCAAGAGTCTAAAGCGAAAGATAAAGAAGCCGAGATGGAAATCTTTGCAACATCTGACGTAGTAACTATTGCTGAGCGTTGTATTGCTATCTGCGACATGATTGTAGAACATGACGCTAAAGCGCTTAAGTCTGTTGCTGACAACATCGTTAAGGCATCTGATGCGGTTAACAAGAAGTTTAAAGCAGCAAGCAAAGACGAAGCGGGCATCAGCTCTGCGTCTAGCTACGTAGATTCAGCGATGAAGTTCAACGTTGCCTTTACTACTGCATCAACTAAGTTTGAAGCACAAGTTTCTCGCGTTGCGATGACCACTGTTCGTGCAGCTCTTAGCGTTGCTCAGTCTAACTTATCTCAGTATAAGAAAGACAAAGCGTAAGCGATAAGCGGCACGCACTAAAGAAATCCCATTATCTGGGTCTTAGGCTAGGAGGATTTCCTCCTAGCTTTATGCCGTATATGTATGATGGGATATGCGGTCATTGGTTATCACGCGGGTTGTTGACGTAACATGTGTCTTCCTGCCAATTCGCAATTGATAACAGGGTGTAGGTTTTGGGTTGGGCTATTTACCTACACGCCTCTTTTCCAACGCACCATCATAGCACGGTGTTCTCTGGTAGGTTTTTTTACCTGATTTTCCCTACCACTGTACGGTTCCTGGACAGACCGTCACACCTGTAGCTGTTGACCACCAGTGTGGTCGCTGAGAGGGATGGGGTCGTAGGGGCCCCATCCCTACTTATGCCGTCGGGGATGGTATGAATATAAATACCAGCCCATTAATTATGATTAGTATTAACCATGGAATGATATCATGCCACGTATAGCGTTAGATTGTGGTGATAGTTACGATAGCGTCATACGCCCAACTGTCATCCAAGTAATAGATAAAGTAAAGAAAGTCACCGGTCTAAGTAACGTGAAGACTCTATTTACAGGTGATCCTCAAAACACACCTCAGATTGGTGGCAGTCTAAATGGGGAGGCTAAAGATGTTTCGTTTTCAAATGAAGAATACTTACAACTAGAAGTAAGAACGCAATACGTCGATTCGGATATGTTGACTAACAATGTATTTGCACGAGGTAATATTCCTTTATTCAACGATCCTGAATTAGGTGTAGTGGTAACACCAGTGGTGGGTCATACGCAGGTTACCATCAGTGTTAAGTATAAGGCACAGAGTAAGAATAGCGCTGAGCGGTGGATAAGCGAAATCAAGCGCCGTACCGCCCAAGGGTTTAAAGAACTTATCCATGAAAGTGATTATCATTATCTCATCCCTAAAGAGATCCTAGTTATCTTAGATCAGATCCATCAGCGACGTGAGAATGTAGCGCCCTATGGTGAAGACCTTAACACGTACTTAAATAAACACTTCCACCCTAAAGTCACGTGGTTGTCTAACCAAAGCGGACAGCGTAAAGCACTAGGTGTGCGTGAACGTCAAACCAATATCCTAGGGTATTTCGATTTTGAATCAGTACCTGAACTTGAGAAAGGGGAAAACGGTAATTGGATTAGTACGTTTGATTACGTGGTGCAGTTTGACAGACCCCACTCAGTGGTAATGCAATATCCTTTAGTAGTACACAATCAACTATTGGATCCTCGTTTCTTTGATGATTCGGAAAACTTCAACCTTAATTTAGAGCTGTACTTAAGTACAGCTTTTAATCAGGGATTAGATGTAATTGCACATCGCCATCGTCTTCCTGCCTTATCTACTATTATGGGGTATTCCGTTCCAGCCTTTGATGAGTGGTTACCTACTAGCGTCCCTATGGGTACCAGTACTATGGCGCGTATTTTACTTGCGGTCGATGAGCAGAACCCTCGCTACTTGTGTAACATTGAAGAGCTGGGAGACTTTGCGCTAATTGATGAAGTGATAACCTATTTGAAAGAACGTCATGAGTTTGCAACGGTGCTAGGCGCGTGTCCAGTATTCTTTAGCCTCTACCAAGACCATACTCGTATGTCAGATAGTGTGTTAGCTATGGATGAGGAAGGTAATTTATTTACCACCGTAGATCTTTCTTTACGGCGAGTATATCACCTGCGAGTAGGTGTGTATAACGACTTAACGTTACTTAATCAAGAGACGTTGGAAGACATCCGTATCAATGGTCGTTTTGCTCAGATATTACTGACGGCACTTGAACCTCAATTAAAAGATGACCCTTTAATTGAATTGTTACCTGATGGTCGTATGCCTAAGCGTCAATTCTGGGACGCTATTGCAAAGATTAAAGGAACAAATGCCATGTACAAAAACAAGATAGAAGTATCGCGGTTTACTGTAGCCAGTTTAATGTTAACGGCCAACCGCCCTTCTCAGTACGCGTAGGAGTAAACTATGCCTTTAATGACACCCCCAAAGCCAGATGCACGTACACGTACCCAGATCGAAGATAAAGCAAAGACGATCAAAGACCTGGTTACACCTATTACGCATCCAGAAGAAGCTCAGAGAGCACATCTTGAAGAAGTGATAGATACGTCGTATTTACCGACAAACTCTTTACTAGCGCACGTAGAGGGCTCAGAATGGACGGTTAACTATTACGGTCAAGTTTTAACTAACGGATCTGAGGCAAACCCCCAAGCTTTAACACAAGATGCAGTACATCAGCAGTATCGTCTAATCACCGGTCTAGCTATTAAAGTAACCAGTGAGATCTCACAAGAGCAGAACGCTGAAGACGGGACATTTACTGTATCAGGCGCAGCCACCACTCTACCAGGTCTAGTGCCTAATACGGGTGATATGTTCACTGCCGATGTAGGTGATGGTCGTGTTGGTGTATTCACAATAACCAGCTCACGCCGCATGAGTATGTTAAGAGACACGGTCTACGGTATTGAATACCAGATGACGTCTTTCTTAACCGGTGAGGTAGAACAAGATTTAAGTGAGAAAGTTGTTGAGACGCGACATTTCAACAAAGATTATTTACTTAACGGTGAAGATCCTTTTTTAAGTACCAGCGATGCGGTTACCGAGAAAGACCTTAAATCTGATTACTACACGTTAATTCAACATTACCTTCAAGCGTTCTATAGTAGAGAATACAAAACAGTACTACTACCTGATAGTAACGGTAATACGGCATCGGTGTATGATCCCATGGTGATGAAGTTATTCCATTTGATCATTTCACGTAATGACGTGTTTGGTATGGAATACCCTACTATTAAACAAGTAGGTGGTGACGTTGAAACGGACACCCTCACGGTATGGGATGCACTACTTAAGCGTGAGCCTGACCTTTTACGCTTTGCTGCAACGCAATATCGTAAAGTCCCAGCCTCTGCCTTTTCCGTTCAACCGTTCTTCTCATCGATCGCACTAACGGGAATTGAGGAGGTCATTTGGCCCGCCTCTGAACTGACGCACAAAGAAAAACAAGCGGGTATTAAACGTAGCTCGCTTATCGATGCGTTAGAGGATGAGGGTGCTGATAACTATCAAACGCCTGATTCTGTAGATTTCTACGAACCAGATATGGATGGCTACTATGTATTTAGTAAGCCGTTTTATGATGGTGATACGGAGTCTATGTCTAAGTTAGAATACATGGTTGATCAGTATCTAGATGGGGATAGTCTGCGCTTAGGTGATATTAAAGCTATCCTAGAGAAGCTTTATCAGGCCACACCACTTCAGCAGTATTATCACATACCAGTGGTATTACTACTGCTTAAAGTCTTTGTTAGGAATTTATAACCATGGCTAGTAAACCCAAACACTCTAATGCATTTAAACTGTTTAACTATCCCTTTACCATTTGGGTAGCTAACATGTATATGGTGTCTGAAGTTGAAGCAAGAGAAGTCGGTACTTTTTCAACCGGTAATATGGCAGAAGACCAACAACTTGCCCAACAAGAATGCCGTCGCATGGTAACCATTTCTAAGATGGTAGAAATCGTAGAGATGGGTGGGAGCTTCAGTTTCATTAACGGTGAAGACGCACAACGCGCCTATGACATCATTGTCGGTCACTTAAGCGACTGGGTGGACGCGATCAATAATCGTGTTAACATTCGTCGACCCCCTAAAGATGACCTACGTCAGCTAGATGCATTGGCGGCAATGATCTATAAGAGTGCACGTATTCGCATGGTATCTGATACGTCTGTACCTAAGTTAGTACAGAAACTATTGAATATGTCACCAATGGCTACCCCTCAGAAACTTGTTAAGGACAGTGTAGCTAAGGATCACAAACACCCCATCACCGATATGATAGCGGATGTTGGCGAACTTAGGGATATAAGACGATGGCGGGATTAGTAGATGAAACGGCGCTTTATAACGATGTCATTGATGTCATTACCACGCAGTATGACGACGTGGACGAGCGCAAGCGCCCCGATAAACACTATCGTTATCGTTTAGAACTTTACGTTGGTGATACGCCTTACGAGGCGATTAAAGTAGTCGCCGTTGATGTACAGCGTGACTTTCAAAACGAGTTTAGTGAATCTCTTATTGTTGAAGCGGTATTAGGTGTGGGCACATACGCCCACGCCATCTATCCTAATAAACAAGGACTCACTGCTAAGCTTTATCGACAGTTGGTATTGACGGCAGCTAACGGTAAAATTGTAACAGATAGCGCTGAGGAGTCGTGGGATTATCAATGCATCATCGTAGGGGATCAGTCCCCGTCAGTCGTGGCATCTACTGAGGCAACATCAGACCAGGAGACCGGAGATCGTTCAGATGTTATTAACGTAGAGTTACAACTTATCGAGCAGATTGTTGATGAGTTTCGTGTTGTAGAGGTAGGTGGGATCTTTAAAGACTGCACGGTAAAGCAGATACTTACGCTATTCTTCGCTAACGTACAGCGTCCTGAAACACCCCCTAGTTCGTTAACGGTAACCTCTGAGGATTATCTTGAATGGCGTCTTAAAAACCTTGTAAGTGGCGCACACATCATAGAACCAGACAATACGCGTGTCTATGACCACATCGTTATACCTCACGGTACGCGGTTGGTTGACTTGCCTAATTATCTGCAGAAAACTTATGGTGTTTATAAGACGGGGATGGGGTATTTCTTCCAAAAGACTATATGGTTTATCTTTCCCGCCTATCATACACGTCGTTATGACAGTGTTGAACAAACTCTCACTATAGCTAACTTACCTGCTAATCGAATGCCTGGGGTAGAAAAGACATATAAGGTCAACGACCCCATTAAACATTACGGTAAGGTTTATATGTTGGCTACAGGGGATGTGGTGCAGAAAGACCATAGTGAGCGTCGTCAGATGAATGATGGTAATGCCTATTACCACGTCAATGCAGACAAGGTTATGGATGTGTTCAGTACTACCAGTGCTAACGTAACCACCATTAATGACGAAGACCATGAAGTCCAAGCTGCAGTAGAGAGTCGTATCCATACTAACTTCCTTAAGTTAAGTAAAGATGCCATTACGCATAACGCGTTTGTTGAAAACAGCAGGCTATCTAGACAAGTAGGCTCTCATGTTCAAATACGTTGGGAGAATGCAGATATTGACCAGGTGTATCCTGGTATGCCTGTGCTGCTACTCTACATCTTAGATGGTAACGTGGCTAAACTTTACGGTACATTACAGCGTATCGACCAGGACTCTACCGCTATAGAACCTGGACCTACCGAACACCGTCATTTAAGAAACGCGGTTATTACCGTTTGGGTAGAGCGTGATAAAACCGATTAACCTAAACACCTACATTACTAAAAGGAGACTATCGTGAGTGATGGTTTTGATGATTTTGATTTTGATATCGACGAAGCAGCACTAGAGCGTGCAAATGCAGAACGTATGGCAGAGCAAGATGAAGAAGCGAAAGCTTTAACGGAAGGCGATGTCGATGGCTGTGAAGGCGGTGCATGTAAAATCTAAAGAACTATAGGGAAGACTTTCGGGTCTTCCCGTTATGCCCTTAAGGAAACTAAAGGTAAAAAATCATGAAAGAAGATATTAAAAAATTATGTCAGTTGCGCGGCGTAATCGTTGAGGTTATATCTAAGCCGAAACTAACTGAATGTCTAAGTAAAGAACTTGATGAATTAGACATGTCTATACGTGAGCCATTAAGAACTATAGATGACTATATCGCCCTAGCGAATGAGTTAGAAAACGCTATAACAAAAACTGTGTTTATTGAATCATTACTTGTAGACCATGACGAGATTGATTATGCAAACGGGAAGATGGTTTTTACATCTAATCTTAGCGCAGTATTCAGGCGAATACATTGCGCGGTCGTAGTTAATGGACATTGTCTGGTGTCTGTTCATTCTACGTCAGGTCTCTGGTTGTTAACGTTAATGCCATACATAACGTCATTAACTCTAGTTCTTGATGAAACTAAATGCTCTGTGATTATAAATAAGCTCGATAATACTACTGACAGCAATCAAGGTATCTTTAACCAGCCTACCAGTCCGTATAAAGGCATGAAGGCGTGGTCAGAAAACGCGGATTTTACATTTACTAAAAAACCAAGCAAGACTTAAAGGACAAGTAATAAATGGCTAGAATGAAACCCTTAGATGTCAAAGCGTATCAGAGAAACCAAACTCGGGTAGCTCAGTTGTTAGACATCGCTGAAGGGTCACCCGAACCCGTTAAGGCTTTTAATGCGTTAATGGTAAACCATATCAACAGCGACTTACCCACTGCTCGTAGTTTTAGACGCCAAGCAGTAAAAGGCGAATTCCCTCGCCCCTTTAAAGCCTGGAATGCCATCGAGCGACTTATGATGCACCATGGGTTAGATGTGTTGTTTGATAAAAGCAGTGAAGCTATCTGGCTACATAGACAGCATCACCCTCTACACGCTAAAAATGGATTTCCTTTTAGGCGTGATCTTAAACTCACCATGGAGATGATCAACTGGATTAACACCCATCCTTGTATTATTAAACCAGTAAATCAAACTGCGCTTTTAAAACTAATACAAGCCCCTGACTCTCCAATAATCAGGGCAGGTGACAGCTAGTATATAAATACACACTGCCTTTAAACTATTATGAGACGTGTTCTTTAAACACGCTTACACCTTTTAAACCAAAATAATAAATTCATGGATTATTACAATGAACAATTCAATCCCTTTAAATACCGTATTTCATTCTCCTAAACACCGTGTTGCTGACAACGCTAAGCGTCTGATTACCCTAACTAATCTGTCGCATTTTAAACAAGTTGTAGGCGCGCTACATCCAGCTAAGGGTCTACCTACCGCCTTGGTTGATCAGTACAGCATTGACATGAATGTGTCGTCAGAGTGCGTTACAGCATGTCTGGAGTGGGTGTGTCGTGTAAACCGCTTGGACAATGCTCAACTGCGTATCCTTGCGTTAACTAACATCATGTCAGGTCGTCTGTATGAAGAAGACTTGCTGACTAATGTTCATTTAGATGAGATCGAGCAATTGCATAACGACCCTCACGCAATAGACCTAACTGCTATTGAAAAAGCAATGAACATCCATCGTACTACTATATGGGATCGCCCTACTATATCGTGGTGTGAGATAGAAGCCATGGGGCAGTACGCGCCTACGCTTACAAAAACGTTTTACCGGTTAATTAACGGCAAGGCATTTATTAAAGAAAGTGTTTGCATATAAGGATAGGTAATGAGCAACAATGCCAATTTAATAACTGTAAGGCAGGAAGCCAACAAAGCCCGGATGTTTTTAAAGCAGTTTCTTGATCCGTCTTTGGACAGACGAGCAAGTAATTTCATCCAGGGATTCAACAACGTTTACGAAGCATCGCTCAGACAACTAGAAAACTTCCAATTCCGCAACACCTCATCGGTTACACTAACACACGTTTTTAATACTGCTGAGATCAACGCGTTGGGTCTAAGTGAACCTGCCGCGCGTGTAACTATGGCTGTAGTTAAACACCTGCCATACACGGCTATGCAAAATGCCATATATCAAGATCTTGTTAATGAAATTGTAATGTTACCAGATAACATTCCTACCGTTAAAATAGGTCGTGGTATCTTTGCTAGGAAAAGGAAGTCAGTTATTAACTTCAACGTGATGCTGCAGGATAGGGTATTAGATTGGTATTTGCGCCATATATTAATACTGGGTAACATCCTCATACTCGAACGACACGTCTGTACAGGTAAGCCATCGACCGCTTTACTAAAGGCTTGTGCGGAACGTGCAAAGAAGTTTGCTGTGCTATATCAAGAATTATTAAAACGCTCACCCCTTTTAAAGGATATAATAAAATGAAACAAAAATCAGTAGGACTATTCACCATACTACTAGCTACCATTGCTATTGGTATTATCATGTCTGCAAGTACCGGTTATGCAGCGGACATTCCTAAGTCATTCCCTACCAGTGTAAAATGGATGGTAGAGGACATCCACAAACCCCCATTGAACCAGACGTTTTATTGTGGGTGTGCTTTTAAAGATAATAAAAGTGTGGATTATTCAGACTGTGACTATCAGCCTGTTAATATAAACGGCACGCGCGCTAACCGCATTGAAGCTGAACATGCCATGCCTGCGGTTATGTTAGGTGGTGGGTTAATGTGTTGGGGTGATACACGTAAAGATATTCCTGCGTGTTATGAGTCGGATGGGGATTTGTTATCATCTAGAGCGTGTTGCGAGAAAACTAACATGATCTACGAGCGGGCGCAAAACGACTTAGTGAATCTAGTACCCGCCATTGGCGAGCTTAATAACCTACGTTCAGACAAGTTGTTTTCAAATATACATGGTGAGGGGCGTGACTTTGGTAGTTGTGATGTTGAAGTCAACCAAGAATATGTAGAGGTGCGTGACGTTATGCGTGGGGATGTAGCCCGCATCTTTCTGTATATGTTAGATGCCTACTCATTACCACTTGATATTGTCATAAGCGATAAAGAACTCATGCATCTCTATTATTGGGATTTAAAAGACCCCGTGAGTGATGATGAGCGTTTACGTAATCAGCGTATCTGTGAAAAACAAGGTAGTGGTAACCACTACGTAGGTGAATGTGAATAATTAGGGAGGGCTTCGGCCCTCCGCTTATGCCTGAATTTAAATAGAGAAATGGTTTATGAATAAACTAACACCGTTTATAGATTTTGATACGGGTGACTGTAAGAAGCCACACTATCTTAAACCTGAGACCAAGGGTCAGGGTATAGTACCACGAAAAACTAGCCAAGTTGAAGTACGACGTGTACCGCCAGATTGGAAACATCCAAAAGATAATGAAGGAAACTATATTCCTTTATTCGATGGTTTGTTAGTAGAAAAGCACAATTATAAAATTATGCTATATAAGAGTCGAGCAAAAGAAGGGTTTGCTACTATCGACGGGCTGATATATTGGATGGGCGCTCCCTTTACACCCTGTGAAGACGGTTTAATTGATCCAACGCATGCAACCCAAGGTTACACTGCCTTTGAAGCTACATCGTATTGTCTTTACGAAACTGTTACGGGAGGGACGCCTAAATCGCCAGTGTTTGATAGCTTAAAAGATATGGCTGCTTGGATTAAACAAGACAACGACGGCCGAACCCTTAATCACATTTTAGCTAATTTAGTTAGCTTGTTACGGTAGGAAACCTCATGTCTGATTCAACATTTAACATAGAAGACAAGGCCAAAGATGTGGCAGCGCGGTTGCGTAGTCTAGCAGATGCCATAGAGACAGGCGAATACGACTACCAGACCAAATTGTCAATCAAAGGCTTTAGTTTCAAATATGAACTTGAAGCAACACGAAAAGTAGAAATACCTTTACCCTTTAATAGTGACGAGGAATGTTCTAATGTTTAAACTTCTTTTATTAGTGGCATTATTGTGGGTGGCGTACGAGTACTATAAAAAATGCACGCCAGTCATCGCCGACATGCGCATCCTAAAAGATACCAGCATGACGTACCAGGAATGGAACACCAACGTCTTTAATCCCGCACTTGTCAAAGCTTATCAAACTAAACGCCATGTTAAAGTTATTCGCTATGAGGATGACACTAATCGTGGTAGAGTTAACGATAAGTTTGAGATAGACAAGCATTTATTAGAATGGATGCGACCTCTACCTAAAGTAGACTTTGAATAAACTAAGAAGGGTTAACGCCCTTCTTTTTTTGCCGTCAATGTTGTATTTAACAGCCCTTAGGGATCTTATAATACTAAGGAGAGTGACTATGGGCGCTGAAGCTATAACGATGTTTAGGGGCGAATATTCGTTCTTAAGTAACTTTTACATATTAGAAACCCCGCTTCCTGAAAACGCTATATTTAAAACACGCTCACATCCCCTGTTTTACTTTGCGTCCTCTGAACACGCTTACGTAGCCTGTAAGACTGATAATGAAGAGATTCGCAGATATATTGCAAGTCTATATAAACCCGGTGAAGTTAAACGCTATGGTCGATCTATCGACATCGTAGACAATTGGGATGATATCAGACAAGCATGTATGTGGGATGTGTTATATGCAAAATTCACCTTTAATCCCCATTTAAAAGAAAAGCTACTTGCTACTGGTGAGCGAGAACTAGTCGAAGGGAATTGGCATGGTGATAAATACTGGGGCGTGTGTATGCGTACCGGGGAAGGCAGCAACCATTTAGGACGTATGCTCATGGAGCTGCGTGATTACTTTAGAGATATAGAGGAATAACCATGATCTTACCAAAGAACTTACCGTCAGCTGAAGTACAGTATCTTGACCTTTTACGTACAACCATGGAGCACGGTCACGACATTCGCAATGATCGTACTGGGATGGTCTGCCGCACAGTTACAGGTGCGGTGATGTATTACAATGTAGGAGGAGGTGAATTTCCTCTTACTACTACACGTAAAAGCTATTGGCGTAAGGCGATTAGAGAACTCTGCGGCTACTTCCGTGGGTTTAACAGCGCAGCGCAGTTTAGAGACCTAGGTACTGATAGCTGGGATATCAACGCTAATGAAACACGTGCGTGGTTAGATAACCCTCATCGTAAAGGTACGGATGACATTGGTTTGGTTTACGGAGGCGTAGCTAAACGCTGGCCAACGCATGACGGCCACACCATGGATCTATTTAAAAAGGTCTACACTAACCTTAAAGCAGGAGTAGATGATCGCGGCGAGATCGTTACGTTTTGGAATCCAGGTCTTTTTGAATTAGGTGCGCTAAGACCATGCATGTATAGCCACACCTTTACACTGTTAGGCGACACACTTCACATGACGTCGACTCAGCGTAGCTCTGATGCGTTTTTGGGTGTGAATTGGAATATGATGCAGTGTTATGTCTTCTTAGCGGTGATGGCTAAGATAACAGGTCATAAGCCGGGTTGGGTTAAACATGACCATAATAACTTCCACATCTACGAAAACCATTTTGAACAGGTGACGGAACAGTTGAGTCGTGATCCCTATGAGATGCCTACAATAAAGTTAAGTGACCGTATCACGGATTGGGACTATGTGGTTAACCATATGACCGATGAAGACTTTGAGGTAATAGGCTATCAGTCACACCCACCTATTTCAGGTAAAATGTCAGCATAAGGAACTTACATGATTGAAGAGATCATACAGACCCATGGCGATAAAAATGTAATTGCAAAAAGTGCAGATGGCAATCAGATAACTAAACTTGGCGTTGCTAAAGATGCCTTGAGTTTATTTGAGGATGCGCTATTTACCAGTTACTTCATTGAAAACAATCATGTGGTCATTATAGCCACAGATGATTTCTTTAATTTACAACCAGGATTAAGTTAGTTGTTATGTTGATACCAGATTACGCTATAGAGGCACTTTGCACGGGTGATTGTTCTATCGAAATTGATGGAACGATTGTCAATAATAAAAAGCGTCCTATGATTGAGCCATTCATCAATACGTCGGTGAAAGTTAACGACAACGATCAACGTATTCCTAGTTATGGCCTTAGTAGCTTTGGGTATGATGTCCGTCTTGCCCCTGAGTTTAAACTCTTTAGTAAACCTAACGATGGTCGCATTATCGATATCATGAACTTTGATGAGCGTGAGTTTGTTGAAGAAGTGAAGGCCGACAGTGTTATCCTGCCTCCAGGTGGGTTGTTGCTATCTCGTACAGTAGAATACTTCTCTATTCCAAATAACGTCATGGGTACATGTTCTAATAAGAGCACATGGGCACGTATTGGTATGTTTAGTCTGGTAACACCGCTGGAGCCAGGTTGGGAAGGTAACTTAGTGGTGGAGATCACCAACTGTACTAATCTACCCATGCGTATATACGCAGGTGTGGGTATTGCGCAGATAGAGTTTAAAGCATCTAAGGTCCGCCCAAACGTCACTTACGGTGATAGAGGGGGTAAGTACCAGGGTCAGACAGGTATTACCGGCAGTAAGCTATAATGACTAAATAGTTAACTAAAGTAGGGCTAGTCCCTACTTTATGCCGTATCCGTAACATTTATACCTCTATATTACCTTAGTGAATAAATACAATAATGTATTATTCTTTAAACTAAATAAGGTATTAAGCCCATGCAGATTACACAAACATTCACCCTGACCCGTACAGAAGTTGCTGCTTTTCGTGAACAGTCTAGTCAAGCCATTGACTTACTTAAACCACTAGCTGCAGAGCTGATGGGTGAACAAAAGACTGAAGCCCAGGCAGCGAAGCTCCTAGAGCAGTTAAAAACCTCTATAACTGTTGATGTTAAAGTTGCAAATAAACTAAGCACGGTGGGTTACCTGCTACGTATAAAAGATGATGTTGAGGTCGTACTGACCGTTGATGTTGATGATGAAGTATTTACCGAGCTGATGGCCTACGGTGTAGATCTTCTAAAAGATTACATGGGTATCCTTAAAGCAATGATTAATCTAGTTGTTAATTTAAAAGAACTCCAAGCCGATAGTGAATTACGTTCTACCCACCGCCTCGTGGCGCTTAAAGAACGTATGGGTGATGATCAGACTAGCGTGAAGGTAAACGGTGATGAGATGGTAAATGAGTTAAAAGAAGCCCACGAAAAAGACGAGTATGTTTATCCATACTGGACTGTATCTCAAGAAGATCAAGTCTCAGACGTGTTGTCTATCGATGCAGACAGTGATGTTAACGACATTCAGGCTCTATTACTAGAGCTTAGTTTGGAACGTCCAGATAAAGTCTTGACATTAAGTGCGTCAGCAAGAGTCAGGATGGTTGTTAAAAATGGTGAAGTAATTAAATCTTCTAAATTTGAAGATTTTTACATTATGGATGAAGAAGTTAAAGAAGAAGCTAAGATCTTTAATAACCTCGTACCAGCTAGCCACGACGGCATGGGTAATTTTAAAACCAAGTAATTAACTCAGACGGGTAGGTCCAAAATGACCTACCCTTTTAAAGGAGAGTTAAATGTCAAATAAAAAATCATCAGAAACTGAAACAATGTTAACAGGTGCTAGTAAGTTAACAGTTAAAGATCACCCGGCCATTAATAAACGTCTAATGAGATGTTTAAGTTTCTTTATCAATGTCGATAAAGATAGCTGGATGGTAGACGACGTTCAAACATCCAACAGTGATGAGAGGATTGTGTTAATGGAGGAGTTTAAAGCCAAACATCTATCTGAGGTTGAATGTCTTTCCAAGAAACTTCTCAAAACGTTAAACTCTGAAGACGCTCGTGAGTTAAGCAAGTACGTTATAGCGAAAGCATTTAATCTAGACTATTATTTAAATACTAGACTTATGTCCATTGCAAAGAAACTATGGCCTGTAACTTAAACACCGTATCCCCACTATAACGTGGGTTACTATTAATCTTTAAGGAAACATTAACATGACAGCTACTGCTATTGAAACAACTACTAACCTAACACCTGCAACTCCCGCTAACATCAAACAACTTATCAAAGATAACGAAGGTCGTCTAGCTAAGGCGTTGGTTAATTTAATCGCGGGTTTTGAAGACAATGCTGTATTAGACGATGACTTATATATCATCGATCAAATCCCAACCCATTGGAATAATGGCTCGGGCTATCTAGATCGCGGTGTAGACGACGCCAGCGTAGCTAAACGTATTCAATTCATCGGTCTAACCGAAGATAACCGTCTAGTGCATGTAACTAATACACCAGTGGGTAACGTTATTATGTTTGATCGCTACAGCTATGGTAGCAACGGTGTAATTGTAGCAAATATGCCAGAACACATTAAACGCATGTATGGGTCGCTTATGCGTGGACAGCTATCTGACATGGCTATTGATAATACCGTGCGTTATAACTTAGGTAAAGCATTATTCGACATGGTTGATTACTGCAAGGAAGAAAAATAATGAAAACTAAAACTACCCGTCTACAGCGTGAAGAAGTACAACAAGCCTCAGCTGAGGTTATTCAACTGTTTAAACAAAAGCATGATGTTAGGTTAACACCGCTTGAGATTATGGTGAAGCTGCGCCTATCAGATCTGAGTCTGCCAGCCGTATTAGCGTTAGCTATTGTAGATAGTAACCACCATGGCAAATATCCTCTAGTCTACGTAGGTGAGGTTGAAGGGTTCTTCATGAGCTACTATAGAAATGGTGATAATCCATGGGGTTACTCGGCTATTGCACAGATGCTTAATAAGTTGGTTAAGAAAGACCTGTTGGCTAAAGAGCGCCACGGTCGTTACATGGCCTACGGTATGACACGTAAGGGGATTCGCTTCTTACGTGACCTAGGTCTAGATATCACCAAATAACAATAGAGTTTTTAAGGGGTAGGGGATTACATAGATGCTAGCTACTATGATCCCCTTTCTTTTTTTATAATAAACCAAACCCTTTTAAGGATAAACCATGCTAACTAAAAAACGTTTACTTCCTAAATGCCTAACCGCCGCCCGTTTAAGAGTAGGCGCGTTGGAGATACGATGGGCGATACCTAAGTTTGATCGTTCGCTACATTTTCTATTAACGCGTACCACCAAACGAATGATCAGTTGGGATGAAGGAAGAAATGACATTACGCTTTCCCTTTACTGGCTATGTATTACTATTCATTTAGGTAATTGGGCCTGTACAGAAACCCTTAATTCAGATCAAGAAAGTTTTTGGTACGGTGTTTTTATTAGAAGCGAATCGCTACACTTCTATCTAGGAGGACGGGGTTCTAAGTTAGTAGATCTACCATGGCGGGTAAGTGCTGTTGAGCCTTATAAGGAACATACGCTTGCTGAGACCGTTGGTCTACATTACCATGACCGACCTAACCTTAATAGCGTGGATGCCAATGTGCGGGTCTACTATATTAAGGTTGCCCCTATCGGATTTCGCTGGATCCCTTTTCTATCGTGGAAGATTTACCGCGCAGAAATTGATTTTGCCGAGGAAGTAGGCGTCGGTGTGGGTAGTTGGAAAGGTGGGACGTTAAGCACTAGTTTTATGATCCCTAATAAAATGCAATGCGCAGAAGCACTGCGTTATTATGAAAATAATCATGCATGATAGATAAGGGGCGTTGCGGCGTCCCTTTCTTTTTTTGTTTCCATCTATTCTTAACGTTGTGGAGAACGTAATGAGTAATAAAGTCACGTGGAGCAGTGATTTTGGTCCCAGCTACACCCCCGATCAAATGTTGCGTATGGGTGTGTTTGAAGGAAAGTATATTAATAGTGTCAAGGGTCTGCCTAAAGAATGGTACGATATCCCTAAGGTATTAGGTCCCAAAGATGATCCAGATCCCTCTATCAACTACTATGGTGTTAAATCCCGTCAACCATTGTCTGTTTGGAAAGAAAATGGCTGGACCGATCCAGATTACCCCTTCGGATGGTTTGAATGGTACTGTCTATATTACTTAGGTCGTCGTTTAGGTAAGAAAGATGAGTTAGAGATTAAACGCTGGCGTAGTTTTGTAGCACGTCATCAAGGTCAGATTAGCGCTAACTGTACGCTGGGTGATAAGAGTTGTCGTCCTAAACAGCGTCAAGCTTTGCTACAGTGGGCGTGGGATAGTAGCGTTTCTTATAGCGACGAGCAGGTGAAGCGTAACGCAAAACGGATGGGTCAAAAGGCAAAGGTGAGCCTAGAAGATACTCATGCTATGATTGTATCTCTAAACTGGTAGGGTGCGATATAACCGTTACAGGACACAAGCATGAGACGATTACTTACCATCAGCTTTACTCGTGCTAACATTGATGTTTTGATTGAGAGACTTGAAGAAAAGAAGGTATTGGCAGGCGCTATTCGTGATATTCTAACAAGTCAACGCGATCAGTGCTTCAATGATGCCGCCGAGGATCCCCACCCCACTAAACGGGCGTATGGGGAGGTAGATAAGGCTGTCAAGTCTTATGTTACCAACAAGCTCCACTACGTGACTTTTCGACGTTTTAATGCTTTCTATAATACCTACATGCGTATTATAGATGTTATCATGGATGTGTTTGACAAAGTAGGTCTTAAACCTACTCGACGTAATCATTTTGACATTACCATTAACATCGATGAGAAGCGTAATCGTGATATCCACGAACTTTATCGTGGTCAAGCAGCTTTTAGCTATTTAGCGATGGATAGAGAAAGGGATGTAAGAACCGGGATAGTGTATTGGATTGTTAACTTAAATCAATACGGTAGTCATCTTGGTAAATTACTCGAAGAGACTAATACCATAGAAGATAAGCTAGATGCCATGGAGGCCATGTTAGATCTCTATACTGACCACGCCGCAACAGCTAAGGAATTGCTAGACGTCGGTGATAAGGGCCAGGAAATCCATTTCCCCGCCGAACCGTTAAATAAATGCCTTGATGGCATTGTTAGACTTCGCGATACGTTGATAAGCAGTGAGGATCGGTAACGGTCCTCACCTTATGACGATAAAGGACCAGATGACCATGCGTAATGTTAAACTACTCTTGGATAGAGGACGTCTGACTGAAGAACAATTAGAACAATTCTCATTAGTTAAAAGGCTGTTAAGACAGCGTTGTCAGACTTATCTATTTAACCCGCAACACGCCAACTCCATTACCGCTGGCTATACGCCAAGCGTCGAGGATATATTAAAGCGTGGTATTAGACAACCTAATGAACTCCCTGCTAATAGAACGCTATTAGAGATAGAGAGGGTGCGTCAAGAAGATAAAATTAAAGCAAATGCTAAAAACCAAGAATGGCAACTCAAAGCAAGTGAGTTATATCACCGTGAGTTATATAAAGCCATCGATATTGCATTAACTGAAAACCCTTTAAAAGCTATAGGGGTCGAGATACCTGATCTAGTTAACGTCCTTTACCATCCTAATGTAGATTTTAAGAAGTTGAGTAAACTAGTACAGCAATCAGACGCACTAACCGACGGCATTGGTAGATTTGTTTTGCGTGAGCAGAATCAAGGACGTCTGACTAAGGTAGATGTTAAACGTCAAAACATGCAGACAGTTTTAGGTCAGCTAGGTAAAGATACCATAGATGAATTGTTACCGCTCCTACTTATACAACAAACCACCGACACGGGGATGGTTGTTAAACGTCAATCGGCGGAGATCAAATTTAGACGTCTTTTAAGCTACAACGTTAACTACGTTAGCCAAATCATAGCTACTCTAGGAGATAACACACCATATAAGCGCCTGACGGGCATTATAGGCGTGTTAGAGACCCTCACCTACATTACCGTATATCGATTATTCTGTATCCATCAGGACGAGGTTAGGGTGCGTGTAATGAGTAAGTGGCGTACGCAGAGTCAGCACAGCTTACATGCGGCTATGCAAGATGTAGATATAAATTTCAATGTGCTATCTATCTGGATGGAGTCGTTCAAAGAGAAAGTACAAGAAATCATCATCCAACAACTGGATTGGAATTATATAAGACCTGTGCGACGTGCATTAGAAGAACATCAGGAGCGCCTACCTCTACACGAACGGTCGGTCTTAGGTGTTGTTTTAAATCACGGTTTTCAATTCGCACAGTTTAAACTTCTGGCTGAGGGTAAGCTAGCCAGCCGCAGTATTATAACTCAGTATCTATACGGGAGTTATATCCCTAACGAACTTAGCCGGTTATTGCTAAGTTCTTCTATGACAACGGAGCCTGTTCAATCATGAAACATAACGCATTAACTTTATCTATTCTGGATAAGATTAATAGCAATGCGCTAACACTACCAACACTTCCTGATATCGCACTACGTGTAAAACAAACTGCTGAGTTAGAAGACTCAACAATTACTGATGTTAGTCAAGTCGTTGCAACGGATGCTGCACTTACTACCCGCATCCTACGCTACTCCAATACTGTATTAGTGCGCGGTGTATCAACGATTACCGATATTCACGAAGCCTGCAAGCGTATTGGCTTGGTTAAGCTTAAAAACCTAGCTATAGGTATGGCGATGGAACAGTTGTTTGATTCTAAGAACAAACAAATCCAAATTAAAATGCATGAAGTATGGATGGATACCGTTACTATGACCTCATGCGCCATGGGGGCGTTGGAGGTCTGTGCTAAACAAAAGCATATAAGAGAAGAAACATTATTCCTTGCTTGCCTAGTCCACAACATCGGCATGCTAGCTATACTTAACGAGGCAGAGACTAACCCATCCGAGTATGCTACCGATGCATTTCTTAATGAAACTGCCAATCGACTTTCCCCTATCTTAGGTGGTCAGATCTTAAAACAATGGGAATTTGAACAACCTGTTATTTATGCGGTTGAACATTGGCGACGCCGTGAAACGGATGAATCTAAGAAACGTATAGACTACGTAGACTACCTGCGTCTAGGTGCGGCGCTTAATGGCTACTACGGTGAGAAGCAAGATAGGATGATCAGACACTGTAAATCTAAAGGTATGTTTAAACATCCTGATCTACTAGAGTGTGAACGTTACCATGAAATATCTCAAGCAGTACTTGCTAGCTTTATCTAAACGGCATAAGCTAACCACCTAGCCGTGAGGCCGGGTGGTTAGGCTTTTATGCGGCACTGTCGCCTTTGGGTAAATCCCACCATGCACTGTCGCCAGCACCTGGCTCACTGTTAACACCACCACCTACTGAACGTCTGGATAGGTCAGCTCCATGAATATCATCTGGAATATCACCTACTGACTCAAAGCGATACACGCAGAAGAGATCCTTATCTGGTGTAATCTTACCTGACTTACGGTGTTTACCACGCATCATGGTAAGGTAGCTATGTCCATCTCCAGGTTTCTCGATGTGGATGGTTATTTCTAAATCAGGCTCTTGGTCAATACCTTTAGCAGAATCGTAGTAACCTTTGTTAGCCACTTCCTTAACAAAGTCGCTATTACCCATACGTACTAACTGTTTAGCATCTGAACTTAACTGGTGGGCTGTTAAGAACGTAATCGCTTTAGGGTTACAATAGTTACGTACACGTCTAAACAACTCACGAATACGAAATGCTTCATTAGTACCTGAGTTACAACCTTGCTTACTCATCATGTTCAAGTAGTCAACGGAAACAAGGTGGATCTCGTAGCCTTCAGCCTGGTATCTGTCTAGTAGCTCAAACAAATCACGATAAGTAAAGTCCGTTGGGTCGAAACGCAAGAACTTAAAGTGATACCCGTTCCTACCTAAACGTTCTTTAAGGTAAGCCGCTGCTTCTTGTATGTTAACGTTAGAAACATCACACTCTTCCTTCGTCTCATTCTCTTTAAGGTTCTTATAAAGGATAAGAATGTTATCTTCAATCTTATTCTCTAAAGAGATATAGATAATGAGAGGTTTCTTCTTAGGGTCTAACATGTATGGTTTGTTATAAAGCGCAACATGCTTAGGGATGTTCATTAGCATCCCTGATTTAAAGTTGTGCTGTAGTGCCCCTATTAGAATGAAGTCACCACGTCTAATCCCACCATGGTCACCTGTCATTCGATTCACACCTTGCCAACCTAAGCGCATGATGCCTTCTGTAGAGTTTGACTCATTACCATCTTTCATGACCTTTTCAAGATCATCGATGTTATCAATGTCTAATTCAGTGACCAAGCCTTGTGCATTTTCAATCATATTACTGGTATAGGGCTCTAGCTTCTCAACAAGGTCGGCGGTAAAACTAGTCCAGTTAACTGACTCTTCATTAAAGTGTACATCCTGCGATGCTTGTTTAATGATGTTCTTAATAGTGTTTCTTGATAAAAACTGACGAAGGGTACGGATGTGGTCGTAGCAGATTTGTTGTATACGTTCTTCGCTCTCTACCTCTACCATGCCAAGTTCAACTGCTTTGAATAACGACTCATCATCAATGATGTTTACACGAAGTCGTTGTATGATAGTATCTCGGTCATGTTTATACCCTGACGGTTCTTCTAGCATATATAGAAGTGTATCTCTAAGGGCAATGAGTGTGTCTTTTGACGATCCTGATACCGCACTGTTGAAGGTTGGTTTAAGTGCCTCTATTACATCTTTGATAATCGATTCAGATTGACCGCTATTATCCTCTAATTGACCCTCGCGATACAGCAGCATAATTGCTTTTACGAGTAAGAGTTTTGAGTCCATGAGGTTTCCTATTGTATAGATGAATCACACGCAACTACCGTTTAAAGGCCCTTTATGAATTATGTCATTATACCCCATTGGCTAAAGCAAACTTTAGCGCGTCTGGGCGAGCCTCTCACCAGTGTGCTGGATATTGAGAAATTGTCGTCTATACTATCACCCGAAGATGTTCAGTTCTACCAAGCTTGTTGTTATAACACGCTTATGAAGCTAGGTTCTAATGATATCGTTTGGCTTAACGCATTAGCAGCAAGTTTTCCTCATGCTACTATTAAAGGGTTGCCAGATGTTCCAGAAGACGGCGCACGCATTAAACTTATGCAGCACCAGGATACCGCTAGTCAGGCGCAACTTTTAGTCTTCGGGCAAACATTAGGAAGCGCCATTGAGTCTATCTCTATGAAACCCTGCCTAATCGGCACGGATACTATAGGCTTATGCGTCGAGCCTAGTGAAGAACCTGTAGTGGTTGTAGATTTATATGAGGAACTGTTCAACATTCTTCAGATACGCTATAGTCATGGCGACATACTAAAGACGCCACTGTATACCAGCTACGTTGCGATGCAGCTGCGTCACGCAGCGTAGTCATCCGCATTTTTAACCTGTAGAAGCAAACTCGTGTCACACACTGTATGAGACACACGCTTCTTAATAATCCACGTTAATGAAAGGAAAGGTACGATAATGTCCCTATTAAGCATCAAGAAAAAGGCAACTGGTTTAGGTGCCGCTCAAACAAGCATCTCCGCGCTTCTGCAGGGTCAAGGTGCTGATCTGTCTAACCACACCATCGCGAACAATCTTGTGGCATTGGAGTCTTTGGACGACAACGCACGTACGGATCTTGAAGCGTCTTTTGAACACGGTTCACAAGAGCTTAACACTGTACTGAAAGATACGCTTGGTGAAGATTTCCGTGTAAACGAAATCGGTCTTGAAGCAGCTGCAATTGCTCTACTTGCTAGCGGTAACCCTGCGGTTTACGCTCAGAAAGCAATGCGTGTTTCTACAGAAAGCAACGCAGAACTTCCAGCATTTGGTTCAGCGGGTTCAATGGACTTCCGCCTAACGCCTTCTAACGAAGCGTTCGATGAAACTGAACTTCGTAAGTTTGCTCCACACTCAATTGTATTCAACGCCCTTGCTGCGGTACAAGACCCGTTTGCTGAAGCATTCTTCCCAACTTACGTAATGTCTCCTGACAACGCAGGTGCTGAAGTATCTGTACAGCGTACCATGGTTTTCAATGAAGTTACTCGTTCTGCTACTGGCAGCATCACTAACTTCGGTAAAGTTAACCTAGTAGAAGCGGTTCAAGATGCAACTATTCTTGAGAACCAAACTACTGCACTTGTTCCAGTTTACCTGGCTGACGACAGCCGCGCTGACTTCTTCGTAGACACAGACGTACTAGCACCTGTTGACACTAAAGTTGACGGTGACGAGTTCAAGACTTCTGCACTTCGCGTAGACACGCAAATGGATCTGGTTTCTCTTGCAACTGGTCCTAACCGTATCAATGCACAGATCGACAGCACTGATTCTATCGACGGTCGTGTTGAACTTAAGACTGTTTACGTTCTTGTTCGCGATGCCGCTAACCAAGCCGATTCATCTACTGGTGAATCTGACGTTCTTGAGATCCAGGTTAAAGGTCTTCCACGTACTACTTTCCAGCCTGCTGCTGAAGGTGATAGCCGTGAAATGACACTAACGTTCTCTAACAACGCGGTATTGCTTGCTAACGACACTAAAGGTGTTGATGGTTCTGCTGCTGCTGCACTTAGCGGTCTTGGTGACAACGTTGCGTCTGTTGACCTTAAGCTTAACGGTACAATTAACGTTGAAACTGGTGCACTTGAAATCAATGCATCACCTGTTCGCGTTAACGGTCTACACGACGCTAGCGGTACACCTATCTCTACTAGCACTGGTGCTGGTAAGACTGCTATCGACAGCTTCTCTATGGAAGTTATCGGTTACAAATTGGACGCGCGTCTAACTAACGCTAACCGCCGTACTCGTGGTATCTTGATCGATCGCACTGAAGTTAAAGAGCGTTACACTGTACCACTAGGTGCACCTATCTCTGCACCTCAGCCTGTTCACGGTGCTAGCGACAGCGCTTCTGATCTACGTGCTCTTATTACAACTGCACGTACACGTACTTCAAACAACGCGGTAACTACTCTACTTAACTATGTAGATAGCCTTCGTTCAACTGTTGCACGTGCAAGCGCAACTGGTGCTGCTCCACAAGTACAAGGTATCGGTCGTCTTCTAGTGAAGCCTTACTTCCAAGAAGAAACTATCGATGCTAAAGCAGTGATCAACTCTACCAAGTCTCATGAGAAAGCAGCTGACTTCTCTGCGGTACTAGTAGACGCCATTCGTCAAATAGCTTATAAGATGATGGATCGTTCTAACTACGCAGCAGCGCTAGAAATGGAAACTGGTGGTACTAGCGTTAAGCCTAAGTTGATCATCGGTACAGATAACGTTATCGCTCAGCACATCATGGTTTCTGGTGATGAACGCACTGCAAGCATCGGTATGGACTTTGAAGTTGTATCTTCACCTGATTCTCGTATGAATGGTAAGATCGTTCTTGGTTTCGGTCGCGGTGCAAGCGGTAAGCCTGATGCACTTGGTTTTGGTACTCACTTCTACATGCCTGAGCTTACTAGCACAGCGCAAGTTTCACGTGACAATGCTACAACTAAAGAAACTCAGGTTCAACCACGTGACCTACACGTTCCACACCTACCAGTATTGGGTGTGATCAACGTGTCTAACATCGACGCAGTCTTCACTGACTACATCGGTGGTGTACCAACACGTAGCTAAGCCTACTTCGGGGAGGGTTTCCTCCCCAACGCTTCATTAACAATCTGGTTAAAATGCGCTTGCGTATTACAAAACAAAAAAAGACAATGCCGGTTTAATTACCGTTTTAAATATCACTTAGTGTGGTTAAGTAACACCTGGGGACTTAAGGTTCCTGGGTGTTATGCCGTCTATGCCGTCTCGACGATACTTCAGACCTACATTACTAGAGTGGTCTTTGCGCTAAGACCATTAATAGGGTTAAGTTTAGAGAATACGCCAAATGGACAAATCTAGGAAAAGGGGGCATTTTACACGTATAAGATCAATGGAAGCGTATAAGGAAAATACGTATAGTCAGCCGCGACATGCAGCACTGCGTGTGACTGAAAGCTATTATAACTATACAGGTAAGGTGCTATATCTCTCTCACCGTAACAACATTATGTTTCCTCTAACACTAGAGGATAAACACATGAACATCCCATCGGCTCATGTAGGTAAGCTTATTGTCGAGCAAACCTTCTTAGTCGCCTATGACCGTGTGGATGAATTTATCAACCAGCTAATGATTGACGTAGAAGAAGATGTTAACAATCAACACTGCGAACAGCAGCGCGTTATCGAAGCTATTACATCAGGAGACCATATAGAGAAACATAAATCAGGATTGAAGTTTACTATCCGATACATCATTGGTGGTAGGGCGATCTCAGATCACCCTAAAGGACTTTACTTAACTAACCTAGACGTTTGTATTGGGTTAGACGGGAACGACGTTAGACATCCTTACTCTGGTAAGGACGCAACCAGTATCTTCACTCAACATGAGAATGATAGAAAAGCATTACTACGAAGTAACTTTACAATCACGCTGATAGATAATGCCAAGCGGTTCGATTCACTGTACATCAATATCCAAGGGGATGTGATGGAGATTAAACCTACCATGTCAGAAAGCCTTGAGGACGGCATCTGGATACATCGTAGCTCCCACACATCGCAAGCTGGTGAGATTAACGGTATCTTTGTCAACGGTCCTACCACAAGCCATTACGAAACGTTAGACTGTTTGAATCCAGATAACGTAGATGCACCTATGATTTACTACAACCCCCAAGAGTGTCTTACTTATGGGGATGAAGTTAAATTGTTGGAGAAGAAGTATCAGCTAGAGAAGCAACGGCTAGATAAAGAGGCAGCTGAAGCAGAAGAGCGTGCTAAACGTTTAGAAGAGTCACGTAAAGAACGTGATCATCAAAGGAAGATTGAGGAGTTGGAAAGAAAAGCAAAAGTAGATCGAATGAAGGATGAGCGTAGCGTTGGTGTGGAGATCCTTAAAATAGGCGGCGCATTAGTAACAGGCATCGGTATTGCATTGGCGGCAGTGGCTAAATTCCGAGACTAAGCGTTAAGAATTACAGAGAACACTAACCCTATGGTGATGCTTAAAAAGAAGTGTCATTATGTCCGAATGTAGACATAACTGATCGGAGGATGATCTAATGGATCAATATTTATTTACACACATACACGAGCAACATGTGCCTAAGTTCAATCCCCTTTTGGCGGAAGGATTGGTCGTAGAGCAGATGCGTGGAGTCGAGGAATACATCGACCATGTGTGGAAATGTGCAGCAAGAAGCTTTCCAGAGGGATTTACGTACGATGGAGAGTACAAACGAGCGACACCAGAGCAGCAGTATAACTACATGACGCGCAAGCGTTCATCGCGTGCTGAGTTTAATCTAGCACCTAGTGACTTCTACGCTGTTCAATTTAACTTCAGCTATCAAGGCCAGAAGTTATTCCCACGTCTGTTACAACTTCCGTTTGTTGGACCAGGTGGTTTAATACGTGTAAATGGTTCTAAGTATGTTATCAATCCTGTCATGGTTGATAATCTTTTCTCTGTTGATGATGGTAAACTATTCGTTGCGTTAACACGTGACAAACTTACCTTTGAGAGGGTCACGCACAACCTGGTCATCGATGGTGTAAAAGAAACCTTAAGTATCCCATGGAGTACTATTTACCATTTACGCCAGAAAGATAAAAACTCTAAGATTATCTACATGGGTGGACTCCGCCTAAATATGGTAAGTACCTTAGGTCATTATCTGTTTTGTAAATACGGGGTAACGGAAACCTTCAAACGTTTCTGCGGTATGGATGTAGTGGTGGGTGATCGTAACACGATTAACGAGCAAACCCACCCTAAGTCTGAATGGATGATTGTAGAGAGCTTACATTTACAGCCTATTAGCGTTAAGGGTAAGGGCTACAGACCTACTCAAATACGTGTAGCGTGTAAACGTGATCAACGCAGTCAACTATCAGACAACCTACTTGCAACCTTCTTCTACTTAGCAGATCATTTTACTCAGCGTATTCGTCCGGAGTACATTGACGATACACGTTTATGGCGTGTGTTGATGGGACATGTTATCTTCAAGAGTAAAGTGAATGAAGGAAGGCTCTTAGAGGACATCGACGCTCACCTGGTGAGTCTAGATTACTACATTGATGGATTGGTACAGATGAACCTTGAGAAGGAAGGGGTAGAGTGTAAAGACATTTACGCACTATTTGCTTATATCATCGAAACCATGAATGAGATTATAGTCACAACGGACGTTTCTAACCTATACGGTAAGAAGCTAACAACATTGAGATATATATTACTAGATGTGATAAAGGCTATATTCAATTTCACCTTCAAGCTAAACTCCAATAAAAATAAAACACTAACGAGTAAAGACATCGAGAAACTAATGGATAAGTATCTTAAGTTTGATACCATCCGTAAGATTAACACCGGCCATGGTGAAGTAAGTTCACTATCTACCGCAGGTGATAACCTTATGTTTAAGATGACTAACAAAGTAGTGCCTCAGACCGATGCGACTGGCTCTCGTAACGGTACGAAGACTAAACCATCTAGGTTACTGCATGCCTCGCTAGCAGAAGTATGTAGTTATGGTAATCAGCCTAGTTCCTGCCCAACAGGCCATGGTCAGATTAACCCTTACTTAAATGTAACACCTGATGGTGAGATTATACCTAATCCAGAGTTTGCCGATTTGATTGACTCAGTACAAGCTAAAATTGCACGCACGTAACAATCAGACTGTAAACACACTACCGACAAAAAACAACGAGGTCTCTTATGTACCCCGGTAATTTACCCTTTGATCCTAACGTACCTAATCAGCAGTTCTTTATTCAAGGACTGCCGTATTCAGTACCTGGTCGTAATCCCCCTAACGGATTCCCAATGCAGTTGGGTCCAGATGCATTTAGAATGCTGGACGGCTACCTACGCCATAACTTACAAGAGCAGGCAACACGTAATCCTCTGCGTGTGTTCTTGTATAATCAAATGGCGAACAACATGTATAACAACCAAGCATACGAGGATATGCTTATTTCATCTGGCGGCTTCTTAGAACTTGTAATGAGTTCAGGTAATCAAAACCTAGAAGGTGCTTGTCAGATGGTTGCCCAGAAAATGACAGGGATCTACGCATCGGTTAACGCAATACAGTTCCAACCGTTGCAGCAATTGGTGCAGGATCCAAACATCATCAATTCTGTACAGTCCACACTTGCTGAGTTTGAACAATTGAAGCAGCAGATTATGCAGTTTCAAAATCAACAGCAAGGTGGTGGTCGTCAGTGGGGCAATCAAGGTGGTGGTTTTAACCAAGGTGGTTTTAATCAAGGCGGGGGCTACAATCAAGGTGGTTATGGCTATAACCAGGGCGGTGGCGATCGCTATGCCCCGCGTACAAGTGGATTTAACTCAACGAGTGGGTTCAATAGTCAGTCAAACTATCAGGGTAATAACTATGGCGGTATGAATAACGGTGGTTCATCGATGTTCACTAACCAGCGCACACCTGCTCGTTCGACAGTAGATACTGGTCGTCGTGGTGGATTGCACAACTACGAAGAAGTCGATGTGGGTAAGACGGATAAGAAACCAGCTACCAACACCGTAGAATCTTTTGGGCGTGGTCGCTGGGATACCCCTGAGATTAAACCTGCTGAAGATGTGTCGTTTGACAATGAGTTATCGTCTAAGTACGACGCACCGCTATACTACACTGATCTAGCTGCCGGTATGAGTACATTACCTACTCTACCTGTTAACATTTTACACAACCCTAACACACACGAACGTATTTACTTACCGCACAAAGACGGTTACGTCGTGGAAGTCATTAAAGAAAAAGGTGAATTCATGGATTACGAACAGCACGAATTAGATAAAGCCCTTACTACTCAAAATCTAGGTAAGCCTAGTGGTTCTCCTCAAGGTGACGGATGGGGGAACTACCATTACGTAAACGCCACAGCGACAATCCTATCGGATGAGGCTGAGGAGGATGAGATGGTCCCAGCAGTACAGCTTAACAATCTAATTGATGCGCATTCTGATCAACAAGCCGAGTTCTATTTGCGTCAAGCGTTGATCAGCAAGAACATCAAGATCCCTGAGGACGCTATCTTGGAATTCCAATATCGTCAGTTAAAACCGATTGCTTATCGTGTTGATCGCGAAGGAGCAAATGATCTGGTTGCAGCAGAGACGATGGGTGATTTCATTAAGACTATGAACGGCTTAGATATGCCTGAGCGTTTCTGTGGTCAAATTGCTAATCGCGCTATCAGCATTATCAACGATGCACTTAACTACTCGCTGTCTATTGATTGGACTATAGATGAGTTAGCTGACTTCGATGATCTATTAACTGAAATCGAAAATGAACACGGTGAGCGTACGCGCAAACTGTTTGAAGATAAAGTTAACGATCTACTATCGCTTATCTTCTCTGCTGTCCCTGCAGGTGATGTAAGTAACTATCTACAATCTACCTACGATGCTGAGCGTCTTAAAGACAACATTGTAGAATTGGCAGAAGCTACCGACTTATCGGGCTTTGTAGAAAACATCGAAGACCCAGACATCTTAGATCTAACCAAAGAAGACTACGCTGTGGTATTCCTAGCAGATGTCATCTCTATTACTCAGGTTCCTTGGAGCCTTAAAGAAATGGAGCTTAACATCTCTAAAGAAACACCTATTGCATCGGTCAAACAATCCGTTAACCCAACTGAGTTTAAAGTGTTAAAAGATCTATTCTCTCGCACAGGCGAGTTGAACGTACGTCATTACTTCATCGACACTATCGATGGGTACCGCCTAAAAGTACTGCCAGGCTGGCTAAGTAAAGACTACTACGCATTGGGACTGTGGGGATAATAACCCACACGTCACTACCCCTTTAAAAGGGCGTCTGGTGTTAGGGCCAGACATTTTGGAGAGGGGGTTTTGCCCTCTCCATTTTTTTGTCTTCAATTATAAAAATAAGGAATGTCTCATGTTCTCTAAACCCCGTATGGATGCTGCTCTAGTAGCAGCTATGGCTTCTTCTTTTTCTAATGCTCCAATTACAGCTAAACGATCTAGTTCCGGTAGGGTCAGGTTAGAGGACGAGGCTGCTCGCAATAAACGCATTAAAGGACGTAAGCGTGCTAAAGTAGCAAGACAACAGCGACGTCGTAACCGTAAGTCCGATTAAAGCGCCTGTATCCCATTGTGACGGCATAAAGTAGGGTAGGTGATCCTACCCTACAACTTATGCGTTAAAGTGGTGGTAGATCGTCATCAGCACCCGGTTCTTCACTAGGTGGTGTTTCAGATTCTTCTTCACTTTCTAGGTCTTCAGGGATGTCTGTATTGTCATCTACAGCTTCCTCTGCTTCCTCTTCCTCCCCATTACCTTCAAGCTTAGCTTTAAGCGCTTCTAACTCTTCTTGTAATGATTGGATCATTGCATCTTTCTCTTCTGCTGCTTGTGTATCCTTATCCTGATCAGCATCCAAGTTACTTTGTGCTTTACGCCCTTCCTTACGCATCATCCTTAATAGTTTCTGCATTGGTCCAAGAATGGCTTCAGCGTGGTCTTTATGCACAGTTACAATATCAAAACTATCCACTGAACCATCATTAACCATCCCGTCAAGTTCTGGCATGATGTTATTCTTACGTAACCATTGACGCTGGAAGTAACTACGCAGAGCTGCGATGGTTCCTTCAATACCTTCTTCAAGGTCAGAATCTAACATACCGTCAAACATCTCAGCATCTAAGTAAGCAGGAAGTGCTGCTTCAAGAAGACTGTTAAACTCTTCAAAAGACGCACCCTGATTAGCTAACTTAGCAGTATCTGGTGTAGGTAAGCTAATACGGATAGAATCGATGATTTCAGCAATTAATGATTCCACTGTGTCTATGGTACCATCTTCAGTTACATCGGTCTTACCTTGTTTAAGTTTCTTACTTAATGAAGATTCTTCAATCACATTTACAATCTGTTCCATCAGTACCGATGAATTAGACGTAAACTTACGAATGAAGTCAGATAAGTGATCACACAGCGTGTCCTGATAAATGATAACACGTTTAGCCAGCAATAGGTTAGAACCTACCACGTTAGTAGCAAATTCAACATCTAGCGTAGAGTCTACAATCTCAGGCGCGATGTGCATCGACATGAAGTGACGATTACGTAAGCTTTCCTCTAACCCCGTATCGACATTAACCATATTACGCTGACCATCTTCCACGTTGGTCTTGGTATTAGGATACGCAGGGTGGCCCTCTACGTTAATGTCAACTGACGAGCGCTGCAAGTAACCTGTAATGTCCGATGGATCAATAGTACCTAACGGATAGCTAAGTTGATGATTCTTAGTAAAGTTGTGCATGATCTTCTCCACAGTACTTGCTGGATCTGGATCATCTTCATCTAAAGTAATGTTCAACTTAGTACGGTTGTTAGAGTTCTTGATACCGGCCATGGTGTTTGCAAACATGGTCATAGCGCGCAACGATGCTATAATCTTAGAACCTTCAATCAATGAACGCCCTGTACCGTCGTCGTTGTAATCAAAAGCCACATACGTCAGCAGTTCAGCAGGAATGAATAATACCTGAGTATGCATCTTACTTAATGCGCGACCAAGCATAATACGACCTACTTCGCTAGGGCATGATAATGTAGCATTCTCATTATACACGCCTGCTTCTAAACGTGCGACTAAATCGTTTTCGATTAGAGATGTATAAGAGGCAATGATTTCTGACTCAGTACGATCAGCAATGTTACTACGTTCACCGTACATGCCTTGACGTACTTGCTCTATAAGCTCACTCGTGCCTTCGTTTTCTTTTTTCAAACGTTGCTTTAAATTAGTGAAGTATTTAGAATCTTTAGCACGTGTAACCGGGTTACCATTCTTGTCCAATAGCACATAGTAACCAACATGGTTAGATGGATCAGACGGAACGTGCACCGGAATGACAGATTCACTAGGTAACTTCATCACCAGCGGATGACCTACTGCTTCACGGTTAAGCGCCTCGGAGGTCTGTAGCTGCACGGCAGAGCGCTGGGTGTAGACACGACGACGATACGCCGATTTAAGCACAGTTGGTTTGTCTTCTCCCTGCTTGCCACGCCACGACTCTAACCCAACCTTTACACCCGCAACGCCTCTGTTTTGAAACGTATCCGCCACTGCGTGTTGACGTGCCTTTGTTAACAATGCAGGTACTTTAAGTGCGTTAAAGTTATCTGTCACTGTGGTATAAGGGTTAAAATTATCAAATTTATCAGGCGCGGTATTGGCGCTAAATAAACTCTCTATGCCAATGCTGGTTTTCTTGCCACCACTATTAGGGTTACCTAACAGTCCCAGAGGGCGAACACTGGTAGTATCTTTAGTGAAAAAAGACTTCACGCTTTCTGTAGATACCTGGTCGTTGCTGTTAATTACATCATCTAACGTGTTCTCAGGTATAACAGCAATGGGATAACTACCTGTCTTAAATAACGCGTCTTGCAATATACTACTGAGGCGACGTTTAAGACCAAACTCGGTGATGAAATAATTCTGCACAATCTTTATGACACTAGCCGCTATATCAGCAGCCTCACCAGATACGCTGGAGGTGAAGTTGATGTCTGTAGAGATCATGTCTTTAGGCGAAAGTATTGACGATACTAATACTTGCATCGCCATTTCGGTATCAGGCAGAATTTCAAATATGGCTCTAGCATCGTTAATGTTAGTGGCTATCTCATTAGAAATAGTTTCCATGACATTCATTGAAGGCGCTTTTGTTTTTCTAGGCGGCTCTCCATCTGATTGCGTAGGATTAACTATTTTATCAATGATGCTTTTAGTTTCGGCCGACATCCCTTGATCAGCGTCATGGCGGGGATGGGAGTGTTTGCGAATATGTTCTGTTGCCATTGTGTAATTACCTATAACTGTAATAAAGAGCGAAGTACAATATGTCTGACTCTACCTACGATCTTTATCGACAAAGCTGTATTAATCTAGCCCGTTCGATTATTTTAAAATCCAGCGAAGTCGCATCTGCTATAAATGCAGAACTTAACCTGCTTGGGGTAGAAGTTGATGAAACGGACCCGAGTACATGGAAATATTATTTAAATTTAAGCGGTCAATACCATCCTTTTGACGAACCGATGACGGTAACATCACTTGATACTTTAGAGGTCATAGCATTCACTCGAGAGAGTTTAGAGATACACCGCTCTACGGCGAAAGCGTATACCTTTAATAGCGATGCGTATCTGTCTTTGCTTGCCCGCTATCCTGATCAAGAAACGTTAATCCGTGGTATTGTTAATCCGGTTGATATAGATACGGCTATTGCCGCTTCCGATTGGGATATTCTTTTTTATAACAATGACCTTGTTGAGATTAATGAGGCTGATTTAATTAGCCGTATACAGAATTGGATACATCGCCATATGCTACGGTGGCATATTAACGATTACACGTTAAGTGATGATCTTTATCTAGCAAGCGCCATAGGTGTGATGTTCAGTCACCTACCTAATGCTATTATCAACATACGGTTAGATAACGCTAAGACGTACAAGGCCCATAGTTATCACGTATGGACCTACCTAGCAGGTCATGGTGGTTTGAGTGGTTATCGTGAAAGCCTTAATACCGCGCAGGCTTTGTTCTTATATAGAAACATCCGATACATCTATAAGAACTCAGGGAAGACATCAACGTTTAGACTGTTAATTGAGAATCTATTAACCAAACGTGGTCTACCTTTATACGCCTACGACCTACGTCATCGTACGGACAGTTTACCTGATTCAATACGTCCAGAGATTGACGTTATTCGTTATCCACTTAACGACTCTCTAGTTAGCGCTGATGCAATACAAATCTATACACCCGATGAACTGACTGAATTGGTTCGTAACTTTGCGCCTGATAATGGGCTTAACGCAGAGGAACTCACAGATGAGTGGGTGTTGAAGATGCAGCGCTCAGGCAGAGACCGTGTCTTAACTAAAGTGGTAGAATCAGTAGTAGAGATCAACGATAGCTTTGAAGCTGTTGACATCAACCAACTATTACTTGAACATTGGGTTTATTTATCTAACATCAACGTCTATAGTGGTAACGTAACATTAGTTAACCCGCATAGCGGTAACATACTTCAAATAAGTGCAGCTGATGCATTTATATTGTACATGTATCTGTTTAACCGCACACTAGGCGTAACATTAGATAAAATCCCTACCTTTACTACGTTCTTAACAGTAGAACCAGTAATGCAGGATTGGGATACATTCACCGAAGGACTGAATCCTAAATATGTAGAACCATATCGTGATTTATTCTTAAGTTTACCTACCACGTCTAACATTATCAACGCCGAAGGCTTCTTTGAACATGTTCACGATGTATATACGGTACTTGCCTCTATCTTAACGGCCTCTAATATGGCTAGCAAGATCGAAGAGAAAGCAGAATTACGTATTCTGTTTAATCGATTAACTAAATCTAAGACTATCACGCTTAGCAATATAGAAACTTACGATCAATGGTTATTTGTTAACGATATTGATGTTGAAGAGATTAGCATTACAGATGCACAAGCATTTATGGATATTATTGTAGAGACGTCCACAGGTAGCGATGCATCTACAGATACCACCGCGCAGGCTATACAAAACGCGCTAGTGTCTATTTTGAACCAGCTAACCAGTTACGATATTAACGTCGTATCAACATTGTTAGGTCAGAATTCATTTAATGTAGATACTAGTAGATTCAAGATCTCTGAATTGGATATATCTGGCTCACATAACGACGGTGACTACGATTCTACACTTCGTGTCAAAGACGCATCTCTACATGCAGACATGGGTTCCATCGATATTGAACCAGGCGTGTTAAGGTTAAATGACACAAGCCAATCGTATGCACAGTTCTCCATTAACCAATTAGATACTGCAACACTTCACACCCGTGCTAAGACTTTAGGTTCTATACGCATTGCAAACGTTGAAGTCGCCGTAAAGGAAATAACACATGACTAATGTAACACGTACCATCTACGCCAGTGCGCTTCAATCAGCACAGGTTTTAGGTATTCCCTACGACATCGTAGATAATACCACACTAAATGAAAAGTTTGGTATTCTCGATGGCATCCATCCAACCGGAGGCTATCCGGTAATGCAGTACCTAGCAATCGGACGTGGTGGTCATAGAAACGCCAGTGGCGCAGACGGTGCATCGCTTACGCGTTTAAATACCCACAGAGCATCTGACGCGGCGTTATTTAAACACCTACCCTTTGTATTACGCGAGGTAGATAATGACCTTACCGCAGCACAGCGTGCCCGTTACGGCATGCGTCGCGAAGAAACTATTGACGGTGTTAATTACATCGCCTATTACTTACTGCGCATCGATAACACTAACGTGGATATTGATTACAACCGTGTAACTGTTACTGACGGTGATCAGTCAACTGTTCCATATACGCCGTCTTCAAGCGACTTGAGTCCAACGCCAACTGAAGTATCACCTACGGGTATTAACGTGTCTGATGGTGAGTACCTGACCGCCTCTGCAGGTATCACGCTTAACTTCACTAGCGACATTATCAACGAAATCGTTAATGCTGCTAAAATTATCTATGGTGAAGAAGAGTACGCGACGTTATCTGAGATAGGTTTGGTATCTGGTCAGGACTACACACACAGCGCTACTAACAGCGAAGGTGGTTCATTCACTTACGCTGAAGTTATTGCCGCGCAGGTTAACACGCACATCACCATGCATCAGCAGTTATGGTTGTTAAATAACAGCTTAACGCTTGAGTTTAATCTAGGTGGTACTGAATCATTATCAATCTAAGGTGATGACATGCAAAGTGACCATATAAGAACGTTAAGTACCTTTGCCCACACGCTCGATTATGAGTGTGAAATAGAGACCTGTAAAGGTAAAGTCTCACTTACCAGTATAAGTGAAGCATCACGGGAAAAACTGTATGGTAGCCATGCCTGGCCATGTCACTGCAAGGAATGCGGCGCGCTCTACATCTCTAATGTACCATTACCTTTAGAGATAACCGGTCAAGGAGGAGCTCGACGCTCCTCTTATAGCCTTGAGATCGCTAGGAGAAAGATGCTTGTAATCAAGCTCAATAACAACAGGTTAGGTTAGCTATGTTCGGTGTAAACACTTTTCGCATCATTGGCTTTGATCCTAGCGTTGACAACATGGGTGTAGGTATTTTAGAGGTAGACATTAGAACCTATAAAGTTATCTGCGCCCAGTCTTTTACGCTAAAGGGTAAAGACCATGTTAAGCGATACGCTCATATTGCCAAAATACATGGTGATAGAGTAGCTAAACTACACGGTCACTATAATGCAATTTTGAATATCTTTGATCAGTGGGACCCCCATGCTGTTGCAATCGAGACGCCATTCTTAGGACGTTTCCCTGCAGCTTATGGTGCATTAAAAGAATGCGTGTGTATTGTCAATCAAGCTCTACTTACACATGACTTCTCATTGAAGCTTAATGAGATTGACCCTAAGAGCGTTAAGAACGCACTTGGTGTGTCAGGTTCTAGTAAAGATAAAGATGACATGCAAAAGGCACTTATTGCAAAAGATGATATTAGCTGGGAAAGAGATGTAAACCCTGAGGAACTAGACGAGCACAGTGTTGATGCGGTAGCTGTGGCTTACTGGTTTTATGAATTCCAATTTGGTCCTTATATAAAGAGGTCGTGATGGCAACTTTCTTTTTAGTTACACCCACAAACGTCGGACATGAAACGCTCGGAGATATAGAAAAGATCATTCAAGCTAAAGTCGATCCAATGGCGCAGTTAACACACGTAACTAGGAAGACGGGCGCTATGGGCACGACCCCAATCCTCATGTCTCGAACAAATCCTGACGGTATACCCCTTGAGGATATTATTGATCAGTTAATTGCGGAGATGAATGAAAAGCAAGAATATATCGAAAAAGATAAAAGCCTAGCTGCTCAATCTCTTAAATTAAACAGTCGGCAGATTATTGATTTGCTGATACGTATTAAACGTATTAATAACGAGTCACGTAATCTACTAGAGGCTATTAGTCCTGATCAAGGTCCAGTGGGTAAACCGCGCGTAGGTAATTAAACTAGCCAGGGTACTGTCCCTGGCTTTATGCCGTGTTAACTCTGACGCGGGTAATGAAACCTATAGAGGAGATTCATCATGCAGTGTTATACATATCAAATTGGCAAGGCTGAAGATAACCCAGAGCACGAGCATATACTGCTTATAAATAGCTCTGTTAAAAGCGGCCACCGCTGGCTGGCCCCGACATGGGCATTATTAATGGCTTACAAACAAGGTGAGATTACAGAAGAACAATACACTGAGAAGTTTAAAACACTGATGCGTCTGAGGTATCGACGTTATCGTAATTTATTTGAAGCGATGAGCAAACAAGAACAAGTAGCGTTCGGTTGTTATTGTAAAGACGGTGACTTCTGCCATCGACATCTACTCATTGAGATGTTTGAAAGGATCTGTAACAACTACGGCATTCCCTTTAAATATATTGGAGAATTAAAATGAGTAACTATAATCCAGTTAACGTTGAAGACCTACACGACGATACATTCAACACCGTTGTTAGAGCAGCTGATGATGTTCTAGTTAAATTACGTCACGCACAACTTAAACATGGTCTAACTAGGGGATGGCGCTACCCGCCACCAAATGCTGCAATAGGTGAGGGGCGGTTCTTTAACACTCCTGAAGAATGCGTGGTGGCTTTAAAATCCCATCTAGCGAAGGGTGAGATTACCGACTGCATTGCCTACCTGATGTTTTTGAAAGACTTAGAGGGGGGTGATTTCTCTGAAAGTCTTGTTAAGCAGTTTAAATTAGATAATAAGGAATAGCGACTTGAAAATATCCAACGATGTAAAAGCAATTACCAGAAACCCCATCGCTGGTGTTTTAGATATTGAGACAGGATCTCTTCGTAATAAAACACACATATTCACCATAGGTCTAGTTATTGGTAATCTTGTTACCGGTGAGATTTTGGCAGAGTCGTATTATCGAATAAACGGGGTTGGTCAAGAGGACCGTATAATGGATCATGATACGTTTGAGGTATTCTGGAAAGACAGCTCCCTGGTTTCTCTAGAGGCTCAAAGAGAAATATTCGATGAAACTCTACCACGCATGTCCTTGGCTGAAGCCCTATTAAAAATAAATGATGACATCAATGATTTTAAAAAGAAACATGATGTTAAACAAATCAACATAACGGGTAACGGTAGTGAGTTTGACAACGCTATTATTGTGGAAGCTTATCGAGATTTGGACATTGAACTACCATGGAAGTATGGCGATAACCAATCACTACGCACAATAGTCTGGCTGGGGCGGTTATTGCTAGGAATCGATCCTAAATATGCTATCGAGTTTGAAGGGATATTGCATCACGCGCTGTATGATTGTCGGCATGAATTTAAAACAGCTTCAACTATTGTTAGAGAGTTACTAGCCGCTATTAAGGAGAAAGGCGATGTATGATAACGCTATCGGTATATTGGCTTGTGATGCCAAGTGGGGGATAGGACGTGATAACAGTATCCCGTGGTATTGTCCGGAAGACTTTAAACATTTCAAAGAAACGACGTATAAGCAAATTGTCATTATGGGTCGTAAGACCTTTGAAAGTATAGGGAAGCCATTGCCGGGACGTGTTACTATTGTTCTCACTAGAAACATGCAACTGACTGCACAAGGTGTTATTGTTACCTCAAGTCCTGAAAATGCAATATGGACAGCTAGAGCCCTAGCAGACTCTATCGATACAGGCGGAGAGCGTACTAAGATATTCATCTGCGGTGGGTCTGAGATATATAAGGCCATGCACCGTTGGGTTGATCGTTACATTGTCACGCGCATATCCCATGCTAAAGTATCGCATTTTGATTGTGATGCGTTCTTTGACACCTCTCTTCTTGATAATTACCGTATTGAGAAAATCAGCGAATTAGAGAAATCTAAGAACCCAGGTATTGGGTTTCAGATTCTTCATTTTGTTGATACCGAAAATCCTGATACGGACACGCGCATTACATTGGAGCGTCACTATGCCCGCTAAACAAGTGATCCTAACCCCTATACAGATCGCCTACGATTGTGACGTTTGTGGTAATCCGGTAAAGTCTCTTAGAGATACTACTAATGTTTCAGAATGGTGGGGTGGTGTTGAAAGTAAAAAAGTACCGCATCAGTGTAGTGTATGTGGAAAGACCTACACCTTCAATGTTGATATAACTCAAGTAATATGGTCTTCTGACCCTAACGGATATACCATCGAGCAGATTAACGAATACATCTTACCCAGCAAGGATAAAGATAATGAATAGAGAACAATTAATAAATGCATTAACTGACATGCTTCAAAAGCAACATGAAGTTAATGTGGTGATGAATAAGACGGAAGACTGGACGGCACTTGAACGTTCTTGGTATCGCGCAATGTGGACTGAGGCGTCTGAGATTGTTACTGAATGGGTCGATTGGGAATGGTGGAAGAAAGGCGCGGTAAGTATTAGACAAGCGCAACTTGAAGTCATTGACATCTGGCATTTCTACCTATCGCATCTTCTACAGCGTCGTGATGAAGAAGAATCATTTCAAGACGTTGCTATCGTTCTAACAGATAGTATTTTAAATGAAGGACCGTTTGGAGAACCGCTAACTTTCCCAGAAGGTGTTGAAGAGCTCTGCGTTGATGTTGAGCGTTTTATTAACGATACGATTGAATTTCGTGAACCTGATATCACTTATTTCATGCGTATTATGGAAGATCTAGGACTGAGTTTTGAAGCGTTGTATACTTGGTATATTGGTAAAAATCAACTTAATCATTTTAGGCAGAAAAACGGCGATAAAGAAGGTACTTATAGCCGCAACTGGCGCGTTTCTAGCACTGGTGAATCTACTGCTGATAATGCCATCTTAGAGGCTATTGTTTTAACCGCGATCGAGTTAAACACCCCTAGTGATGTAGTAGCAGACTATATCCGTACTGCCCTGGAAGCAGCATGGGAAGATCACATTACTTATTCAAAGGTGTAATATGTCAGGTAAACTTATTGTTGTAGAAGGAATAGAAGGTGCGGGTAAGACAACGGTAGTGGAAAGACTGGTGAGTTGGCTTCGTGAAGTACATGGTGTAGAAGTTAATGACTATCGTGAACCTGGCGATACTGTCATCGGTGAAGCTGTTCGTACGCTGATTAAACACCCGGATAGTAATATCTCAGTACAGACTCAATCTGAGTTACTGTGGCTATCACGCCGTTGTCTATTAGAAGAGATAATTAAACCATTACTGGCTAAGGGTACGTGGGTTGTTTTAGACCGTTACTGGTTATCTACTATTGTATACCAGCACGACTATTATAACACACGTCCGCTCAATGAGTTGATTGCTGAAATACTTGATGAGTATGCTATTCCTGATTTTCTTATCTATTTAAATGTAGATCCTCATGTGGCGAAGAATCGCTGCATGCATGGTGAAGGCAGGGGCCAAGTAGCCGATAAAAATGACGACCAGCCTATTGAGGTATTTAAACAATGGGCGGGACGTTACAACGCTACTGTGGCAACGTATAATAGCTTAAAACCAGTGAGCGCCTATACGCTAACCATCGATGCGAATCAGTCACCTAAAGATGTTTGCGATGATGTTATCTTTAGTGTAAACGAATTGATCTAGCGTGGCTATCTTTCAATGTACCCGGTGTGGTGTGGCGGAAAACTCCGCACTGGGTATTTACAATCGCCGCCATAGAAACTCACGGTTCTTTAGCAACGTTGAAGACGGCGAGGCGTTGTGCTGTATGTGTGCACCTTCAATGTATAAAAACGGCAACCCTACTAAGTATACGGGTCAGTGGCATGGTTGTTTTGAGCGTCATTATCTACCTAAAGGCTCTTGCTTTACTAATAGGAATGGTAACTTAGAACACACTGAGACAGGACTTATAGGGACGGCGCTTTATAAAGCGCTAGGTAAGTCGACTCCTTACTCGTCTGAAACCGACTAAGTTATACCTCTACATTACTACTATGCAGTACAGACTGTACAACAAGCCCTTTAATAGTATATAAATGGAATCGGTATGGAAATAACATTTAAAATATCAGCAATCAGCAAAGGTCAGGTAGTCGTTGCTAACGAGCACCGCTTATGTGTTAACGATATTCATGAGAATAAAGATTGGATTTCTAAAATTGCCAATCTGACAATTCTGGTAATGCAGAAGAATATTGAATCTTCACTACCTGAAGCCCAGATCCGAAAAGATCTTAACGACTTACGGGATTCGATTAAAGATAACATCGAAGAGCAGCGTTATTTCTGCGAAGAAAACAACACCATGTTGAATCATATCAAACAACAGTATACTGCTGGGTTCACCAGCGCTGTAGTTGAGCTATGGTTTAAAGAAAACTGATTAAATAATAGACTGTTTATAGGAGGGGTCAGAAGACTCTTCTTATGAACAGTGTTATGCTGTATTTATTTTTTTAACACATTAGGTGAGGATAGAGGGATGTCTAATATAGATATTGATAAGTTTAATGCGGTGCAGGATAGCTTGTCTAAAGAAGATGCTAAGGGTGGTAAAACCCGTCCACGCATTACATGGTTGATGGCTATATTGTTTACTGCCTTCTACATCACCTATATGGTATCTATGGTCATGGGTGTAGTAAAGGGGCAGATTGAATTACCTGGATGGGAAGCTATTACCGCGCTTTTAGGTTTACCGGCTTTTGTATTACGTAGTTACTTTAACAACCGTACGCAAGATAAGAAGACCCGCGCTGCTGCTGGGCTGGGAATAAACCCTAATACACCCTCTACATTAGATAAGGTAATTGGAGCACTTGCCGCTAAATATCTAAAGGTAGATATTGATAAATCCACATAAAGGAAAAGACTATGTTACTTGGATATAAAATAGCCGGTTTTAGTATTGTTGCTCTTTTAGGTGTAATTGGATTTATTAGCTACAAACATGTTGTTTTAGAAAGAGACTACGCGTTACAAAGTGCAACGATTGTAGAGTTAGAACAACATAACGCCACTTTAACCAGTGTCAATGAACGACAATTAGAAACAATAGACCAACTCACTACGCTTACCCAAAGACAGGCTGATTTGTTGGTAGAATATGGAGAACAAAACAATGATGCCTTCGCTCGCGCCAACCGTCTGGAAAACACTCTCAACACTCTCAGACAAACCGAAGCCGTTAAAGCTTTGGAAGAACCTTATGCGCGGGGTAACGCTGCTTCTATGCGTGTTGGTGAGCTCCTGCGCACTATCGCCGGAACCTCAGGTCGTGAAGGTGAAAACCATCCCGATACTCCCTAAGACTACCCTACCTGCAGCTGTACCTCGACCTGACATCACTATGCCTGAAGTCATTACATTAACTGCTCAAGATGCAATGTTCTACAAGTATGTCTGCGATGAGTTTAAAGATGCGGGTCAGGAGGATGCGTATACCGTAGAGGAAGTCTATGAGCGCTATCCCGGTATGACTAGAGAAAGTGCGTGTAACTGGGCTATCTATGGTTATACCGTTCAAGGATGGTTCATGTTAGAAAGTCAACTGATACAATTAGGTTTGTACAGTGAGCAGTTGCGAAACAGAATCACTTATCTTGAAAATGTGATTAAAGAACTAGAACGTTCTGCTGATATGCAACAAAAAGCGGTAATGGAGTTAAATGATGAGTAACGAGATTCAACCTGAGAGGAGGCGCTTAGATAACAGGATACACGAGATAGCCTATTTGCTAATGAAACTACGCATAGCGCAAGTTGCGTGTCTAGTGTTCATCTGTTACCTTACTTTTGATTTCCATACATTTTATATGGCTAACTTCGATAACTTTGAACAATGGCAGATGGTGTCAGTGGTAGCTTATATGGGTGGTTTCTTAGGTGCCCTTAAGCTGATGTTTGAAAATATTAAATTAAAGGTCTCCAAGGATGATATATGACTTTTCAACACCTTACCTTTATTAGCATTGGTTTAATTGTTATCTTAAACGCGTATACAGTGTTAGATGGCGAGTATCTATTTAGAGTCAGTCGCTGCAAGCGCTGTCGTTCTTTAGATGCTAGGATCATTACGTGGTATGATCGTTTAGCTATGCTATTAAAGGATTCCAGCACGGCAATAGGTGTCGGGTTATTTTATTTAGCTAGTGGTGTCTTTACGATATGGATGTATGGCTACATCCTAATACTACTTGCTATCAGTGTCGTTAGGGCTTGTGATAGTGAACTTGCTGCTGAGATAAGTATGCATGTCGTATTCAGGCTCTTGGTTAGTCCTTACGCGGCCGTATGGCTTCTACCTTTGCTAGTGTATTTAGATCATTAAACTATAAAGAGGATGCGTAATAGCATCCTCTTATGCCGTCGCAGCTACTTTTAGACCTACATCATTTAAAAGAGATTAACCTATTACTAAAGGAAACTATCATGGACTTCTCATTATTAGATTTCATTTTCTACATTGCCTTTATGTCTATTCTGGTCGCGCTTCTGTATCGCGATGCTATTATCCCTACAGTCATGAACTGGTTTAAACGAAAGTAGGTATCGTCTAGATACCTACCCCGCCCTTTTATAAGAAACATTACATTATTAAATAAGGACAGTTATGTTTATAATTGTTATTAAGCAAGAGTTTAGAAATCAGATTCAAACGCGTTACATCACAACAGATCAGCTAAAGACCACCGCTAATAAAAAGCACCCTTCTATGGTGCAGCTTGAGATAGATGGTAACAATGTTAATATCTTAGATCTTGACGGTGATGTGAACATTAGCATCTACACGGCTACCGGGATGAAGTTAAATGAAATAACCTACACGGATAATACTTCATCTGGACTACCAGAATCAATCCACTTCTCACCGGATGATCCTTATCTAGATAAACCATTTGAAGGTAAAGACCAACCCTTCCCTGAACCGCTTAAATACATAGAGACACTTCAAGAGACATTAAACTCATGTCTGTTAAGTCGTTGGGATGAACCCCATGCATTCTTTAGGGGGTCTTATTCCCTAGATGTACCTATGTTGCGTAAAATAGTTGCTTCAGTATTTATCGAAGGTGTGGATAGAACCAGTCAGCATTTAACTACAGCGAAGTGTCTATTAGCTAACGTGACGAAACTGATTGAGCTACTGCAAGATATAAAAGAAGGAAGGCGAGAAAGTCACTTAATATTAAACGATGGATACTGGATCAACCCCGCCATACATGCTAGGGTTAAATTCCCACCGTGGTTAACTCACAATCTTGGTACGCTTATTAAGTTAGAGCAGGATAAATTATCGGCAATTACTTCTGATAAGTTAAACGGCATTAGTGTATATACGGCTGATATAGAGTTTATCAAACGTGCATCTTTATCTGATAGAGATCGCATCTTCTATGGCGGTATGTGGTTTATTGACAAAACTAGCAATTTTAATGATAACACGTTTAAGTCAATAGTAGACGATCATCAAAAAGCAGTAATGGCTGATAATGATAAAATTCTAACACAGTTAATTGAGTTAGATGAGATTAAAACTAATTTGAAATCTTACATCAACAACAATTAACGGCATAGGTGAGAGGGTTATCCCTCTCACCTCTTTACTCTTCTTTTTTGCTTTGAATATGCGAATAGAGACGAGAACGCCCACTGCAATAATTACCTTGATTTATCCCCGTCAGATAATGACGATTCAACAGATGACCTCCTAGGTCCCTCACATACTGCTCTCCACAGATACGTGCTTGATAATGCTTAGCACCTATACGGTACACGTAATCCTTTTCATTACCAAAATGCTCTACCATGGGAACCTGAGGAAACTCATCGTGCGCCCCGGCAATAGTAAAGAATTCTACATTGTTTAATTCAAATCCGTAGCTCTGTAGTATCTTAGCCACATTAGATAAGATGATAGCACCCTGAGAGTGTCCTATTATTCTAATAGGCTTACCTGATAATACGGGATAGAATAAATGCTGAGCCATAACCCGTGCGATGGGCGTCAGGCTGTCTGTAGCCCTCCCTATAACGCTTTCTACCAAATCACGATACATTCCCTTGCTCGGGTTGTAAAGGCCCATTACAGGGCGATTGAGGAGCTTAGATAGTCCATGGAGATTTACATCGAAAACTTCTTGATTCGTCATGATACCGTTAATGAAATACCAGTGCTCATCATGTTTATTAAAATCCACGATAGGCATGACCTCGCCTTTATAGACAGGCATAGCAAAGAAGCGATCTAAGATCTTTGTTCTACTGTCCCCGGTAACTACAATAGCCAAAGCTAACTTAACCTTACTACGGCGTTCTACCTCTTTAGTGATAGCAGTACCTTCACTGCCGAATTCTGGCACAGGATGACCTACTGGTGAGTTGATATACTTGAGATAGGGTAACTCACTAATAAGCAAGATAGTCTCTTTAATAATGTTTGCAATTAACTTAAACACAATAGCGTCCTTTTGATAACAAATACAACAATACATACGATTGTTTACACCGTGACGGCATAAATGGGACCCTATAAAAGAGCCCCATTTTAATAAAGTGATTACTGTTCAATGTTTGTCAAATAGACTTTGTTATTCTCAACATCAACGAGTAACTCAAATTGACCTTTCCCTGTTAAGCTTACCGACGCATCCTCGGTCGTTGCATCTAGATGGAAAACTGTTCCACCGTCAGATGATACAACATTGACTTCACCAGCCGTGTCCCACACATTGTCAATTTTAACGATCGCGTTTTGTGCGATGTCTTCCATATCTAACGTGATCGTTCCCGTACCTGATCCAATTCTTTTAACAACATGGTAGACTGCAAAACCAGATAGGGTGACGTCGCCGTCTGTGTTAACGACGTTAAATGTACCGTGGGGGTCGATCGCACTAAAGTGAGCTTCTAGGATTCCATCGTAAGACGAACCGATGGTGAACATGTTTCCTTCATCGTCTTTCGAGTAAAGGATCTGATCTTTAACGTTAATGGCAATACCTGCCACATTAATTAATTCAGGTTCAGGTACTGCACCGGGGGTCGTACTGTAAGGAAAACCTATTGGCCCTAAGCGGAATGTTGCCATTGCATACTCCTGGATGTAACATTTGTAGTAAGATTATTTAAATAAATTGCCTTACACCAGGTAAAGCTAATGGGGTGTTTACGAAACATAGTCACAAGATATAGCTCCTATGCCCTATAGAATTACATACCTACATTACCTAAATAGTGTACGATATTAAAAGGTGGTAAATGTGGGAAGAGGTATAGATTTAACGGGACGGGAGTTCGGTAAATTAACCGTAGTAGATCAGGCTCCTAATAAGGAAGGTCAGAGGGGTAATTGGTGGAATTGCTTATGTGATTGTGGTAATGCGAAAGTTGCTTCGGCTAAAAGTCTAAATGCAGGCGATACCCAAAGCTGCGGTTGTCTAAATAAGAACGATCTAATAGGTAAGGTCTATGGGAGGTTAACCGTCAAAGCAGAGGGGGTTGAAAAGAAAGGTGATAAACGCACATGGGTTTGTGAATGTAGTTGTGGATCAACTACTACTGTTACGACGAGTGATTTAGTAACCGGTCATACGCGCAGTTGTGGATGTTTACAGAAGGAGCGGGCGAAAGAAGCGAATAAGACGCACGGCTATTCACGTAGACGCCATCCCCTCTACGCACGTTGGCTAGGTATGAGAAATCGATGCAATAATCCAAATGACGATTATTACGACAACTATGGAGGTAAAGGTGTAAAAGTCTGTAAGCGATGGGACTCATTTACTAACTTCTTAGAAGATATGGGCGAGTGTCCGGAAGGTCATACTCTGGACCGTCGCGACAACGATGGCGACTATACGCCTGAGAATTGTAGATGGGCAAGCTCATCCGAGCAGGCCATGAATAAAAGCACGACGGCTATGGTTGAATACAATGGAGAACTTATAAAAAGGAGAGAGTTAGCCAAACGTTTTGGCATTGATCCGGATAGACTACGTCAACGGCTAGAGATGGGATGGTCTGTTGAAAAAGCATTAACTGTCGAAATACCACCCCAGGTAAAATGGAGAGTGGTTGTTGGAATAAACATAGTAACAAGGACAATATATTTTAGCAACAAGCTATCCAGGTTCGCTAAAGATCATAATCTTAATCTTAATATTCTTCGTAACAATGCCACCCGCAGGGGATTAGCAGAAGGAGAGTGGGCGGTTAAACGTATCGAGGATGATACACCTTGGAATGATTTCAGGGGATGTAGCGGGATACCAGAGGACGTTATCTTAAAGCAAGCTGATGAACCGGATATTATCTTTTCTAACGCGAGAGAGGCTTACAGGTACCTTGAGCGGAGTTCTCTGTTAGATAAGGAGTATACATTAAAAGTATTTGAATAACGGCATAAAACCATGGGGCTTTACAACCCCATGGTCATGCTGACTATGTTTCTTTTTTTGTTTCTAACCTAACTGATCAGAATCTTAAAATGAACGACCATAATCAAGATTAGCTGCTAAGTCAGCTACTAGGCCGTTAGCATGGCTGATTGCTTGTAGACGTGCATCGTTAACTGCTTTAGATGAAGCTACGTTAGTTTCAGATGCAGAGTCAACTGCGCTAGAGATAGCAGACTTGTCTACTTTAAGTGCAAGACCAGCGTCAGCGTATGCTTTAGCGTCAGTCAATGCAAGTAGAATTGCATTTGAAGAAGCAACGTTTGTTGAGCTGTTAGACGTGATTGAATCAGAGATAGACGTTTTGTCTACTTTGGTATCCAAACCATCGTTAAGCTGAGTGATGCTTGCTTTAGTTGCAAGTGAAGACGTAATAGCAGCGATATCGCTGTCGTTGTCTGTCAATGCAGCAGCAAGTTCTTGAAGTGTATCAAGCGCGGCTGGTGGAGCGCCGCCAAGGATGTCAGACTTAACTGCATCAGCGTAAGCAATCGCTGCTGCTTCAGCATCAACCGCACGTTGGTGAGCAGTATACGCAGCCATAGATGATGCGTATTGAGTAGAGTTTTGTTCTACAACTGAGTCGCTGATACCGTAGTTTTCAACGTTACCTAGACCAACGTCAGCTTTAGTTAGGTTAGAAGTGTCTTGTTGCGCTTGAGCAATGTTAGACTCAGCAGTTTCAAGACGTTGACCGATTTTCAACAGGGTGTCTAAGTCAGCAGCTAGTGTGCCACCTTTAAGACCATTGATTTGGCTATCGGTGTAGGTATTAGCTTGAGCGATCGCGTTAGCTTGTGCAGCGGCGATGTCAGCTGTGTAGTCACGACCTAGCGTGATTACATTACCTTCGTGGTCTTTAGTGAAGATCTTGCGATCTACTAAGTTAAGTGCAATTGCACCTTCTTCCAAGTCAGCAGCTAGCGGCGCTGCGCCTGAGGTGATTGAACGGTCAAATTGAATCTGACCAAGATCAATGGCTACGTTTTCCGCGCCTGAAGTCGAGTTGACTGTACTCATAGGGTGAAACTCCTAGATGGGATGGGTCCCGGATTAAAAATACGATAACAATCGTGTCATAGTATCTTAGTAAATGGAGGGGTAGATTTTAACACCTACCCCGAAAAGTTAGCGCTTAAGCACTTACACCAAAGAATGCAGCACGTGCATCCCACGCAGTGAAATAGAAGGTTTCCCATTCTTCTTTCGTTGCAAGGACTACTGTGTTACCATTCTCATTCTTAAATGGAATAGCCTGCCACTCAGCACCTGCCGCTTCGCGTCGTTCAATCAAACGATCGATAGACGTCCAACCGTTTTGATCGTTTTCAGTAACGCTACACACGGTACCGTTGAACTCAAACGCATTCAGCTTACGCCAAGATGTATACTTGGTATCGCCGGTAAAGTAGTCTTTAAACTCACCAGGTTGAGGCATCGCCGTGAAAGGGATGTAGTCCTTTAGTGGTTGTTTGAAATCTTCTTGCTCAGACGTTAACGTGTCGTTATACGCTGACGCTTCTTTGTTGTACGCTTCAATCTCAGCGTTCTTTCTGTCAGTGGCGAGAACTTGGTTAACCCACGTTTCTTTCAAGAACTCTTTAAACTGATTAAAAGCAGCTTCAAGGCGAGATGGTGCTACGTTGTTAGCCATTAGACGATACAAGTAATTGATATCGTACGTTAAATGACTTAAGTCGTAAGTAGCTTCTGTAACAACACCTTCGTCGTCGGTTGATTCAGGTGTTATGATCCATTGACTCAGATCAGGTTTAGTAGGACGCGACATTAGCGTTTCTCCTTAGGTAAGAATCCTAGCGGTCTATGTGTGCGAGACAGACCACGGGCGACTCGATAGTCGTTTAAGTTAGTCATGAAAGTGATGTATGGATAATACTGCATGGCGTTATCATCACCTACATCGTTGGTCGGATCTACTTGGAATGTTGAATGTAAAATGCCAACATTATTATACACTGACCCATCTTCGTAGTTGACACTATAGCCATCAAAATCCGTAGGGTTCCAAGTAGGAACCGGCGCGCCTCGAGTAACAAACACAATACCATTCATAACTGGGTTAGGGCAGTTCTTAAGTATAAAACGATCGTTAATACCAAGACCGTGGGTAACTGATGTGGATAGATCAATTTCGGTAATCGATTTTGGATCGTCATCATACTTTAACTCGCGGAAAGTCAAGCTACCATAGGCTATGCCTTCAACCAAATCCTCACTTAGAAATGGTAAGAATTTAACACAATCACCAAACGTCTTCATCGTGACGTTACTATGACGTATTACATCGTTAGACCAAGATGTTTCAAAGGCAGAACCTTCATCTTTGTTATACGTCATGATAGCTCGCTCTAGCGCGTGTTTGCTATATATAACCGTACTGTTGTAAGGTCCGATCTTACCGATAAGTGTAGGTATCAACGTGCTTTTCTCATCGGCACGTAGTACGAACACATGACCCAAATCAGCACTGGCCAATACACGACGCTCTGCAAAAGACATAGGCTCCATTACGCTGGACCCGTAAGTATACTCCATCAACATAACGGTAGACGCAGGCATGATAACCGAACCTGCATTATCGTTTGCATTAAAGCTAGCAGTATACGTGTTGTTATTAACCCAAGAGTCACCTAAATCCTGAGAGGTTGATAAGTGATTGTTTCTCTTAATAACACGGCGAGTAAGCGGCTGTGTTTTATATGTGTCATCGGGGATTACCGGCGACCATATTAAACCCGGCACGTAATCTACACCATAGCGATCTACCATATCCACAAGATTTGCTGGATTAGCAAACACTTCAGTAACCGGTAACTGCTCTAATGAATAAGGCGTCTGTATAGGCATCATGATAATTAAATCATCGCCTACATCCCAACCTTCATAGACCCGAGTTCCCTTTTCTGAAAATACTGATCTAGAACTGTTAGTAAACGCACTACCTTCAAATAGAGTAGGACTTACATAAGACGGCAGGTAATAATAATAATCATCACGATCATCGCGGTTGATCTTAACAGCCGGTACGTATTGATTTTTATTTACGTTATAAACCCAACACCCACCTTGTTTGACCGTCTGACCATCTTCCTTGGTAATCTTGCCTGCGGGAGGTGCTGTGAACTCCCCTTCAACGATATCGCTACTAGTAAGCGTGGTTCTGACAAATGCTAGTCCTTTAATGCGTTCCCATCCACGATGACGACCACCCATGACATCAATGCCAAACGCATTAGCGTCTACATCAACACCATGTGCTGAGATACGTAGATCTTGCATTTGCCAATCGTAAACACCGTCGTAGGTATATTGCTGGGGGTGACCACTTGCGCCGTATTGAATGTTACCGCCGTATTTACTACGTATTCTTGAACCGCCAGACTCAAAACCTAAAAAGCAATCAGCAACGCTAGTTGCTAGTTTAGCCGTGGCCGTTGAATCCCATGTAGAACCGCCGCTATTAGTCTGTGCATGAAGCAGCGTTCCCATAGCGTTATAGAACGGATGATAAGCACCTTGGTTCATTCTTGTAACGCGAGCAATGCCCATCCAATAAATAGAACCTATCGCACGATTACTAGTATGTTCTGGGTTAGTGATTGCTATTCCGCCATCCACACCAGGTACTCGATCGTTAGCATTAATCTGAAAGAAATAACGACCGCTGTTGTAATCTAGTGGCTGGGGGTTAGAACCTTGCGCGGTAAGTCGAATTGGCACTTTCGTGCCACGGTTACGAATGATATTATTTGCATAATCATCAAAACCGCTATTATAACGCCAGTCGTCTCCGACCGAAGATATAGATCTAAATCGATACTGCCATTGGAATACGCGATCGCCATCACGATATATGTTGTTATTAGGATTGTTCAAGAACGAATCTTTCTCTTCCTCGGACATCAATGCCCAAGTATAACCACGCCCCCATGTAACCGTATCCCACGTACCAAATGCACTATAGCTCTGTGGCATTACCCCGTCGGTATAGTTTTTAGATCCGGTGCTATTACCGTCGTACTGAACATTGCCTAACGGATAGACCGCAGGTACCTGTTCGCCCTCATCGCCTATCTCGACAAGGAAGACCTCCATCCCCACAAGGTCTTCACGCGAGACCATGTCTACGGGTTTAAAATACGTAACGTCGGTTAGCAGCATCCCTGAAGGCGCGTCTAAGACACATATGTAGATATCATTACCAACCACTACGTGATCGCCAACATCATAGTCTTTAGTTGTTGTAGTAGAAGTCTCTACTTCCGCCGTAGGGGCTGGCGGTAACATAATAGTGTTGCGGTTACTAGCCCCCACTAGCGCTTGGGTTATACGCAGACCATCAACATTATAGATAGGGTAACCAGTATCGCTCTCGCCGTGTTGTGTTGAATCACCCGACCCACGTCCCATTCTAAACCCATTAGGCACGCCGCCGTTTATAGTACACCAGATACCTTGATTTACTACAACGTTAGACGCATCTACATAATGCCTGCCTGGTTCAATATAACCAGAACATGCAAACGTACTTCTACGTTGCTCACGCAGAGCTTCAAACTCAGCAATTGTCATACCCCGTCCTGCATCAGGAAGAAGGTTACTTAATTGAGTCATGAACTTTACTCCAAGTTAGGGGCTGGATATCCAGCCCCTTTAGTTTAATTAACGACGGCCGTCTTTCGGAAGGAACCCAAGCGGGTTTCTACTTAGCATGCTACCAGATATGCAACGGCGACCATTTAAATCATCATAGGCCGCTATACCTGTTACTTCAACAGGGCTGTAGAACTCACCATCATCGCCGAATTGACCTATAGGTGCTAATTCAAATATAGTCATAAAGGAACCATTTTCACGGTAAATACGACCATCATCATAGTTAAGCCTATGGTCATCGAATGTGGCATTTGACCACGTCCCTGTAAAATCTCTCATCGCAGATAACACAACACCCTCAATATCTGAATTGCGTGTATTGAGCAAACGATAGCGTTTACCTAACTCGATATTTACAGTTGGGTTTGTTGAAAGATCTATATCGTTAACAGGAATTGTATCAGCTTGGTGGAACAACTTCTTATAATGCACTTGAGAATAAACCATCCCAGTATCGTCATTATACCCTAAGGATATAAGGTACTTGATACCGTGCGAGGCGTCCAAATTGTCTATCTCAGCGTGGGCAATGCGTTGTAACTGACTTGAGTCGTGGTAGAAAACACCACCTAGGTTCTTAAGACCATGGCGTTCAATAGCATAACGCAGGGCGCTAGCACCGTTACCTTCTGGAACATCACCTAATAACGTAGTTGCCATCAAGCCACCTTTATGGTCATCCGACGACGTAGATGCCCATACGCTACTAAATGTACCATTAATATAAGGCAAGCGTGCGTTCAAACCCATCACCCCCGAACGATACACGTACTGAATTAACTGTATCTGATTAAGATACATCTCTCGTACATTTGCGTTGGTAGGAAGTAAGAAGTTATCAATAAACGACGTATCTGCTATCCAGTTATCACCTACATCATTACTAGTAAGTGATTGATCAGCTACTTCGATAGCGCGACGTGTAGCCTTAAAGGATTTAACCGTACCGTCAGGGATTTCAGACATCCAATCCATACCATAGACTACGTTGGTGCCGTGTGTTTGTAGCCAGTTTAAGATATTATCAGGAGAACCTATTACATCGGTGGCGACATGCTCTCTCATAAACACGTTAGCATACTCGTAAGTAATGTAAATTACCGTATCACCCACTTCCCAATTACCTTCTAACGCACCTCTGGCTGAGCCAGTAATGTTACCTGGCGGCATTGCCCTTGGATTTACATCGTTAGAAAGAATATCTAAGTTTTCTGCATCTGCTGAGAAACGTATACAGCCGGTAACTAGATTTTTAGTAACGTTAAATAGATAAGCACCAGAGTGCCTTGCGTCGGGCATTGACGCCAGAGTTACTTGATTTGACGAAACTGCACTAAGCGTACTGCGATGGAAGTACGTCTTTTTAATTGGCTCCCAGCCTGGTGTTAAACCAAACGTCAGATTATAAGCGGCATCTTCAGCACTTAGATTAACACCGTGGGCGCTATTACGCAAGTCATTTACAAGATGCGTGTAAATTACATCATGCATGTAACCCATAGGGTGGCCTGATCTACCCGAGGCGTAGTATCCGGCATATGGGAACGCGCCTTCTGATTGAGCTTCTTCAGTAAATCTAAAACAATCAGCTACGCTTTGAGGTTTGTAGACTTGGCTAAAATGCCACGCGTTATTACCGTCGATATCCAGACGTCTGAAGGTGGTAGTACCCATTGGATTATAAACAGGGTGATAAGCGCCCTGATTATATCTTGTCACTGTCGCAATTGGCAAGTAGTATGCGATGCCTGAATCTGATATATAGTCAGTTACGGCTGAAATACCTTTTCGTGTAGCGCCAACGCCTGAGTCCACCTCAACAGGTCTATCAGCATGGCCATGGGTAAGTAAAATAGCACCATTGTCAGGGCCAACATCTTTAAATTCAGTATAGCGCTTACCTCTAACGCGTAACATTCCGTTAGCACTTGCAGTTCTACCCGTTGAGGTTCTAATTGCTGAATTTGTAAGTATATTGGGTCTAGGTGCCGCCCATGCCTCACCATTACCGCGTGTTACTTTCCAACGGTATTGCCATTGGAAAAACTTGCCGTCTTCTTCGTAGATATTATTACCTTGTTCAGATAACCATATATTACGCTCAGCCGCAGACATAGTACTCCAGCGTCTTCCATAGCCGTAGATTTGTGTCTTATCGTTCCAAGTGTAGGGTTCTGTATCCCACTCACCTAGCTCACTATAGCGATCTGGCATGACTGTAGAATCTAATGTGAAACCATTCCAGTCAGTTTCCTGACATTGAACATTACCATAAGGGTATACGGCATCTACGCTCTCACCTAACTCCACGCAAAATACTTCTACACCTACCAGCGTTTCGTCGGTTACTAGTTCTCTTGTTTCAAAATAAAGATCATTTAACAGCGACGTACCTACGCCCGCACCATCGTGATGGACACACACGTAGATGTCGTTGCCAACTACAACGTGGTCACCGCGCTTGTATGTACGAGTGGTAGTGGTGGATGTTTCAATTTGTGCAACTGGCGCGTCAGGTAACCTAACGACATTCACATCGAATTTAATCCTCTCATATTCCACATGGGCAGAGGTATCACCACCACCGCGAACATGAACATTTATACCATCTATATTTAATATAGGGTAATTGCTATCACTAGTACCACCTGTTTCATCTTGATACGGTGAGCGACCTAAGGTGAGATGGAGAGGCCAGTTTCGAAAAGCGAACATTCCCTCACCCATCACATAGTTACGGGTGTCGTGTTTACCGTATTCAACAATGCCCGAACCCGCAAGGTTACTTCTGGTTTGTTGTCTGTTTGCTTCAAACTGAGCTTTAGACAGCGCCTTGAGCGCTCCTGGAACTCGGTTGGCTAAATTTCCCATGGATAAATACTCCAAAGTTAGCCGGGGTTATAACCCCGGCTATAAGTTTAATTACATTTTGTTACGGCGCTGACGCTTTGGTAAGAAACCTAAAGGCCTAGTGGTTATCATTGTACCAACGCGAATATCGTTTTGGTTTAAATCTTTATCGTAAAACATCCAAGATCTAGGTTCAATGGTACCGCTATCTGCGTTGGCTAGCGCATCAAGACGCGCGCCGCTCCAGATATTACCGGCGGCAGTATAGATCCTACCGTCATCAGTGTCGAGTGAATATCCTTCAAAAGCACCTGGTGACCATGTTGCCGTATAGGTAGACAATGCTACTAAATAACGATTGTCAAAATTAGTCAGACCGGTACCTACTAGTTTAAAGCGTTCGCCTGCGACTAAGGATACCTCTACAGCACTACTAACGTCTATGGTACGATAGTCGCGCGTGCTCTCAGTTGCCCTTACTTCTTTAAACATCACCTGACCGTTAACAATACCTCTAGGCTCGCTAATGGAAAAGAAAGGTACAAATTTAACACCATCGTCTAGAAAAGTATAAGGTATATTGGTGTGTGCGATTTCAGAATACGACGACGTAGCAACGGAGTCAAAATCAAGACTATTGTACTGCATGCCTGCTTTTTGGATCTGCAGTGCTATAGCTTCGTTGTATGCAAGATTAACTGGAACCTTACCTATTAGATTGTAAGCTAGCGTCCCGCCTTCACCACTAGCATTATTGTCAGTAATCCACGCTGATCCAAACTCACCATCTAACAAACGATAACCGAAGTTATATGGTGTTAAAGCCACGGACGGGGTGTTATAAGTAAACATAACAAACGCTGTTTCATCCTCGATCAGACTTGCAGCATTGCCATTAAACTCAAAATCATTGTTATAGTCCGTTTTAACTGAGATTCTATCCGAGTATTTAATGTAAGCGTTATAAGCGTTTTCAACTTTACGACGCGCCTTGACAACTACACCTGCGCCTGGATTAGAGCCAAGTTCAGCCGGTGTCCATAGAGCGTTAACCATACGGTCAACACCATATTCACTGAAAGCCTCTAATAGCCTTTCAGGTGTGGCAATAACGTCGACACACTCCTGTATCCCAGTGTAGTACTTAGTTTCCTTGTAACCTATAAATGTAACAACGTCACCCACCGTCCATGATTTTCTATCACCAGACTTTAATAAAGTTGAAGAATAGAATCGTCCGATGTTTTCAACTTGTATCTCATCTTTTAAAGGTTGGATAAGGATACGACCCGTGCTGTGATGATAGATACTTATAGGCATAAGTTCCTGTTTATCTTTATTGTAAAGATAACCGGCACCCTGATACGCCGCTACAATACCCCATTCATCTAAGATATTATCTTCGACATAATAACTAAAGTCGTCTACAATCTCCTCAATAACAGTGTCCATCACACGTAACACTTTTGCAGGTTCCATCGCAGGCATGTTGTTATAGAGTAGTTTATTAGCAAACTCATCTGGTGTCATGTTAAACCCATGAGCATCCATACGTAGGTCTTCTACCTGCCAACCGTATACAATATCACTACGGTAATCTTGAGGATGACCAGATCTAGCACTTCTTAACAGACCAGAATGTATATAAATACCTTCTGACTGCGCAGTCTCACCAATTTGGAAACATTCAGCGGTACTAGTAGGCTTGAATGTGTTAACATTATCCCAGCGGTTATCACCGTTGATATCTTGACGACGGAACGTCTTTGTACCTGTTGGGTTATATACAGGATGATAACCACCTTGGTTAAGACGTGTAATCTTTGCTAGCGATAGGAAATACCCTATCCCGTTAGCAGAACGAGTACGACTATTGCTACTATTCGCTGTAGCTGCAACGCCTTTATTGACTTCTAATGGAAAACCATTATTTAAAGTAGTTAAGAAATAACTAGCAGTATATCCTGCATCGACGCCAGAAACCGAATCTGGATTTGGTGTTAAGGCAGAACCTTGAAGCGTTGGATAGCGCCCATTGGTCGTACTTTGATCAGAGTTTCGTCTATCACGAATAGCCCATGAGGTGGAGTCCCAAGCTGTAGCTACATGCCACTGGCCGCCGCGTGATTTAAAAACACGAGCACGGTATTGCCATTGGAAATATTTACCGTCTTCAACATAAATGTTGTTTGATGCCTTTTGCGCCCACAGATTACGCTGTTCCGGCGTTAGCGTAGACCACTTAAGACCACGACCAACTGTATCAGTATCGCCTAAAAACATTGCACTGTAGCTTTGAGGCATGGCGTTTGAACTTAGTGAGAACTGACCATCGACGGTGGTAGGGGTGTACTGTACGTTACCGTGCGGGTAAACGGCGTCTACTGCACCATTTCCATCACCGAGTTGCACTAGAAAAACTTCTAACCCGATTAGGTCTTCACGCGATACCACATCATCACGTTCAAATAGATCAGTATCGGACAACACATCGCCTGCAACAGACCCATCAGGATGTATACATACGTAAATGTCGTTGCCAACTACAACGTGGTCACCTTGTGCGTAATCACGCGTTGTTAACGTGGTAGTTTCTATCTGTCCGGTAGGGGCGGCGGGAAGATCGATTTGATTATTCTCTTCATTTACCCAGTTAAGTCCGGCCATTGTAATAACCAAACCGTCAACATGAAAGATAGGATTGCCAGAGTTAGACGTTCCTGTAGAGTCACGGCTATTGCGACCAAATCGAATACCTTGCACAATTGCATTTGATGTCCACATGCCACCAGGGCCGAATACGTCATCAGCAAAGGCCCCGTCGTAATGTCTTCCAGGTTCGATATAGCCCGACGCGGCGTACTTGTCACGGTTAATATCACGTCGTGCGTTAAAGGCAGCAGCCGACAGAGGCGGTTGACTATCGGGGAGCCGATTGGCTAAGTTAGTCATGAGTAGATACTCCTAATTAATAAAACGTTAGACATATTGAACTTTAACAGTCCATAGGTCAGATTGTGCTTTTGTTAGAATGGCCATGAACGTCTGCTCATTAATGCGTAGGTCGGTGGCGCTACGTGCTCCGTCTATTAGCCAATCGCCTGCGTTCAATGCGATAGTTATCTCACCAGCACTGTCTGCTAAACGGGCAATTTCAAACTGGTCACCAACAGCATACATAGAGGCATCTATCGTGTAGGTAACGTTAGCTGCCGCTGCATAATCCATGCGAGTCATGATACGTGGAGTGTTAAGTGTGCGAGAACCTGAATTGTAGTAATACAGAGGTTTTAAGTTCTCATTAGGTACATTACTTAAACCCACATCAGCCTTGGTAGTCCCATGGGGATTCCTTGCTTGAAAGTGAGCAGCCAATATGGCATCGTAGTTCTGACCTAGCTTAACAATGTTACCATCGTTGTCCTTGGTATAAAGAATTAAATCCTTTAAATTAGCCGCCAATTCACCCTCGTCCAACAACGGTGCGGTTGGCACTGCGTTGGGGGTAATCGAGCGACGTATTTTCAATGGATTCAAAGTCGTGCCACCGGGGGTGGTTACTGAGCCCATATTAACGTCTCCTTATATTCCCGATGGGATTTCAATTTGGGTTGCCGGTGCGAAGATAGCTTCCAAGTCTGCCTCGCTATACAACCCTAGTGATTCAATAACCGGACGTAGACGAGGGTCGTTTAGATCAATAAACTCTCGCGTTCGGATGTTGGTTAGATACTTATAAAGCGTCATGTCTGGCGGTGTGGCGCGTGTTCCTTCCTGCGCCATAGCGTAAATAGTCTCTAATTTATCATCTATGTCTAGACGATCTAAGAGAGAGGCAACCGATATAATGTACGTATCGGACTCCACTGCTTCCAAACTTTCTTCTCGATAAACAACAACCTTGGCCGTGGTATCAGAAAACGTGTGTCTTAAATGATCACCGTCGGCTGGCTGTTCACCAGGTCGACTTAGGTTTTCAGTCGACACTATTGTTTTAACACCACTCACATCTCGTCTCCTAAAAGATAATCGCAGCTTAGTGTTTGACTTGACCCCCAACTGTATAAGTTAGCGTATTCAATCTTAAGCTGTGTTTCAAAGTGAATACCGCCTTTGAAAAAGTTTTGTCGGTATTCATCTGTAATAGCTTCCCTTCCTTTATAAAAGAAAAAACCATTAGCTGAATCCTGACCTGAACCCCGCATCCAATAACCCCAGAGTAGATGTCGATAGCTCCAGCTGTTAGTATAAGTAACACTCTGCTCACCATCAACGGTGATGCGTATACGCATGGGTTGGTTCATTCCGTGCAGCGCACTTAAAATCCCCTTCCCATCAAGCTGTAAGTAGAGTTTAAACTCTCCTGCACCACCTCTATCTGTCCTAAAGCTATCACGTGATAATGTGGCGTTATGTTCCGTATCTGGTGTTAGTGTACGGTATTGCTCCTGATATGCATTGTCTTCTCGACCAAAGACATTAGTAGCAAAAATCACATCACGTAAACCGAAAGCTGGATAATAAAAACGTTCTATTATCTCTTCGCCGTCGTCGGATACAGGTAGTAGTGTATATAAATCATAAGGCATGTTTGACACCTTTTTATATTAACAACATTAAGACGATAAACTGCCTCTAATGTACACGTACTACTGTAGACTCATAGGATATTTTTTAGAAGCTCTCTGGACGGTCAACGTAGTTGCGCCATTCTGTATTAACTTCTTCGATCTCTTGAAGAAGATTCTTGGTTTCAGTCTCAGCGAGACGTAATTCTTTATCCGTAAGGTCTGGGTTCTTACCCCACAACCATCCTGTTCTGTATGTTTCCCCATTAAGACAAGAAGTTGTCATTCGTGTTACGCAAAGATGGACGTCATCCCAATTTTGCTCATTATCGTCAAGTTCGATATACAATGCATTACGCAGTGGGTTAAGGTATTCAAAATAGTATTTGATACGCTCACCCGATAGCTCTGAGCCATGTAGATGTATTAACGTTACATCATTCTCTATCTCTTTGTAAGACAGGGAGTAACGCGCCACTCCTTTAGCTGAGATTATCTCAAACTCAACAACGTTGATAGCATTTTGATCGATAGAACGATCAATCAACAGACGCAACGCACCCGTGTAATCCCCAGGATAGAAAGCCGCTTCATCTTGAGTGATCAATTTAGTACGACCCACATCAGACGTTTTCTTGGCAAGTTGTTTAAGGATTTGCGTGACAAATGCCTCGTTAGACACGTCTACAGCGTCTTTAACGTTACCAATACTTTCTACCAGTTCACTTAAGCCAACTAGGTCGTACCCGCTGTGCTTGTGGTCTTCTGGTGGATAAGCCGTCTTCTTGTTTTTTATATCATCCCAGTAGACTGTCATGTCAGACACACTTAACGTGGATAATACTTCATGGATAGCTGCTGCTTCTGAGGCATAACGCTCACCTACGGTTTGGTAGCTAAGCATCAATTCGTTAACGGTTAGGTTCTCGTTTAACAACGCAACGCCCGTCACAACTTCATGACCGGTATCCATGGTGGCTTCTTGATACAAGTAAACTAACTTATAATCGTCGCCAGGTACAAGAGGGTTGCCGCCTTTAGGGGTAAGGGTAAAACCTTGCGCGTAGAAAGGGGTATGGGTGGGCACGATGATCTGTTTACTCACCGTGTCTAAGGTGACAATTTCACCTGAGATTGCGTTGGTTGATGCCACCGCTGTAGGATCAAAGGGGTACTTTTGTAATTCAGGTAACATAACCCGCTCCTTAGTGAGATTGCATAAATGGGTAGGGATTTACCCTACCCATCGATGTGTTTATGATCAGTGATTATACCGCACCAGCGATAACAATCCATTTTGATTCCGCCTTCATCCAACGTAACCAAACCCAACCGTAATCTGATGAAATTGTCAATGGGTCATCATCAGCCACATCTTCAATCGGCCCAGCGATATTAATAGCGTTGTTACTGGCGCGACCGTAGCGATCTTTAATGATAATCTCTGAACCATCAAGAATCGCCCCATTAGAAGGAAGTGTACGCGTTAATACGTCATCACGTACATCTGCTAACCAGGTAGACCACGGCGTTAAATCACCATCAGGAGCCATGTCGTTTACCATGGTACGGGCAACGCGGCCTTCCTCGTAAAGGATGTTAAACGCCTGTGCGTCAATAACAGCCTGGTTAACTTCATCGCGGGCATTAGCGGAATCGTGGGCGGCTGTAATAGCAGCTTCGGTTAAACTATATATGTCTGCTTTTTGAATCTCCTGCAACGCCTTAGCATTGTAGAACATATCTTCGGACGTACGTGATCCTGCAGCAAGTTTACTGAGTCGTTCGTACTGACCATTGACCAACTCTCTAACAGTCGGTATTTCATTAGTCGTAGTATCATTATCGGCCATTAGGGGCACCTCAAACAGAAATTAGGAGTGAATAAGATGGTCGTTTTAAATGTGCTTAAATAGCCCGGGATAAAACGAGTTTAAACTTAGCTTGGTCAGGCGACTTTCTATACGATCCAAACCTAAGATTTTCTCAACAAGCGTAGCTTCACCAGTCACATCATTGGCAAAATAGACCACGTAGCCTTGGTTGTAAATCTGTGGTACGGTCGTCCCAATAGTGATCGAACGGATAACCACATGGTGGTTGCTCCACGTATCACCTTTACCTAAATAAATAGTGGGATAGTTATCAACGTCATAGGTGAAAAATGCGTCCAGGACGTGACGGTGACCTTGGTAAGTCGCTTTAGTATCTTCCCAGCTAGCACCTGCTACCGTTTGATAACGGCTACCAACTAAACCTGAAAGGTAATAGATAGTAGGTTCGTCTTCGCTTAATACTGCAACTTCAACAGTAACACGCAATGCATTATTAAGCTTAGGCAGGCGAATAGCCACAGAGCCTACTTGGTTAGCGAAGCTATATCCATTAGCAGGCGCAGGTTTGTGAGACCGGTTAACTACAGCCATTTGACTGAGTCGATCTTCCAAACCTAAGATTTGATCGATAGCATGAGTATGGTTAGCTTTATACTCACCGCTAATAGCCGCTCGAATATCCTCAAGGGCTGCAATGACGTGATTAAGATCCGTCAAATCTTCACCATCCACTACGTGAGCAGATGGGGGGTAGAATTCTGGCAACCCGATGATATCTTCCATTGTGCGGGTGTCCGCAAAGGCCGATAGGGTTCCAATTTCTTCAAGCAGTTCACGGCCTTCTTGGCTATGAGGACCACCCATGACCTGATAGCTTTCAATGGTGAAGTTACCATTAAGAGAACGATCTAGTATGGTTACACTTCCGTAAGCGTCACCACCTAAGTTATCTTCAGGTTTAGTGTACTGATGGGTAAAGATATAATCCTTACCTAGTTTCAAAGGGTCAGCACTATCCTCATGGGTGAGTATAAAACCTTCTTTGTAAAAGGGAGATATGTTCGGAATAATAATGTGGTAATTGTCCCCATTATCCGCCGTTAAGACATGTTCCTCGTCTCGCCTTAGATTAGAAGCAGCCTGACCCGTCGGGTCGTAGTCGTAGAGGTAGCTTTGATCTGACATTCTGACTGACTCCTTTGGTCAATATAGGTAAATATAATTAATAAAATACATGGGGTTCACATAATATTTAACCCCCGTGTAGGTAAACTATGATTAGACCATTAAGATATCTATAAAGGAGACAGGTTGTGTATACCTTATCACGTGCCTTTGTACAGCAGGGTCGGCAATGGGAGTCGGTAGACGTCTCCAATCTGACCTTTGTAGAATTGTTTCAAAGTTATAAAAATGTAATCTTCGTTTTGATCGTCGGTGGCGAAGAACGTGCAGTGCTGTTAAACGACCTAGATAAGTCGCTACGCTATAATAAAACAACAGTAAGCGATTGGTTAGTAGATAACACTAAAACCTTACCATGGCTATCCACAGTTCCAAATATAGACCATCCTAAGTCGGTGTTCTATGCTGACGTCTTTGACCATGAGTTTACGGTCAAACGCTCTGACCATACTAAACACATCGATAGTCCTAACATAGGAAAGATGGGACCTGATGCATTAATCACCCATGAGGGTATTGATTACGTGCAATTAGCCAAACACAGCCTCTTTACTGTTAACGGCTACGTGCATCGTGTCAGTGCTTCCAGTCAAGGTCTATATGTATTGCGTGCTGGTGAAACACTAGAGCGTACAGACAGCAACCATTTTGGTCTGATTAACTTCTCTCAACTTGGTGAGATTCAAACCCACCCCATTAAAGAAGAGCAAGTTAAAGTGGATATCCGTATCCCTGCTCATGAACAAGTGATGGTGACGTTGCCTGATGTGGACTTTAGTACTAAAACAGTTTTACTTTGCATTGGTGGTTATTTGGTTATACTAGATGACACCTATCAAGTAGTGGGTGATCACACGCTGAAGATAAGCTTTAAGCATTATCCACTTATTCGCCGTGTATTGCTATCACGTGAAGACATTCAGTTAGATGATCTCATTAACCCCATTGGTAACATCCAGGTTAAAGACATCCAATCTAGCTCTTTTATTCGTCGCTATTTAAGTCATCCCTTTAGCTTTATCATCACCATTGATAACGATAACATTGCATTAAGGGAAGAGCGCTTACAGGAGACGGGCCTACCTGGTAAGTTTAGATCAGCAGAAATCCCCCAAGGTATCTTGATGGATAACGAAGGACTTATTGCTGAGTATAGTCTGATAGGCTCACCTGATGACTATTTAGTAAGTGCACGGGTCAAAGAAGAGAAACAACTTCTATTAGACACAGTTATGGATTTACCTATAGCTGCAACACCCATGCGGTTTCCTACGTCTAGACGTGATAGACAACCACCACGTTTAGTAAATCTGTATACTGTACTGTAAACGGCATAAGCTAACCACCCGGCCTCACGGCTAGGTGGTTAGGCTTTTATACTGCAAAGCTCACATGCTCATTGTAAACAGACGGTAAAGTTACATTTTGGTCATCTAAGACACATACCTCTGCATTTGTAAATCCTCCACTGAAGCTAGCGAAATGATTAACAAGAAATAACTGAGATGCTTGTCCTGTCTCAACCAACAACTTAATGTATCCCATTAAACGATTACGATGTACTGCATCAAACGTACGACCAGTCTCATCTAGAAGCATGGGGTACTCGTGTAAGTCCATGAAATGCATAACCGTTACCATGAAGGCAAAGTCAATCATCTCCATCTGACCCTCAGACCCCAAGCTGATATCACTAACAGGATGATCATCATCACCCACTAGGAATGGGAACTTATAATCTAATGTTCCTGCCTGGTTAGCGCACGGCATGACTTGTAAACGGTGTCCCCATACCTTACCAATGATGGTATTCATCTGATCTAATAGACACTTAATGAACCCTGTCATTTGGTCTGCAATGATACCCGTTGATGGTGAAAGCATATGTTGAAGATCCTGCCAACCCTGTGTTTCTTTGGTCAGCTGTTCTTGTGATTCTTTTAACTCAGCAATCATTTGCTCAAGGGTATTCTTTTGACCTAGTGTCGTGTTAAGTGTAGAAAGAGTTTGTTGACGCTCTCGCAATACATTGTCTATTACCGATTGACGCTGCGCTTCGATAAGTTGATCCCGTAAAGATTCTAAATCTACCAAAGCATCGCTTACGATTTTCTGGTCTTCAAAGAATCGTTCAAATATCGCTTTACCCTGCTTCAGACGAGTAATCTCACGATCTACGTCAGCAATGTGACCTATAACCACACTGAGACGTCTCTCAAGCTCCTCTATGCGCTTTTCTACCTCTAAACCATCTAAGCCCTTACTTTCATGAAACTTCTTAATAGAGGCGTCGATAAAGGCTATCTCTGAATCAATGATTTGTTCGTCACGATACATCATGACGTAGTCTTTAAAGCTCTCGTAAGTATGGAGAATTTGAAGAGGTGAAGTATCGTAATGCTTATCACGCTTAACTTGACTCCATAATGGATTTGCTCTTGGGTAGCTTTCCATGATGGCCTGTAGGCGATTAAGATCACGAACGTATTGCTGATAGGCGTTAATCTTCTCAACAATGGTTTCATTTTCTCTTTCTTTACTTTCCAAAGCATTAGTTAAGTGTTCTACCTGTATCTTAGATTCCTTTAACTCATTGTCAGAAACACCTGGACGCCATATGTAGTTACACTTAGGACACTCCATTTCCTTGGCTTGCTCCATGTGGTGTATACGGCTCTGTAAGCCATCTATCCGACGTCTTAGACTTAAACGCTCACGGTCCATCTCTTTAACGTAGAGTACTGCTTCCTGATAAGCTGCTTTATCGTACTGCGGTTTCATCTGACTAGGCATATCAACAACCCAATCCCTTAAAGGAACAAAGACAGAATCAACTTCTTTATACAAAGCGGCGGCATCCTGCTTAGGAACCTCCCAGGGGTGATTGTAAGCGATTAAGCTTTTCTTCTTTTCTAACACTTTACGTTTTTCTAGAAGATCATCTAAACTATTAGCCCCTAATTCACTCATTTGACTTAACATGGTCTGTAGGTCATTAAGGGTTTCTGTGTAGTTATCCCTTTTAGCGGTGTGACTTGCGTGGTCAAGTTGAAGTTTAACAATGCGATTATCAAAATCCACAACTGAAGTAAACTTCTCTTTAATCCAAGTTTGTAAGTCGGTCTTTAGAACACGTTTTGCCAAACGCAATACATTGTCACGACGTTGTTGGATATCTTGTTTGACAGACTCTGGACTACGGGTAGAGGTTCGTCTATCTGTCAATAATGCTTCGATGTCTTTATGACATTCGTCTACACGCTCCTGTAAGTTAGTAGACGCTTCTAACGACACTAACCTGGCCTGTTGCTGTGCCACTTTCTCTTTAACGTGTTTAAGCGCACCCTGGTTGTCCCTAGCTGCTATTCTCACCGCGTCGTAGAGACTATATGCATAACTCATGTCAGTGGTACTTAGATTAGCTATCCACTCACGTCGTTTAGCAGGTGCCATTTTAGTAAAGCGCAATTTGCCAGTCAAGACCGCATGTAGAGACGACGTATAGCCCAGCTCACGCTCTACTAGATCTTTCTGTACCAAAGCCGTGCCACCTGGATTTAACTCTACACCGTTTCTTATAAAAGAATGTTTAGCACCACGGCTAATCTCAGAACGTAGGATAAAGTCTTCACCTTTAAATTGAATGTGAAGTTCTTTATACCCACCTTTATCAAAATCACTAGGGTTGGCAGGTAGCGGTGTTAATTCACTTAGTAGACTTGATTTACCTGAACCGTTTGTTCCCAGCAGAAGCTGCATGGGAGTTGAAAAATCGATACAGATATAAGGTATCTCGCTCAATGCAAAACGTCTATACTTACTCAGTATAAGTTTTTGTATCTTCACGCTACGTTTCCTTTTTTCATTATCCATGCGTTATAAAAACCCAGCATGGATTTAAAATCCATCGTTGCAAGTTTAGTTGCATTATCTAAGTGGAACACAACCTGCGACTTCCCGCACTGTACTTTACTTGGATGAATGGTATAAATATTAAAAATGAATCCTGCTTGGGTTAGTAATTCACCCGCTTGGCGACTAGGGAACCATGTACCGAAATCTTTTATTTCCATACCTACCCTAAGCCCATGGTACATCCTAAGACCTTCATCACTAGGCTCAGGCATCGCAGGCATTTGATCTTTATAATAGTTAACTGCCTTAGTTAGGCTAGTGTCGTACACCGATGCAGTAAAAGGACCATACGAGTCACCGTCAATGATTTTCTCACATCGACAAATAATGACATCGTTAGATTGATCCCGCGCTATGGGCTTAAGTGCGTTTGGTTCTTTACGTAGCTTATTTGCTTGTTTGTTCTTTGCTATAAAACGTCTGTGTATCATGCCCATGGTGGCGTTCTCCCTATCTCAAAAGATAGTGTTATTCTGTTTAAATTGACAGTCGGTAATTACTGTTAGTGTCTTAATGTTGTGATTGGTATCTTTAACACGAGGTAAATGATGACCTTACAAACTCGATTACGCGTAATCTCTATTGGCATAGTTGCTGAGAATAAAGAACGCGATAACCCCGAAGTCTTAATAACCCCAATAGAAATACTTCCTTTTCAATTAGGAGAGGTTAAAGAAGACAAAACAACGTTCTTTAGTAAAGGGCTTGATGGTTTTGGTAAAGAATGGTCAGCACAAGTAGATGTAGATAAAACGATCAAAGCCACATGGTTAAGTCTAGAGACTAACCGTGAAACGCCCCCTAACCTTATGCGTGGCGAGCAAGTGTTATTGTGGCAATATGCTGACACTGATAAATACTTCTACACTAGCATGGGGAGAGACGATCCACTGCGACGTTTAGAAACTGTTGTCTATCGTTGGTCGAATGAGCCAGATGTCACTAAAGACATAGAGGCGCTGACTGATGAAAACAGCTATCGCCTTACTATCTCCACGCATGATTCTAAGATTGAGTTAGTTACTAATAAAAACAACGGTGAGCCTTTTGCTTACCAATGTCTATTAGATACTAAGAACGGTAAATTTACCTTTACCGACGATGTTGATAACTATCTATTCCTAGACAGCGCTAATACTCACATCAAAGCCCATAACAAAGACACCACGTTCTTTGAACTTAATAAGAAAGACATCAATGGCTACGCGCCACAAGACATGACCTTTACGGTTGACCGCGATGTCTCTATTACAGTGGGCCGACACATGACCTTTGATATTGGTGGTAACTACAGTACCACGGTAGGGGGTAGTGAAACTGTAGATGTTAAAGGGTCTATCTCTATTAAATCAGGAGGTCCTCTCACTGTTAATAACCCGTCTACTAAATACACCACACCCAATACTGAATTTACAGGTAATGTAAAAATAGGGGGTGCGCTAAATGTAAGTGGTGGTATCACTGGCGAGGGTACCATCAAAGGTAAGAGCGGTGACTTTAAAGACTTTAAAGCCTCCAATCCTATCAATGCTAAAACCGTCTATGCTCCTGATGGCTAACGGCATAACCTACCTCTACCCGTCTAAAGGTAGAGGTAGGGTCTTTATGCGTCCTGCTCATTTAGCCTTGCTTGTTGTTGTACAACAATGGCTTCTAGTGCTAACATCCTTTCTTTATATGCTTGTGCTTTTTCCTCAGCAGCAATACGACGTTGTCTCTCCGTATCTCCTACCGCTCTTTTATTTACACGAACACGTTCAAGTTCCAGATGTTGATCCATGCTAACTGACCCGGTTGTCGATGCAGAGTATTCATTTACTACCGCGTCAACACCTACAGTTGCTAATACTGTTTCTTTTAACAATAACTTAACACCGTCTAACGGTTGACTACTAGGTAACGAACCTAAATCAACTGAAACAATACGACGAGTATAAGGCACTGTGTTTACATTAGGCATGCCTGTAATGTAATTAGCAGGTAACGTAATGCTGGTCCCCGTAGCGCTTGTTAGCGTGACTATCAATATATCATTGTCAACTGCATCATTATACGTGTCAATGGTTAAGCCGTTAGCAATAAATACATCTTGCAATACATCTACACCCTGAGCCAGTAGCGTCGGGATGGTAATAAGACGAGTAACTTGATATTCCACGCCGGTTAAAGCAACAAACGGATTAGCTAGCGTGAAGAGTCCTTTATCATTAACTCTGATCAAGCTGCTCATTATAATACTCCTTGAAACTTTGTTTCTGTACTACTAGATAGTTAACGTCATTATACGAACTGATAAGGAAATCTACCCCATCGCGTGTAATGCGTGAGATGTCGGTATCTAGCTGTGTGAATTCATTGACTGTCTCAGCAGCGGTTAACATTCTATGAAAGAGGATAACCCAATCCTGTGTTTCAGGCGATAGACGATTAAAGTCTGTTTCTTGTGCCGATAGGGCGGTGTAGTCTGGGAACTTTTCTTCAAATTTGAAAATCCCATCACTGTTACCTATTTCACCAACCGCTGTGAAAGCAATGGTTTTATAAGCAGCATGGCTAACGGTCAAGTTAGCATCAACGTGCTCAAGTGGATAGTTAGCTAACGCTGGTAAAGACAATCCCATTGCTTCCTGGTAGTTAACCGATGGCGAATAGGTACCTGCAAGTCCCGTTTGCTCTTCAATGGCCACACGATGCCACATAGGGACGATAATGAACTCTGTCGGCCTAAATAAGGTAGGGAATACATCGTACCATTCTACTGAATCGTAATCGCTATCTTCTAAGATAGATTTTGCAATGGCATCAGCAATGGCATCGGGGTTGTTACCTGCTATACCATATTGAACGACGTACCATGTTAACTTTTTCGTTGTTGACGAGTGTTTATCATTCCACGTCACTTCATATGGCGTTAGTGCGGTATAAGGTGCGTCTTGGGATATCTCATTAGCCATCCCCAACATACGTGGTAGGTCTTCTGTCAACACATCCGATATCTCAGTATAAGGACGATGTAAATCGTTAAGCTCCTCAACTGGTTTAATCGGTATTAGTGCATATTCGTCATATTGACGAATAAACGTACGATTAGAAAACCACAACGTAAAGGTCGTACCGTTTGCTGTCCAGTTAATATAACTGGGATAGTAGTAACCTGCATCAGAGGCTACCATGGCTCCTGATACAAACAAACCAACGGAAATAGACGGATAGTCGTTACCTATGAATTGGTTAAGTACTGCGTTGTTTGACGTAAGTTCACCATTTCTCGCCTTGGTGTCGATATAATCGATTAAGTTTAATAGGACATTGCCTACTTCATTACCTACGTCCATCTGCTCGCCGTTGTCGTCCAATGTAGACATCAACGCAATGCGCAAGTTAGGATAGGTGCTAGAACTGTATTCACGGTTATCTGGTGAATAGGAACGGGCGTGTGATGACATTTCACCAACCGGGGAGAGGGTATTCTTATCATTGTTTATCAAATCATTGATAATGACAAACCCTTTAACTGTACTCATTATAAATCGACTCCAAATTAATCATCGTATTCAACTAAGGTAGGGAGCAACACATTGACACTATTCATTGCTTTTATTAAAGCCCTGCCCCAATTTCTACCGTTTCTACTCACATTATTAAAGGGGGAGAAGGCCAACATGTCCGGACATAAAGATCCCTCTAAGGGTCGAATGCTAATGCTTCTACTGGTTGTATCGCTAGTAGGAACAGGCATCCTGTATTTTGATGCGCGTGGTATTGAACTTGATCTTGCGGGTAAAGAAAAAGAAATAGACGCCCTTAATAAAAAGGTCACGTCATTAAACCAAGAGATAGATCAAATGAAAAGGGACGGAGTACCCAGTCCTTCTCAAAATGCTATATTGCAAAAGCATGCTAACGACGCTATTCAATTTAAAGCAACGATCACTCATTTAGAAACACGCCTTGCTCAATGTAAGGCTAACGCCGCTACGGTCACACCACCTCCTATTGTTCAACCCTCAACGGGAGCCAATAGGCGTAGTATCTTGGATAAACTAAATCAAATAGGGAAAGACTAATGCTTCGTCCTATCATCATTGCAACCACCATATTGTTGGGAAGTTGTGTTAGCTCTAACCAGCCAGAAACCCCACCTCAGAATCATCCACTCGTAGATCCAATAGATCCACCCCCTACGATGGATACCTTTATATGGAACTGGGACGCTGTTGATCAAGAGCATCCTGCTAAGCGCTACCTCAACGCGTTGAAGCGCTACCATGAGCGTCTAGAGCTTTACATCGTGCAGCTAGAGCGTGCATTGGAAGATAAAAGACACGAGGGTCCCTGTAGTCGTTTTATACCTTTTCCTGTTCCAGCTATTAAACCCTTACCGGAGTCCGTAGACTTATCTACGTATAGTAACGAGGAAGAGGCATTTAATGCATTTGGGGAATATACACGTGAGCTTTACAACTATGCTTACAATCTCCGTGAGATTTACTTAGACGATGTTAAGCGTTTTAATCAACAGTGTGAAGTTAAGTAGGGGTTTACAGGCCTGGCTTATTTTTATAGAGACTTAAATTAAAAGTAATAATGGAATGTAACCGATGAGTAAACAAGAACCATCTTTAAGCGCCACGTTTTATAGCGACGGTGGGTGCAGAGGCCATAGCAGCGGTAAAGGTTACGCAGGATGGGGCTACCATGGCGAGATAGGCGACTATGTCTACGACGGTTGGGGTAGTATCAAAGAGTTAACAACTAACAATGTAGCTGAACTAGCGGCTGTAAAAGAAGTTGTTGATATCGCCAATCAAAACGATGTCAATGAACTTCTGGTTATCTCTGACTCACGTTATGTTGTTGACGGCATCAATGACCGTTATGAGAAATGGGAAGCTAACAACTGGTTACGTCACGATGGTGAGCCAGTTAAGAATCGGGATTATTGGGAAGCATTAGCTAACGCCCGAGCGGAATTCACAGGTAAAGGTAATCAGATTACTTTTAAATGGACAAGAGCACACGTCGGTACCAAAGGCAATGAGATTGCTGATAAGAACGCAACTAAAGGCGTTATGTTATCTACCAACGGCCACCATGTCTCTTTTCATGAATGTGTAGAGAAAGCAAAATACGGCAAAGATAAAGTTCCACCGTATAACCGACTCTTTAATCATAACTTCTGGTATTTCAACACTAACACCATTAATCAAACCGAAACTGGTCATCATGTTTATTATTGTGGTAATCATGAGATTATCGGCAAGCCTGAATCTGATGCAGGTCATAGCGTTCTTTATTTAAAAGAACCTGATAGTGTGCTAGAGAAGTTACGTGATCACCAGAACCGTTATGTGGAAGAAGGCGAGCAGTTAATGTTCACTGGACACTTAACCGATATCTTCTCGTCTAAGAATTACGGTGAACTAGTTAACAATGGTACAATTCATACCAGTCGTAAACCTAAGACGCGTAACATTCTTACTTTTAACAAACAACCGCTGACTAGTGAAGTAAGGCCTGTAGGTCGTAGCTTTTACTTGCTTGATGTAATGAGTAACTTAGAAGAACGTTTGAAGAAAGTTATTGATGGTGAACTGCCTGATAAATGGCGTTTGACTGATGTTACTGACAAATTCTATAGCCGTGTAACTAAAGGCAAAGGTAAAACCGAACGTGAAGTCTTTGAGTTTAGTAAAGAGCTTCCTACCGGCATTAAGTCTATTAACCTAGATGTTGAACACGGCGTGGGCCTTACGACAGGATTCACTGAAGTAACATTAACATTCGGCATTGATATCCCATCAAGGAATGCGTTGGCTGCACTATCGAAAGAGATTAAACGCATTAGTATCTTAACTTGGCCAGCATCTAAGACATCCTTTAACTATGGATTCATTTTAGAAACTGAGGACGATATTGGTATTTGGGCCTGCGGCTATTCCAATACGCGTATCATCTAACAGGAGGTGACGTATGTCTGTATCCACCGCATTATGCAAACGCTTCATGCCGGATATGATGAAACGTCTTTTCTACATTACCACATTGTTTACCTTTCTGGTTCGTAGGAGTCATCGAGAAGTTAACTATAGTCGTCTTTATGGTGTCTGTTTAGATTGGACACCTAATGATGAAACGTTTAATTTACCGGCTTTGTTTACTGAGACAATATGGAGAGATACTCCATTAGGCCAAAAGATATCTGAAGAAGTAGTAACGCATAACCAGATATCTATGGATGACATAGAACGCTCAGTACCAGATTGGCTTAAGTACGGCTACAATAGCGACCTCATGCAGGAAGACACGTTGCTGGTGTACCGTGTAGTATTAATGGAGTTAAATGATCCGTCGGTTAGGCGGGTGAGTGATGCGGAATTTGAGAGGTATATTGCAGGGCATTGATGCCCTGCTTTATGCCGTGTGTGTTTAAATCGACAGATGTCTTTCATTATTTGAGATGATCTTTACTAACTATAAGGCCCCATTATGGCAAATCCAAGTGACTTCTTTGTCAGTGTACCAAAAATAAGACCAATGCTAAACGTTGGCAGTCTATTTGACGTCCAGTCAGGTAGTTATCAGGTTGGCGAGCATGGCGAGCATATACTCAACGGCGGCTACCCTCACTTTCTTGGCATCTGTGGTCGTGCCAACACATATAAGACCACTGTCATGAATCACTTCAACTTAAGCGCCACCGAGCGCTATGGTGATGTGTTCAACAAGGCAGGACAACAATCAGTCTGTCTAGTTTACGATAGTGAATCATCGTTAACTCCAGCTCGTATTGAACACTTAGGTAATTTCTATCCTGGATTAAAAGGATGGGATGTAGAAGAGACTGGTGCGGTTCTAGTGACCGATAACAACGGGATGAGTGGTAACCACTACTTCCACCAGATTAAAGAGTTTGCTAAAGCAAAGGTTAAAGATAAGAAAGCTATCCTCACCACACCGTTTATCGGTAAAGACGGAAAGCACCTTACTATGCTAAGACCTACCATGGCAGGGATTGACTCTATCTCCAACATGAACATTGATTCGGTTGATGCGATTTACGATAAGAATCAGATTGGTGATTCTAAAATGAACATGGAGGCAGCTCGCGTAGGTGCCGCTAAGAGTCAAATGGTAATTCAGATACCTAAGCTGGTATCTAGTAGTGGTTTTTACATGACCATGACAGCTCACCTAGGTGATGAAATCTTAGATGACCCATATGCTCCATCTAAGAAGAAACTACAGTTCCTTAAACAGGGTACTAAGCTTAAAAGATGTCCTGAGAATTTCACATTCTTAACTAACATCCTTTACAACTGCATGAGCGCTACACCGCTTCAGAATAAAGCAGATAAGACACCTCTATTTCCTCGTGACAGCGATGACCGCACACCAGGTGATATGGATCTACAATTAATCACTATTCAAGTATTGCGTTCTAAAAGTGGTGCGACTGGTTTACCGTTTGAGATCATTGCCTCACAGCGTGACGGTCTACACATGGGACTTAGTGAATTCCGTTACATCAAAGAGCGTAAGTTTGGCTTAGATGGTAACGACCTTAAATACGCATTGAGTATTTATCCAGATCGCTTGCTACAGCGCACTACCGTGCGTGGTCTGATAGATAATGACCCTAAGCTTAAACGTGCTTTGGAGATTACCTGCGAACTTTGCATGATTAGCCAGCTATGGAAAGGGATGGGTGATATTGTTTTAGAGCCAGAATATCTCTTTAAGGCTATCAACGACCTAGGTGTGAGTTGGGATGTTATTCTTGGCGATACGCGTGGGTACTGGCTACCTAAAGAGCTAGAAGAACATGAAGACAAGTACTTCCTTTCTACAATAGACCTTTGTCTTCTAGCTCGCAAGCAGTACTATCCTTACTGGTGGGACGACTACTGTAAGAGTAAGGGTATGGAAAATACGCTTAAGAAACAATTTGCCTAAGGAGTCGGTATGAAACGTTTTTGGCTATTTGCAGGCACCGGTCAACCTAAAGGCGGGATGGGTGATTTTCAAACAGGCGCTCAACAACCTAAAGCACTTTTAACGTGGTTAGAAAAGAACGCAACTAATGAAACCATACAAGGTATACCTTTTGTTTGGTTTGAAATTGTTGACGTTACCACTAACACGGTTAGAGTACGAGGTCACCGCGCGTTCACTAGCGACTCGGCTATTGAAAAGGGTGTAGACTATTATAACTACGATACGAGCAAAGGACGATGGACCAAGTTGAAGAACAAGCCCTCTTCATAGGGGGTTCACGCGGATTCGTTAGTTATCATCTCTTATGTAGAACCATTGCTTACTTGGTTAAGATAGGTGTCCTCAAAGACACCTTCACCATAGTAAGTGGTGGGGCTAGGGGAGCTGATACGTTAGCTAGGGAATATGCTGAGATTAATGGTCTTAAGTTTATTGAATTTAAGGCACGGTGGGATCTGTATGGGAAATCAGCAGGCTTTAAGCGTAATAAAACAATGGTTGATGTTTCTGATATTTGCCTTTTCTTTTGGGATGGGGTGAGTAAAGGTACTAAGCATGCGTTTGACTATGCCTATAAGCAAAATCCTGACAATACGTTTATTGTACTATACTAGAGGCGACTATGAATACTATATTTGACCTAAGTGAAGAAGGTCGTATTAACGCTATTAATTTCCTTTCTATGTTAGGTGTTAAATTCGACCACGACGACACGTATAAAGTAGTAGAAGAAGCTAACGCCCGCGCTATCCCCGAGCTGTTTGAAAAGGCAGTACGGTGTGAGAGTTACTGCGACTATCTAATTATCAAAGCCATGTTCTTAAGAGCCGGTGCCGGTGAATGGCCATGGCATAGTGGTTATAAGAACCCTGCCAGCGATATCCACGAATGTCCCTATTATGGATGGGAACATGCTGGTTTCATGAAACATATTTTTAAGCCAAGCGAAGTGCAAGTTATCAGCTTGGGTGAATTAATTTCAATTGTGATGCGTGATAAAGGATCTACCCATGCAGTTACGTTACAACCTACTTGATAGAGGGTAGTGATATGGCATTACACGATGAAGTCTATTACTACTTGTCCAGAAAAAACAAAGCTATAGCTGAAGCTTTTCGACAACAATATAATCCTACAGATGCTCATCCGCGAAGCCGTACTCACCTAACACGTCTTAATTGTTTCTGGCACATGCATCTAGGTACTGTTACTAATACAGATACTGTCGAGATAAGAAGCTACCTTAACGATAATGTAAGTCAAGACCAATGGATTATTGACTTTGTTCAATACGTTGTCCCGTTTGTCATAGAACACCAATTATTATTAAATCATCAAATCTACGACGACCTACCGCCGTGGCATGAATAGGAAATTCTGTTATGCGAGCCAAATACTGCCATCACCATGTGCGTATCAAGCAGCAGCTTTTAGATTCTACATGTGATAGAACATACAGAGATGTACTAGAAGACCAATGTCGTATCGCGCTTATGCGATATCTTTTAGGAAAGGGCGACTTAGCCTTTGATCAACTAGGAGCCGAAGAACTGTGTCGCCGTGTTGAAACTATATCAAAACACGAATTAGACGCATTGAGCATCCAGGGTTTCTTCTCAGCCTTTGACAACGGTCACCGCGAAGCCAGCGCGTTATTATGCTGTGCTGTTGCTATTGAAATGGGTGAAGAGGATGTAACGTTCCTTTACGAACTACTAATGGATGAGAAGCAGTGTGTCTTTGCTCAACTACCTGGGGTGGTTAAACGCAGTCAATGGTCTCGTAGTTTAAGTGAGTTTCTTAGCCAAAACATACCGTTACTTAAAGCATCGGTATGAGACCAACTACCGTATCATTAAGAGAAAGACATTATGGCTAATCGTAAAAAAGCAGAAGCATTTATCCTTGAATATATGGATAAGATCTTACCAGGGGGTGAGAATAAAGCCTTATACGAGGAAATGTTTAAGGGAATGAGTGATCGTGCTTTTGCAGCGTTAATGCAGAAGATTAAAGATGGATTTGTACTTCCTATCATCGCACCTAACCTCAACGAAGCTAAGCTAGATACCACACGTAATGTTAAGATTGCTAAAGCGCTTGGGCATAGCTTCTTTGAACGTATTGTACTGACTGATACTGATACGGGCGAAACCTATACGACACCTCATGAGTACATGGTGGTTGACATGCCTGTACGACGTCAGTCTCAGTTGCTAGATAAGAAAATGTCTACACCTGCTAACAATAACGTAGTTGACGAGCTGACAGGTCAAGCAACCGGTATCTCTAAAGGGTCTGCATTATCGTTCCCTGAACTTGGTGTACTTCTATCTATCGGGGTGGATAGCGCTATTGAAGAGTTAATTAAACTTCGTGGTGGGGATGAGGTAGCTTTTAATGAGATGAATCGTCAGATCCTAGAAACAGGTGAAGCAGACATTGAAAGTATCAAAGCCCTAGGTTCTAAAGTAAAATCAACTGAAACATTAAGTGCTATATTGACAGGCATGCATTTAAGGAATAACCTAAATGAATGATAAAGAATTGATGCTAGATGTTATTAGCAGTTTGAACAATATAACGTCTAGTACACTGGCTAACTTAACAAAAAAGAAAAGTCAATCAGCTATTGCTAAGCTTTACGAGATAAACAGTCGTTTTAATTTCACACGTGTCTTTGAGAAAGAAGACGTAAAAAAGATTTGGGACATTATTCGTAATGACAATGAGTCATTGGTCACACTGGAACGAATTATTACGCAGTGGCGTTTAAGTAGCTTTGAGAACGATGATGCGCTTAAGCGTGTTAATGCGTTAATAGCAACCAGCGTTGTCCATGCTAATGCTGCTGGAAGTCTCACTGACGACGCGTATAGAGAACCGGTACCAGACCATGTGGTTATAGAAACGTTATATACCGGTAACTTATGGTTGACGGTATTGTTTCTAATGCAGATGTGTCCTGATATTCTAGCGTTGTTTTCTGAATTAAGTAAGGGATAGGTAATGAGTAACCAGACTGTTTATGTAGAACTTAATACGCTGATGGATACTCGCCTTGCTTGTGTAGAAAGTATCTACGATGCAAATACAGCACAGGAGTTATTAAAAGGCGCGTATGATAAGCGTGTAAGCGATGATTGGTCGGCCATTCTACCTAAGCTGTCTACAAAGGCTATTGAGGATCTTTATACTCACCATGACATTACTATACTAGCCCGTGCAATGATGACTAACATGGTTAGCGTGTTAAAGGACTTCATTGCTGAGGTTAACAAAGGTACGTCAGGCAATCCCTTAGCCGACCCGGTATCCATCCATATCAACACGGCCCCCTATAACCTACCAGAGTCTCACTGTCAGGTTATTGTCAATAGCATTGCTCACCACGTTGGTATTACGGATATAAAGACTATTAACGTCCCTCGCCATATTACCACGCCAGCATTCTTCCAAGGCACTTACAAGACAGTGTTTATGTATGACTTTATACCGTGGTTCACCATGCATCATAACGCCCTACGTAAACAGCATCTATCTGAGATGGTGTGGTATGTCCCTAAGTTAAAGGCATTTGGCGAGGCGGCACAAAACATGGAAGCGTCCCTTGACGAGACAGCCACCATGTTCTTTAAGAAAATGAATGTATGGGACGCAGCCACCATTGCATTAACAGGGTATATGAATCTGCAGTTTCTAGATATAAAAGCATTTAACATGTATACCTAGTCAAACTTCTTCATAAACTCCTCGTAGTTAAGATCGCTAACACCTACGTCTAGCTCACCTTCAACCAATGTTGGTTCAGGTAATGCATTATCAGGCAGGGTGTTAATGACTTTCTCATGTCTCCCTGCTTCAGCTTGAAACGGATTGTTGCCGCCTGTCTTCGCCATAATCTTCGCTGCCATAATCGCAGCAGCGTTGTCTTGCTCGCTTTGTTTGGAATCTTGTTCCATACGCTTCATAGCAAGGGCGGTGGTATCGGCACCGTTAACCAATTCAAGCAACACACGACGATCTCGGTTATTATTAGGCATGCCGTCTTTGGTCATGTCTTCTAGAATCGCCATTCGCGTGCGCTGTGTTAGGGACAGGACCTCATCTTCTGTGCGGTCCTTCATTGTATCAAGTAAAGACATAGAAGCCTCCCTAGGATTCGTATAAATTATTCACCTACATTACATAGGTGAGTTGTAATAACTATAGCAATGAGGTAAATATGAAAGCACCCTCTCGCTGGTATAGGCTTAAACTGTGGCTACGAATAGTCCTATTCAGGACGCAGTTTAAAACCATGCGTAATAGTATGAACGCTAAAGTTCTTGGTGGTTTGGTCTCACTGTACACGTCTCGTGACTTCGCTTTCTACCGTCCTAAAGACGGCAAAGCTATTACGATGATAGTATGGCACCGCAACGCTGAGCAAATGTTAGAGTTCATAAACATTGTTAAAGACGCCGTTGAAAAGAATGCAGAGATACCTGCTGAAGCAATGGCATTAACGAGTAGACGCACCACCTTAACCTTGGACGCCTGGCTGGTAGATGACGAGCAATACGACATCGATATCCAACGGTTTTGGGAAGCATTGAGTGAAGCAGTTACTCCTATCCACGACATTCTAATGGTCATGGAAAAAGAAAATACCGCTCGCTACAGTTATTATTCTCGACGGATGATGCGTTTATTTCAAGACATAGGACAAATGCTGGAGGCACTTGAAAAAGTGATTTTAAACGATTATGTTTGACGACAGATATAGCGTGAATGAAATACTACAAGATTCTAATAAAAAGACACTATCGGCTAGAGGCGCGTTGAGTCGATTGTTTCGAGTAATCTTGGATGATTTTAATATCACCCCAATGGGATGGAACCGCCGTATGGATACGTATCTCAACGATCCAGTCAATGGTCTACCTCGATCTGGTAAGCCTAGACACACGGCACGTGGCAATATTAATAAACAAATGGCATCTGACCCGATGACCATTAAAACGTTTCTTAAGATGATGCGATTCTTAGGTGCGACTCGTATACGCTTTAGCGTAGAACTTACTATTCGCAAGAAGGTAACGCAACACAGTGTTGAACTGCAGTTCTCGGAACATCAAGAACCAGATGAACATGAAAAATAAACAATAAGCTACGCCCTTAAAAAACTATAACGATGCGTCGACCTATCTGCTTGCAGGTAGGCTCGACCATTGTATTCACTTTCTTTTTTTGCATTGAAGGAGACCTTGTATGAGTCTTTTTACTACCGCAACAAAATCGTTACCTAAGGTTGTTGATCTATTCTCCCCCTCTGATAGTTCATCATCTACCCCTAGCTCTAAATCTCTAGTAGATGCTGTGAGCTCTCCTGATAATGTTTCATCTAAATCTATAGACAGTGCAGTTAAGCGTGTTGCTAGCAAAGCACCTGCTGCGCCTACTAGTTCAGGTCTGTCCTCTGCTACGGGTAAGAACATTTCTATTTCTAACTTAAGTGCTACTGCAGTTAAGAACTTACAAGGATTCTTGCAAGAAGATAGCACTGTAGGTCAAAAGACGGTTAAATTACTAGATGGAACTATTGTAAAGGGGATAGCAACGGAGCTTAGCGAGGCAAAAGCGTTTCAAGATATGGTAACTCAGATACACGGTATGTGTAGCGGTACCAGCATTGAAGATAGAACAACGGCGCGAGCTGTCAACGATACGCTGCTTTTAGAGGCCCTATTACTAGGACTAGCAGGTTTAATCGACTGTCTAGCAGAAGTAGTAGGGTTAGACTTCAGTGCAACACGTATTGCCAAGCAGGGCATTGTAGCTGCTAAACGTGGGGATGCGGCTAGTCTTGCTTCTTTATCTAAGTTAGTAGGTTCAGCTAAGCTTAAAGCCAATAACCCTAATCTTGTTAATACTCTGCTAAAGAATTACAGTCTTGCAGGTGATAACAACCCGAATAACCATCAACGCGCCGGAGCGACGTTAGTTGAACAAATTAAGACCATCGACACTAGCTGGATGCGTAGCGACGCCAGCGGAGATAACGTTAAAGATATTAGTTCTTTGCGTGGTATATCTGACGATGCTAAAACGGTATTGTCGACACAAAGTGAAACATCTACGGCTATCATGATTGCCAACGACACGCCTCAGGAAGATCAATCTATACTGATGCGTCGTTTCAATCCCACTAGCCTAGCTAATAGCCTTAACGCATAAAGACCCTACCTCTACCTATCATGGGTAGAGGTAGGTTATGCCGTTATCCACGACCTGTATTACGAGCAACCGCCGCCAGTATTCTACCGGGAACAGTTGCTGAAACATGCTGCGCATAGAACGCAGGAGATGTCCATTTCTCAAACTCTTGTGTAGCTTGAACAAATCGACGCTTCAGCTTCTGAACAGGATAGAACTGCTCGGTTAACCCTAGACCACCTAAGATACCCATATAGTCACTAAAGGATGAATCATCATCAAAGAGACCTGGACTATCATTAAGTGGCATGTGCATGACTGTTGATAGGTCTTTAACAGATATTGTAACATCTATACCCGTAGGTAGATGATCAACTGACCAACCTATATTACCCACACCACGTGTAATAGATACACTGTCGATGATTGATAATCTAGATTGCTGTCGACCTTTAACAAACAGATCACAAAGGAACGGACTGGTATACGACTGCGCACCTGTTGATAACGGTAACGCGCCTGCAAGGATCATAGCCAACGGTACGTAGATGTTAGTAAAGATACTCATCTTGTTACCGTAGGGTGCTCTTAGCTCTAGCGTGTAAGACTCACTGGGTAATTCAGCAACGGAATCCTGCCAGTGTTCCGGGATATCTACAAAGGCACGACCACCTAGAGCAGCTAAACCTGATAAACCTACACCATCAGCAACACCAGCAATAACGTCTTTAGCACCGCCTATAATGCCTTCTATGGCTCCAGAGATAACACCATCGCCGATATTACCATCTAAGGTAGAAAACCTCGCAGAACGCGCTGAGGACGACATACCGTTGATCTTATTGGCAATGTCAGACTCACCAGTTGTGTTAGAGAAAGATTCATTGATAGAGCGATCAGGATTAACCTTAAAACTCACCCAATGTGAACCATCCGATAACTCACTAGAAAGATGTTCAAAAAACCCAGATTCCCAAGAACCAATAGGATCTTGTTTCTCTTTATCCGCATCCGCACCCTGAGCCATGGACGTAGAGTGATAACGCGCCATGTAGTCTTTTAATGAAGAACCTGCTGGAATAGGGCCAATGTCTTGCTCGGTCATACGTCTTGCTGCAGTAGCTAACCCTTCGCTGGTTGTTGCATTTTGAAGCGCAGCCTGCTGTAGGACAATCTGTCGATTACGAATACGTTGAGCACGGTTAGCAATCGCATATATGTCAACACCTCCATCTCCACGAAAAACATCCGGCAATAGCTTATTAAACGCTTCTATCTCTTTAGATGTTAACCCCGCCTCGTAGTTAGGTTCTGCCTTTCCATCCGCGTTAACGGTATAAGAGTCAATATCAGCAGCGCCTATCAAACCCATGTTTACCGCTAAGTTATTAACGATAGTATTAACCGCGCCCCAGTATAGAGGCATCGTAGGTTTGAGGTAGTAGTATTTACTATATGGCTTATCATCTAAAAAACGATAAATACGTCCAGCAACCACAAAAGGAAGTAAGGGGATAGCAAATAGAAATCCAGCTACCTTACCAATGTTGTACAAAACCCCAGTCGATTCGCCTGTACGAGCCAACGTCCCCATTGAACTATCAAAGAAGTTAGTAAAGAACGTTGTTAACGAATTGTACTCCGCTACCCCAAAACGCATATGTAGCGTAATTGAGTTATCGTCTATCGCCTCGCTATAATAGCGCCCCATACCCTTAGAGGGGCTAAATGGTGCTTTTGCTTTTATATCCGCATGGCGAGTAAACTGAGGGGGGTTATTAATTGTGTAGTTACCACCTAATGTGGTATCTGTGTATTTTGTTGACGCCATTGAAAACACGCGACGTTTTTTATCAACATCGTCAATGTCTGACTTGCGTAAAAGGAACGCTTGCCTCAACCATGCTGTATCTTCCAAGACATCTGAAAGTATAGTCATAACGGTTTCCTATGATTAAATTTGTAATTAAGTAATGATAGAACGGACATCCTTGTCCTATCCTACATTATCCGGTCTTACCCATACCAACAGGCGGTGTAGAACGTTGACGCTGATTAAGCAGTTGTCTACGACGTGCCTCAGCTTGTCGCTGTTTAGCACGTTCAGCTGCAGCCTCACCACCGCTAACTGGTGCTTCAGACTTAGGAATGACTTCATCACCTTGCAAGTGTTTCCAAATGCGTTTAAGTGTATCATCCATAGACTGTTGAACATACAGTGACTCATTGAGAATGTTACCAATATAGCCAAGTTGCTCGTTTGCTAGCTCTGCGTACATTTGCTGATGTGCATCTACAGCGTTTACGCGTTTATCAGAATACTGATTAACCGCGCTGATGTGATCATCTAGAACAACACGCTCTCTTTGCTCTTCTAAAAGAACAGCATTTTGATTACGTAAACGTTGTTGGTTGATAACTTCATCAAGATTGATAGTATAACCATTATAAGTGTTAACATCGTTCTTATAACGATTTGAATCTACTACGTCCTCTATACTTGAACGCTGCGTCGCACTATAGTCATCACCCTCACTCACCATCGTACGGTTATCAATGTTAGAATAGTAATTGTCACGGCGTCGTGCTACTTCTTCTTCACTGATAATACGCGCACCATCTTCGGTGTGATGTTGAATAGCCGAAGTGTTGATCTGTGTAGATCGATCAACCACGGTATCTACACCTGGGTAATATGTATCCGCATTAGCAGCCATCACACCACCCATAGTCACACCTAACCCACCTAACGCTACCGCATTGTTAGGTATTGAAGGTCTACGTGTTGAGGTCTGGCTATTTGAACCGCTACCTAAAGCAAGTACTGAACCGCCTGACACAATAGCCGCTGCTTTAAGCTTACGCGTTAATGCATCTTGAGGTTCCTCAATGACTGTCTCAGGCATTGCCATTTCCTTATCTCTAGGTGGAGTATAAGAGGCAGGCGGTACTAAACCTGATGTAACCGGTTCAGGGCTATCCTTAGATGCTTCGACAGTGTCTTTCAACTCACCACCATACTCCTGCATGACACGATTATACTGCGTGACAACGTCATCGCTAGTAGCTTCTTGATCAAAGTAAGGTGACGTATTACCAATAGCCGGTGAACTCTCTAGAAGTTCAAACGCTTTCTTAGTAAACGGTACGAGTTGATCTTCAGGTAAGTCATCATCTAGATCATCCACATCTAGATCTTCATCGATGCGATTAGCCAAAGTTGCATATGTTAGCAGCGTGGGTTTAAACGTACCTTCATACCAACGAACAAAGGCTTCTAAATTCTGAGGATTATTCTTATCCACATTGAATCTTTCACCGTGCTCATCAATAAGGTCATTATAATCAACTTTAGGTAAAGTAGCCTCTCCCCTATCATTAAAGGTGATATCATCGAGCGACGCTTCTTCTAAAAGACGAATCGCACGAAGTTGACTTCCTTCCTCAGTGTTGATACCCATCTGCTTAAAACGCATATCCTCGATAGGGTCTGCATCGCTCCTACTGTTAAGATACTGAGCGCCTTTATAAGCACCCCATAACGCAGTTGCAGCCCAACCCACTGGACCTAGCGCTACACGACCGACCGACAACCCAACACGCGCTAGTGTCCCTAATGCTTTACCAGCACCACCTAGCATCGACGCGCCTTTACCGACTACTGAAGCAACTTTAGAACCCATACCCGCTAAGGTGGATGCACCAGTTCCTACCATACCTGCAAGACCGGAGCCCGCTGCTAGTAACGCCTTACCTGGTGATTTAATAAAATTACCCACGGCACTTAGTCCTTTACCACCTAGGGATTTAATCTTACTAAATATACCACGCTTGCCTGAGCTTGCTCTTGCTGCTTTACGCTGCGCTCTACGCTCTCTGCGATCAGCACGACTATCTCTGTCAAACTGATCACCTAGCGCATCACCTGCGATCTCACTTGCAGCTTCTCCAGCAACATCACCAAAGAAACCACCCTCGTCATCCTCTCCACCAAATAAGTTAAGTCCTTTAATCTTATCGGTAAGTCCGCCTAAGAAACCGGCTACCCCACCTAACACCGCAGCACCAGGTGTTGATTTAGCAACCGCAGCTTTAGCTTTATCGGCAAGGCTTTCTTTATTACGCTGGTCTAAATAACTACCATCACGTATACCGTCGCCGTCAGCATCGCCTAAGACTTTCTCTTTCTTAAATGTGCTGATGAGCGTTTCTTTAAGACTTTCTATAGAGTCCTTCACTTGCATTGATGCGTCAGTTGCTTTATCAGAAACAACTGTATAAGCATCTTTACTAGACTCTACTAACGATGATAGATTTTGGTTAAGTGTTGAATCGTTCTCTTTGATCTGCGTCTCTAATCCACCCGTCACGTCTCTGACACTCGACAAGACTTGCTTTGTTAACACGTCTGTCTTTTGTTGAGTACGCTCCATCAACGTATAAAGATGTTTATCCTTGACATCCTTAGACGCTTTAGTTACCACACTGGTAGATCTATCATTTTCTCTAACAATATCCCCACCATCCGACAATGTAGTATCGGGTGTCTGATGCTCATCACGAATACTTATTAAGTTATTTCTATCATTCCTTAACCGATTAACGGTGTTGTTATTTGACGTGTTTAAAACGTCTACAATTGACGCCTTTATTAGCTCAACTAACCCGCCTGTTGTCTCCCCAATGCTATTAGACAGTAAACTATTTGAATACTGACTTAGATACATTTCAGTAGGAGCAAGGCCACCTATGTTTACTTCGTCTCCATTTTGGGTGTAAGAACCATCCCTGTTTGCTATATTTTCTAATACCGACATATAACTAGGTGCTATATTATCAGTAGATGACATATAGTAACCAGTATTACTTATAGTTCCAGGTCGTGAGGGGTCAGCGCTATACATTAACTCGGTGTTTAAAGTTGATGTATTTTGCGTCTGTGGCGTTATGCTCTGATTATACAAGGTAGAAATCTTTGAAGAATCTACCCTACGTGAAATATCACCGCCAGTGGTAGTTAACGCATCAGATGATTGAGAGGTGCTAATATTGTATATATCGTTAGCATCGTATCCAGTGTTATAGTGATAATAACTATATTGACTACTATAACTATCACCACCACTAGGACTAGGTGGATTATCCCCGCCAACATAACCTGCATCAGATGGTGGTGGTTGATCACCACCATACGTCCACGGACCGTATACGCTTGTTAAATCAGAATGGATAATAACTTCATTAACTCGCATGCCTTCTCTATTAGTAAGGAACGCTTTTAAGTTATCCGTTATGCTGGTAAACATCCCACCAATGCGAGAAAATAACCCGCCTTGAGGCGTACCATCATCGTTGCTGCCAAATAAGAATCGTCCCGTGCGTTTGATCCCACCTTTGACAACATCTATACCCTTACCTAACACACCCATGCTCATTTCTAACGCGCGGTTAAGTAATGATTTAACTTCGATCTTGCGACCTTGCTCGTCTACCAGCCCTTTCTTGATATCTTCGACAGATAAGACAATATTACCTTCGCTATCTACAACATCGCCGTCAATATCTTTAAATGAACGTATTGCCTCACCCGTACGGGCTGAGAAATACAATCCTTTCTCAAGCAGTATCTTCAACAGTCTAGGCGATTGTTCACCTTTAACATAAATATCACCATGTCGGTTTAATATGTTTTCAACTGTATCTTTTACATTACCTACGCCCTTAAGCGCATACTCACCTATGCCGAACAATCCTTTATAATAACTTTGGATAAATTCAACTGGGGCCTTTAAGACAGACATCGCACCATCAGCCAGTTTACTTACACCATCTCTGTTAAACAGACCTTTAGCGTAATCCTCTACCGATAATACAATCTCACCGGTATCGATATCTCTAACAGCACCTGTGATGTCTTTAGCGCTTTGAATAACCTTACCGGTCGCTTCATCGATGTATTTACCCTTACGCAGACGTTCACCTAACAACGTTGGTATTTGCTGACCGGCTACGTATAAGTCTCCAGGCAAGTCACTTAGTTTACCTTTGATAAACTTAGCACCACCCAGTACGGTATCCTTAGCCATACCTAACGCACTACCACCTAGGTTAAACATCCCGGAGTAGTATGACTTGAGTCCAGACGCGGCACCGCTAACGGCTGATTTACCAAAATCTAAACCTTTGCCTAAAATACCACCTAGATCCATCTTACCACGTGGAGCCTGACTACCATCTCCCGAACCTAGCGTGCCAATTTTCTCATACATCTGACTCATTATCAGTTTAATGTCTGTTAACGTGTCATCTGAGGTAACGGTACGTTCTTGAATAGCAGTAAGGTATGGGATATACGGATCAACGTCTTGTGAGGTTGATTCTTCTTCCAGCGTTGTATCACGATTCATCCATGTATCAATACGTGCAATGAGTGAGGTTGTCAAGCCATTACCTTGTATTAAGGTGTCGTGAATAGCAGTCCATACATCCATGGTAGGTGTAGACTGATCATTTATATCTACCTCACGGGTAAATTCAGCTACGGCCTCGCGTACTTCCTTCTGACTTTCCGTATCCAACCCACGAATAGAATTATTCATGGTCTCTTGGATGCGGTCGGTGCTATCACTAAACTGGCTATACTGCTGGCCGTTCAATACAGTCCGACTGCTATCAGACATACCTACAAACATTTGACTATCTGTCTGACCACCTTGTCTAGTTAAGTTTTGTTCTCTGACAGATGAAGAATCCCTACTAGAACTATCTCTACCAGTTAAAACTCGCTCGCTAGAACTATCAGAAAATGAAGTTGTGTTAGCATTACTTGAAACAATCTCCTTACCTTCCAAGGTAGAGGTGATATCGGTACGGATCATCGACCATAACGCATCGCTGTCGACTTGGTCAGTAATGCCATCTTCAGCTTTATTGATAAGTCCTGATTCACGCAGAGCATCCTTATCTCCCACTGAAACAGCTTGGTTAATACTCTCCTGTAAATTAGGAAGGTAGTTTTGAAGGTTCTTAACCGCTTGGTTATCACGCAGAGCATTCTGACTAGCAGTAACAACATTACCCACCTTACCTTCTGCAGTAATGGCGTAACGGTCTTTAACAAACGATTGAATTTCTTCCACTGCATCATCGTTATCTACCATAGTAAAGGTAGATGGTTGATAGTAGCGTTCTGGGAAGAAACCTTTACCATTTCTAAGGTCAGTGAGAATCTGAATAGCAAAGACTTCTCGTGCTTCGGCACTAAGCTTATTATCCGGATCAATGCTGTTGATAACGTCGACGGTATTGCTACTTAGCCGCTCCCTATCAGTTGATGAGAACACTGCTTCTCTGATTCTATCGGCATTTTCAGATGCGCGAACAAAATCTTCACCTTCAACACTATACTCCATACGTTCAACGTTAGGATCTTGACTGTTAAAGATTTCTAACTGCTGAAGCATGCGAGAAAGGTAACCAGGAATAATCTCAACGATTGAGCGGCGTGTCATGATGTCAAAGCTGGTTGCTGTTAGTGCTTCCTGTTTAAGGTTATGCAACACATCACCATCGCTACCACGGACGCCGCCTATAACATCCTTTAAGAAGTTCTCTATACCTCCGCGAACACCTGTAGCTTCAGTCTGAGAAGACGCATAGCGGTTAAGTATCTCGGGTAGGTTATCTGCATTAAATTGAAGCTTATTAGATATCGTAGTTGCTTTGTCGCTACGACCAATGGCACGTCCTGCAAGATCGCTAACTTTAGCACCGATGCGATTTGCTATACCGTCTCCTATTAGCCCGCCAGCAAGATCTGCTGCTTTCTGCCCGCCTGTTTGTTTAGGGCCAAATCCATCAAGTCCTTCCATAGACGATGCAGTTGCTAATAAGGTAGAGCCTTGGTTAAACCCTTCCTTAAAGTTATCAACGTGTTGTTTAACTTTCTGACCCAGCGTACTTTTAACACGCTGACTAATTCCGGCAATGCGGGATCCAACATGATCCAACGCCTGACCGGCAAGGCGCGAGCGTGCTTCGTCGGCATATGTCTCAGACAGATTAACTTTAGCTTCATCAGGCAGTGCTGTGTTTTTAACAATAGCACCTAAAGCGTTAACTATGTCAGTAAATCCAGCCCGGGATATATCTACTAGGTCACGTTGTGCAAAGAACTGTCGATAGTTAAGTTCTAACAAACGACGTTGGAATTGCGAGGTAATATTATCTTGATAACTAACTAAGCGATTAAATGCATTGATCATTCGCTCATTAGCGGTCATGTTAGCATTATGGCGGGCATCTTGGCGTTCTTCAGAAATTGTATTTTGAAGAATATCCTGCGTCTGCTGTTCACGTTGAACTTCTACGCTAGCTGCCTGGGCCTGAAACATACGGTCAAGATCGCTATTGATTTGAGCAGTCTCAACCTCTTGTTTCGTAGGTGCTTCGCTAGTTGCCTCGCGTTTAACTTCAAGCATCTTTTCGACACGACTACCTATGCTATCGGGTAGTATTTTCTTAATTTTAGGAAGATGCTGTTGTGCATTTCGTTTGAATTCGTCGATAGATGGTTTGAGGGCTTGTGCAGATTCACTATAAACTGTGCGAATTTCACCTGTTAAATTATCGGCTACATCTAGGGCAGAACGATAACCTTTAGGTAAAGCATCTTTAATGACATCGCCAATAAAGCCTGGATCACTCATTGTGGTTTTAACACCACTAAGTGCGCTTTTAGCAAATATAGTGGCGGGGCTGCGATCATCATTTTGGGCTTCAAAATCGAAGTCCATCATATCGCCACCTAGATCATTATCTAGGTCGTCATTGAATTTAATATCATCGGCCATAGCCTACCCCTAGTGTAATAAAATAAAAGTCTACGTTATATAGTGACGTATCATAGATTTAACGACTTACCACCCCTTAAGGAGGTCATCCGTGTCAGTCGACAAACTTCCCTTTAATATTGATTTATTATCCAGCGTAAGCTTTACACGCTCACTGCCGGAAATACGTTCGCTTGACATATACGAACGTCAAGACCACCTTAACTTCCACCCTGAGGGACTTTACTCTACAGAGATTTTCGGACGGATGGGGGAACCAGCAAGAGATAATCAATTTGCTTTTATTGACATGAAAGTACCGGTGCTTCATCCGGTTATCTTTAAGACATTAACCACCATGCGTGCGCTATATAAGAACATCTTAAGCGGTAAGACGTATGCTGTCTTTAATGAAAAGACCAGTGACTTTGAAGCCTCTAATGCGCAGGATGGTAAAACTGGTTATGCATTCTTTATGTCACATTTTAAGTCACTAGCATTAAAGCGTAACCGTTCTAAAAAGCGTGATTTAAAAATAGACTTGATTGAGAAATATCAAGATAAAGCTACCGTCAAGCATCTGATTGTTATCCCTGCGGGTCTACGTGATTTAGAAAACAGTGACGGTGGGCGAGTTAAAGAAGATGAGATTAACGATCTCTATCGACGCGTGTTAAGTATCGCTAAAACCATCAGCGTTACCCAAGGTAATTTAGAAGGGGAACTGTTTAACTCTGTACGCTGGAGTATGCAGGTTGCCTTTAACCAGATTTACGAAACGCTACGTACCATGATTGAAGGTAAGCGTGGCTTCATCCAAAGTAAATGGGGTCGCCGCAAGATCTTCAACGGAACACGTAATGTTATCTCGGCTATGACAACATCTGCGGTATCTAGTGATGATCCTAAGATGCCGGATGTTCACGACACTATGGTAGGTTTGTTTCAAACATTGAAAGGGTGTTTACCTCTTTCTATGTATTGTATTCGTCAAGGGCTGATTGGTCAGGTATTCAGTCAAAGTGATAGTGGTGTCAGGTTGATTGATCCTAAGACGTTGAAACTTGTCACGGTAGATGTTAAGCCTGCTACTATTGATAAGATGGTAAGTAGTGAAGGTCTTGAGCAGTTAATTAACCAGTTCCAAGATCGATTCTTTAGAAACCGTTATGCGAGTATAGACGATCATTACATCGGATTAATCTACGACAACGGGACTGAAGTTAAAATCTTTAACGATATTACTCAGCTGCCTGATGATAGAAAGATAGAAGATGTCAGACCGATTACCTGGGCTGAATTACTCTATCTTAATTGCTATGAACGTTTTGATAAAGTCAAATGTGTTGTTACACGCTACCCTGTAACGGGCATTGGCTCTACGTATTATAGTAGAGTATATCTAAGAACGACCACCACCGGTCTTGTGCGTTATGTGTTAAATGATGTATGGGAACGTGATGAAGATAAGCTGTTAGCTAAAGAAATGCCTAACACCGACCATAGTGATAGTTACATGGACAGCGCCATGGTTCATGGTTCTCGACTAGCTGGGCTTGGTGGGGACTATGATGGTGATATGATCTCTGTTAACTATTTATACAGTAAAGCAGTAGATGATGTAGAACGCTATCTCAATAGTAAAGACGCTTATCTAGATCCACGTGGTGGTTTACAGCAAGCAAGTACGGATCTCATTGATTGGGCACTGTTTAACCTTACACGCGCTTAAGGTTTTACAGCTGTATACCTATTACATGAGTCTCTAAACCCTATTAACCGAGGAATGTAACCGATGAAATGCATAGCATGTCACAGTAACATGTCGCTCGCTTCAGGTCCTCATATGCCAAAGATCGCTATCTACACCTGCGAGTGTGGAGCCTTGGTGAAAAAAGGACTGACGCAAGACACTGCTACTACGTGGATTCACCCCAGCGGTATGATTGAAACTGATCGCGCATGTAACGTTTCTATCAACGATCCAAACTGCGACCACCGTGATGATCAAATGGCTGGTTGGAAGTTTAGCGTTGTTAGCGCTTAAGAAGAGTAGGGTGGGGTAAGCTCCATCCTACTTATGCCGTGCTACTAATCTTTAAACCTATATTATCCCTACGATAGCCCTTTATGAACTTATAAATAGGATTAATTCTAATGGATGTAAAAACAGATTATAACACCATGCTTAATGACCTTTTAAGTCAAATTAAATCGTTAGGTGAAGATGATCGTTTTGAGAAAGTGAAATATCTTAACAATGATCTTGTGCACCGCCACTATCCACTGATACATTCTCTCATTGAAAATGTATTTATTACAGAACGTGGTAGTCCTAACTACTCTGCCATTATTCATTTTGAAAATAATGGGATCAAAGTAGGACCTGGTGAGACTGATGGGTTTGGCTGGGTAACCGGCTGCGTGCATACGGCAAAAGGCATCATTGTCTTTTAACTAAAAGGATATCAATAATGTGTAGTGGTCAGGAACATCATTATACTGAACTTAAAAAACAACTTGAAGCGTTAGAAGCTGATCCTAGCATTCGCCCTAGCGCTTATCTGGATGAAGATGTGGTGGGTAGTAAATACCCTGCGCTTATCTCGTCTGCTAGAAAACACATTACAGGGTTTACTGGAAAACCTCGTAAAGAGATAATTGCACTATTTAAACAATGGGGTTACGAGATAACCCCATGTGGTTTCGATCAATTTGGCTGGTACAGTGGAATGATTAAGACCGCAAAAGGTCGTGTAATATTTACAGCAACATAGATAATTAGAAAGGAAACACGCGCTATGCTAACATCAAGCCGTTATATGATGCCAGCAACATTAAACGATGAAGAGAAACGTTTTAAAGAGGTATTCGCAGACTTAGTTAAAAAGGTAACCATATGGGGACCTAATCAGCCAAGCATTGCTGAGTATATAATTGAAACTTTATATACTGAAGCCACTACTACCATGGCTAGTTATGATACGCAACAAGGCGTGCCACACTACATCAATGGTAAGTGTGTAATGTTATTCTGGTTACTTAAGTATTGTCGAAATAAAGGTATTGGTAATCACAATACCAAACTAATCATCAAGCGTACTGTTTCAATTAAAGAACTAAAACGCAACACCATTGCAGTCAATCTGTACGATACGGTCAATCACGATAATAGTATATTTAATTCTAATATCCATGCCTCTACGTTAAGTATAGACAATGACCATGTTGAACTTACTGTTGATATTCTTACCTATGTGATAAAACGCATGGCTTATGAATATCATCTTGAAAATAATCAAATGACGTTATATAAGTTGGAAGGGGTATAAGCCTCTTCCAACTATGCCGTCGTCCTGCCCTTGAAGGAATACCCCATGACACTAGCTAATCCTAAGTTAGAAAGACCGTTACCAACACAGTTGTTATCTGTTGTGTTAGATGGCTACGATCAGATAGTAGAGTTTCTACTTGATGATAGCCCGCCAGCTGATGATTTTGTCAAATACGCATTTCAACTTCAGCACGATATTGAAAAACATTCTAGGTTAAAAGATCGGTTTGAAGATCGAATCATGGTGGACCTTGCTTATAGTCTATTGGAACGGCTGGCTTATAAAAATACGGCGTACCATCAATTACTTCCTACCTATACGAATATTAAGAATAAAGAAATCTTTATACTTGTTAAAAGTTGGTTTAATGGGTCGATGGAAGATTATGGGGTCGAGTTGTTACGAAAAGTCGTGGCTGATAAACCCGATACGTTTAACAGTATTTTGATGATGCTTAACTTAGCCGGGATACCTATTATCAAACGTGTTGATAAGCTCTACTTCTACGGGGACTCTACGCTAATAGTAGATCTTGTAGATAGTGGTGAGGTTGCTGAAGAGTCGGTTGCTGCTGTTGAGGAAATGTTTGGCACCGAGATAGTGCTAAGTGGTGTTCGCCTATCGCCTGAGCTTATAAATGCAAGCAATGTGATTACTGGTGAAAGAACATTAGATGTGCTTAACTTTACGTATTTAATAAAAAATGCATTAGTTAACAAAGAGTACATGGACTCTGTTAGTAGTCCTAAGACACGCGTAGTTAATTTAACGGCAATGCAGATCTTGTTGACGTTAACACGCGATGCGTTGAGGTACGACACCTATATGGATGTTAGTCGATTAATCACCCCGCTTATACCACGGTCTATAAATGACACGTTTTCAACACAAATCGATCTGATAAAAGAACAAACCGGCGTGCTAACCGTACGTGGGTCTACCCTACGCCATGATGATACCGTCAGCGTCATTGCTACCGCATTTAGCCTATTAGGGTTTGATGTGGAGCTTGAAACAAAAGATAACGGTAAGAAACTTATATCGTTTAACAACCCTAATCTAAAATAGCCCTTAAGGAAATTAAACCATGAGAACTTATAACGCTTTAAACATGCAACCCAGTGAATGGTCTAGTAAGCAAGCAACCACAACATCTGTTTGGGGACGCAAAAATACACCACCTATTGCCAGCGGTATACAAACCGAACAAATTATTGGTGATTACCACTACATTGTAGCTAACATCTTGGACGGCAGTATTAATGAGAAAGAAACGTTGCTTCGTTCTTTGATTCGTTTACGCGATGATGTTTTATATTGTAACGATAATCGAGATATAATGGAGCTACTTTCGGCGTATGAGATTGGCATGGTCCTTATGCGTTGGATCAAACAAGTAGCTAAAGACACCACTACGGTTCAGTGCTTTGAAATGAATATTGCAAGTCTTGATAAACCTACAGGTTCTATCATCTCTATACTTGCAGATGCATGGATACATGGTACGGATAACTTTACTCATGATACTGTTGAGAGCGTATTGACTGCTGCGCCTAATGTACAGTTAAATGCATTACGTGTATTAAATACTGTTGGTATGGTTACAACACGTCTTGGTGATGTATATTACTTCTATAAGCCCGACAACACGTCGGGATTTAACCTTAAAGAAGAATATGCTAGGTATAACGTGGAGAACACACACGGGGTATCTGTTAATGGCCATATAGAAACAGAAGCACCTGGTGTCATTAGTGATGAACCACTTAAAGACTTGTATCACTGTACGTTGAATCTACTTGATCGTGATGTGGTAGATAGCGATGCGGTTAATGCATTAGTTATGAAATATTACACTAACAATTCTCAACGTAAAGCTAAACGTGAAGTCCTGGTGGCGGAGGGAATTATTCTTTCTACTATCGTTGAAGTAACTAACAAACAATGGGCAACAAACATGTTACAGTCAACATGCAAACAACTGCCTAAATACTTTAACTGTGAAGACGGTATATTTGGTCAGTTTAACTATTACCGTAGCATAAGCACAACGCAGATAGAAATCCCTAAGAGCGCTAAAACACGTGCAAAAGCCCGTGAGACCATCCTTGCTGCCTTTGAATTATTAGGCATTGAAATGGATGATAAGAAAAGTGTTTCAGATACAATAGCTTATGTTGTACCTGGTCGTCAAGTTCTGTAGGTTGTAGCACGAACCACGTAACCTACATTACGTAAAAGAGGAGGGGGTGTCGTAGAAGGGGGAGTCACGTCCCTTCTACCCTCTCTTCTTTTTTTTGCCTTTAAAAAGCACTGTACGCTGTTTTAAGCCGGTTAACCCATATAACCTATCCCATAGCCCTATATCTCAACCGCGTGCGCTCACGCCCCGCTGCGCGCCCTGCCCGAAATTCGCCTACTGGCTGTGTGTTTTTAGTTTTCTGTTTTAATAAATTTGATTTTTAATTTATAAAACTATTGTGTAGTTGTGATGATTGTATTTCTTTAATTAGTTATATTTTCTTATCTAAAATTATTAGTTACTTGTATTTATTACTAAATATAGGTTACTTGTAATTTAGTCTATTTCTAAAATAATTATTACTTGTACTTTTATAAAAATATAACTATAATTTGCTTGGGAATTATTTTGTAACATTCTAGTTTATTAGGTATGAGCGGAGCGTAGCGACAACCCCATTCCCCCAAAGGGGGGATTATAAGAATCCCCCCGGGAGAGGATGGTAGAGATGGGGGGCCGTGGGGGGAAGAGAAGGAAACCCAAACGTCAAAAAGTGTCTGTGAAAAAATTGAGTAAACACACGGTAAATTTCATGCATCGTTATGAACCTGTCACATACACGTAAGGATAGCCATATGCGACGTACCGTCGAATGCGATGAATCTACACCGCTAGGTATCGGTGTGGCCATCGAACATCTCAACTATATCATCGATGCACTTAATAACCACATCGGGAAAACCACCGTAAAGGTGTATAACTTTATCGGCATCAGCTCACTTAAAGATTACCATCTATGTTACAGCCATGCGGTTCGCTTATGTAATATTTTAAAAGCTAGGCAAAAGAAGTATGACCTTAGCGATGACACGCCTATTGAGACGGTCTATCTAGGGTTAATGTTAAGTGTGTTAAATAAGGCACGCGACCTTAAAATAATTCACTTAATCCCAGCCAGAAGGACCCCATGATCTCATGAACCACTACACGTATCAGCATGTCGATGCAGTGAATTTCCATCGACACATAATCAAAGGTATCGACCGTATTATCGATCATGCCAACGCGCTTCACAAAGCTATCCTGCCTTCTCTTAATGCCTATTATCCTGATCTAGATGGTTATGTTAAAAAACTCATGCAGTTTGAAACCGATCTACCCCTCGAGGATGCTTTAGATACGATGCTAAATGTAGTAGATGATACTGCATATACGTTACAGGCAAGTCCGTTCCCTATCACAGACGCGCATGATAACTACCCACTGCTAGTTAATACCGTCACCGCGCACGATAAGCGTCAATGGGTATATCTGATGATTCCCTATCCCTCTACCTTCATTGGTGGGGCATTAGCGAAAGAGAAGATGATGACCTTAGCGTTAGCGTATCGCCGTAGCAATACGTTCATACACACGTTTGCACCTATCGTCACCCCTCAGGATGGATTACCAGGCCCATCTAGCATCACGATCACCGAGAGCGATTTTAAGGCATATAAAGCATGCATGGATATCGTAGGTGATTTAGGATACTTGAAACATTTTCAACATGTACGAGTACAACCTGCATGATAGGCGCGCTTATCCACCGCGACGTTATCCGCCATCATCGGGAGATGAGTCACCATGCACTTAAACATGCAGGTGGTAACAAAGCGTTTAAACGTCGATTAATAAGTCATCTTGGTCAAATGCAATTACTTGCACCCTTACTCACCTCTATCACCCTGAAGCAGCTACGTGGGTTGATAGAGGGAGATAGGGACCTTTATGCCTTTACTGAGAGACTCCCTAAACCAAATGCGGGGTTATGGGTCGAGCTCACCACCGTTAAGATAGCTTCTGGTAATGCCGAGATTTATTATAAGTTAGATTTAACAACCAGTCGTTTGGATCCCTTTACGTTTATTGTTCTTAAACGTAAATACGAGACCTTGTATCAGTATCAGGAAACGTTATTAGATCCAAAAACCCATTACATAACCCGTGCGATGATTAGACGTCAGCTTCATGCGTTTAATCCCACATCCAGTGAATAAGAGGTTAGTCGCATGTCTTTATACGACGCGTTCTATAGAGAAGTGGGTGTACGCACCCCTCAACAGCTTGTTAACCCCAAGACGGCCCCCATTAACACATTGACACTGCCACGTGACAGCATCATCCATTACCTACCTACCACGTCTACCGACATGGGGATAGATGCGCGTGATCCATTGTTATTAAACCATGACAGTGAAGTCTTCATTCACCACATCGAAGCGCTTAAAAGTGAATTAGGCACACCACGATTAAACCGAGGTGCCTATAAGCAACACGTGCAAAACTACCATAAGCGTTTTAGAAAGCACCGTTTACTGCGTCGCTTAGCTAGCGGTTTACGCGATCCACGTAGTTTAATAGTAAGCAACTACGCATCGTTAACTAGCGTATATCAATATCGTCAACACGCACTCGCAACATACTACCGCTATTATAACCTACACACTACGCTTTATGCTGAGATCATCGCATTAGCTAAAGAGACCGACCGTCAGCACTTCATCCCGGTTACGTTACCAAAAGTATTACCTGAGCGTGATGATTTAGATCGTGCAATCGGTAAAGTCAAACCAGGTGATATGCCGCGTTCTTTATTAACCCAGTTTAAAGAGAATGCTGCATTGACGTATCTAGACCTTTACCTGTGGTTAAGCGGTGAGGCGGGCGTTACTTCATTAAGCCATACACCGGTTGAAGTCTTAAAACGCATTAACCTGGTATTTATTGAGTCAGGCCAATTCAGTGTTTTATCGTTAAGTCATCTTGTCGAATGGATGGAGACGGATAACGATTTAAATGACAAACTCCGTCGTTTCTATATGGCGATGTTTGAAAAGCGTACAGTAATGGCTGAAAGCGAAGCAGACGATGAAGTCGATAATGCAATTGCTGGCGTACCAGTCGTACCCCCTATTGCTGAACGTAGAACCCAGGCTATTGTTAGTCAGGCTGATGAACTAGCAGATGCAGGTATCCTATCAGGGGCTGAATATCGCCGCATGGTGAAGCTAGCAGATCAGTTTACACGTATACCTAATCCATACGGCGAGGGTACGCTTGAACAGTTAGCTGCACCTGATACTGCGGTGACCATGAGTCAACCTAAAGATACCCTACCTGAGATCAAAGGGGTGGTTGACAAGAGTATGTTAAATACCACCGTCAATGCATTCCATCGAGAATACATTAAAAACGTCATGCCTAAAGACATTGCGGCTATGACACTAGGTATTCAGCAAGCAGGCGTAGCAGTAACAGACTACCAAGTTCAGCGTGTTGTTGATGCGGTAGATAAATACGACATGTATACGGTTAAGCTAACGCCTGTTAAAGGTCAACCCTCAACGATTCGTTTTAAACTTCCTGTAGTCGAAGAAGATGGTACATTCCTAGCGGGCGGCGTGAAGATTCGTTATCGTACGCAGCGGGCAGACGTACCCTTGAGGAAGACATCTGCTTCAACGGTTGCGTTAACCAGTTACTACGGTAAGACGTTCGTTGAGCGTTCAGGCAAAGTAGTTAACGACTATGGCAAATGGTTAGTTAAACATTTAACCCAAATGACACTGGCTGACAATAGTCCACTATCTAAAGTGGCGTTTGCTGACGTCATGGTAACCGATGTTGTATTACCACGTGGCTACACTGCCATTGCTAAGGAGATACGCACCTTTACCTTTAAGGAAGTATTGTTTACTTGGGATTATCCTAATCGTGGTGAAGTATTAGGTATTAACGACCTTAGCGCCTACGAGCAAGATAACCAAGTCGTTATCGGTAAACAAGGCAAATACGTTTACACAATGGATCGTAGTGAGATGGTGTATCGTCACCACAACGACTCAATGCAGCCTATCGGTGAGCTTTACGAAGTTATCAACATTACTGATAGTCAGCCACCTATTGAAATGGCTAGCGTTAAAGTGTTTAGTAAACACATCCCAGTGGGTGTAGTGCTTGCCTTTAAACTCGGTATTGATAAGTTGATCAAACGTTTAGGGGTAGAGGTTAAACGTGTACCGGTAGGCACACGTGTTCAACTGGCTCCTCAGGAATACAAGATTGTATTTGCTGATGAAACCTTAGTCGTATCACGCGCTGATCGCGAAGCCAGTTTGATCTTAGGTGGGTTTGTTAGTTACAAGAACGCAATTAAGCAATATAACCTTGAGGATTTCAATCATCCAGATGTCTACTTCAATGTGATTAATGAACAAGGTCTATCTGCCCGTTTCATCCAAGAGATGGAGTTGATGGATACCATGTTCGTTGACCCTATCACTGAGGAGATTCTAACTGAGATGGGTGAGCCAACTACATTTGAAGGGTTGTTGTTTAGAAGTGTAGAATTAGTAGCAACTGATCAACATCCTAAAGAGATGGATAGTGCGTTCATGCGGCTTCGTGGCTATGAGCGTTTCTCAGGTACGGTCTACAAGCAGATGGTTGAAGCGTTGCGAGAGTATCGTGCTAAGCCTATGTTGTCTAAAGCCTCAATAAACTTAAACCCTAAAGCGGTATGGTTGAATGTTCTGCAGGATGAGTCGACGGAGTTGGTAGAAACCTCTAACCCTGTCCATAATCTAAAAGAACACGAGACCCTTACCTTTGCAGGACAAGGCGGTCGTTCTACTAAAACCATGGTGCGTCGTTCACGGATGTTCCATAAAAACGATCTTGGTGTTATTTCAGAGTCTACCCCTGATAGTGCCAAGGTAGCTATCACCACGTATCTAACACCTGATGCTAAGATACGTAACTTGCGAGGTATGACAGACAGCTATACTGAGGGGGATGGGCCTGCTAAATACGTAAGTAGTGTCTCGTTGTTATCGCCAGGTGCGGATAGAGATAGTTCTAAACGTACTAACATGACATCGGTTCAGCACTCATCAGGTATCCAAGCAGTTGGATATACTAGTACACCTGTCCGTACGGGTTATGAGAAAGTAATGGCACATCGTGTTGATGATCTATTTGCCTATACTGCAAAGCAGGATGGTAAGATTACAGACAAAGATGATCGCACAGTTACTATTACTTATAAGGATGGAACTGAAGTCACTAAACCTATTGGCACGCAATATGCGAAAGTGGCAGATGGTTCAGCCAAACACGTACTTAAATGTGATCTAGAAGTAGGACGCAGTGTTAAAGCAGGGGACGTCATTACGTACAATGATGCATTCTTTGAACCCGACTTCTTTGATCCTAAACAGGTGAGCTATAAAGCAGGTGCAATGGCTAAAGTGGTACTGATGGAAACATCGGATACGTTAGAGGATGGGTCAGCGATTTCACCTCGTTTGTCTAAAGCGCTAGCAACACCTACGGTCAAAACTCGTGCTATTTTAGTACGCTTTGATCAACAAGTTATTAACCTTGTTAAAGTAGGCGATACGCTTGAGGCTGACGGTATTTTATGTACCATTGAGGATGGCCTTACGGATGACGGTGCGTTATTCGATGAAGAGACGTTAGCAAGTTTACAAGCGCTAGCGGCTAATAACCCAAAGGCCAAACTTAAAGGTGAAGTTGAAAACATCGAGGTCTTGTATAATGGCGATAAGTCAGATATGAGTCCTACGTTGCAAACCATCGCCAATCGTTCAGATAGACAACGCAGTCAACTGGCTAAGCAGTATAAAGATGGTCGTGCTACTAATGGTCGTGTTACCGAGCCTGTAATCATTGAGAAACAACGCATTGAGTTAGATCATGCATTAATCATTGTTACACTATCAACGCTAGCCTCTCACGAAGCTGGTGATAAATTGGTATTAGGTAATAACCTGAAATCGGTCACCTCTCGTGTATTGCAAGGTACACATGAGACCAAAAGCGGCACGCCTATCGACATGATTTTTGCATACCAGAGTATCTCTAACCGTATCGCTTTGGCTACAGAAATCATCGGAACAACCAACACAGTACTTGGTGTGATATCCAAGCAAGCACTGGCACTGTATGAGGGGGAGTAATTCTCCCCCATTGGGTTTCACGTATAAATAACATGAATTAGGTGTAACATGAAAACAAACGATAAATTTCACGATAACGTTGTAGTGTTAGGTAGCGCTGCGCAGTTAGCGGTGAATGTCATTAAAGAGGTAGCGGGTAATGAGATTGCCGATACTGTTGAAAAACAACCTCTCTCTACCATGCTAGCGGATACGTGTGTTGCTAGCATTAACAGTCAATTAACTAAGAAGGGAGCAGTGTAATGTTACACCGTCATGTTTTAGATGCAAGTCTTTTAACGGCATCTGTTAATACCGATGCGGCTATATGCTTCACGCCTAAAGTAGGCACGCCGTTATCAGATCTAATTCAATCTGGTAGCACGTTAGTTGAGGCATCTGATGATGCAGTTGACTTAACAGAGTCTATTAGCTTTAACTCCATGTTAAAAGATTCAGGTGGCAGTATTCCTCATGATCTTGCCATGGAAGAAATCGTTAAACTCGCAAGCGATGCTGTGTCTACTATGCTTAACATTACTCGCAATGTAGTACGTCCTATCATCGTAGATCAAACAGAAATGCTAGATGTCTTCTTAGATGAAGAGTTGAAGCATGGTCATCGCCATGAGATTCTACCTGTCTTCTTAGAAAACGCGTTTGCCAACCCCTCTATTACGTCATTGACTGACCGCTATGCGGAAACGCCAGTACGTGATGTTTTACGTGGTACTGCATTGTTTCCAGAACGCGATGGTGCAGAGTTACTTGAGTTAATCAAGACAGGCATTAGCCGTATCGATGCAGACATTGCAACGATTCTTGATGATCTCCCACCTGAGTTTTTGGTGAACCACTACAACCATACGTTCCGTGGCTTCCCTAAACCGCCAGAGTCAGGTCTAGATGAACAGGCGCAACAACGTATTGATCGTGCCGGTGCGATGATCAGCTTCTTTATTGCTAAGCGTTTCCACGAAGAAACACCAGAAGGTGTTGAAGTAAGTGCTGCGGAGTTTGCTGAAGCGGTGGCTATTCAGATGTCTCAAGCGGGTCGTCGTATTTACCGTATCGTTTCACAACGTGAAGCATTCATTCGTCAACAACGTCTGATTCTGTCTATGCCAACGGCAAGTCAAACTAACCGCCCAATCATTGTAGTAGGTGAGGTGTACAATCAGTACCTTAAAGAAGGCGGTAAGCCCGAGTGGTTGATGGGTGCGTGCCTGGCAGGCGAGCGAGCGCCAACGCCTAATACGCTTAATGCTGAATCAGAAATGTTCCAGCGTACGTACGAGCGTGCTGAGCGTCTACATAAGTCTCAGAATAACGCCAAGCGTGTATCTGCGATGGTATCTGGCATGCGTAAGCAATTGTTAGCATACATCAGTGCAGTTGATGAATCGGATAAATCAATCATCATCGACACAAAAGAAGTATTGCGCAAGCGTGCTAATGACGTGCTAGAAAGTGTTGCAGTCCATGCGAACCTGTCTACTTACGAATATGTACGTAAAGTAGTTTGTTCAGTATTCTTCCCGCACACGCAGTCTTTCCGTATCCTAAGCGATATTGATGCGCACGCTGCGAAGAATCCATCGTTGACACCACGTGAAGCAGCAACATTGACAACTATCGATTTAGTATGCGAATGGGTTGCATCTCAAATCGAAGTCAAACGCAACGTAAAGTAAGGAGCTTGTATGGAAGCGTCTATGTATCGTCGGGATGCTAAACGCGTCCAACAGGCGCTGCAGAGGGTAAAGGATAGCCTTAAGGTTGTCCAACCCCTTGCAGTACATGTGCCTAAACGTTACGCGGCTAAAGAACTTGCTATTGTAGGTTCAACCGTGTCAGTAGTGGGGATATATGGGATAGTGGTAGATGATAAATACTACGGCGTATCTCTAGTTAACGCAATGATGACGTTAACCCCCTCTAACATCAACACTATTGTGATTGATGAGGTAGAATACTATTCGTTAGAATTCCAACCAGGTGATACATTCATGCCTAATGTGAATCTAGTTAAAGAAGGTACACTTGTGTATCAGATCTTTGATGAGATTGTCGCAAAGGGTAACACGCCATGGTATTTAGGCTATCGTGATCTAGGACAGTTGTTTGATACCGCACTACATCACGGTGGGGCTAACTTGAATACTAACCACGCAATCTTGGAAATGATCACGGCGGCCAGAGCACGTTCTCCTCGCGATCGTACCGTATTCTACCGACACCAATTCAAAAACACACAACAGTTGTCAGATAAGCCACCTGAAATCATTGCATTGAGAAGTGTACAGGATGGTGCGTCTAACACCACAGCTAAACTAATGGGTGCTTACCTAGACGAAGGGATTAATTCTGCGCTTGTAGACCCCTCACAGCGTCTAGAGCGAGTTGAAGACCTGTTAAGGAGATAAGATGTCGAACATTGCCAAATATAGCTGTACCGCCTTAGCAGGAACAAATAAGGTAGGTCGCTTAAAAACCGATGAACACGGTTATCGTCAAATGGTACTAGGTGCCTATGACTTTGATAACTCAGCGGGTGCCACGTATCCGTTTGAATCAGCCAAATCGCTGTTTGAAAGCTCTAGTAGTTTGATGCGTCGTATTGCTAACGGTCAGTGCCGTGGTGAATATGGTCATCCTAAACCATTACCTGGTATGACCAACCAACAATTCCTTGAGCGTATCTTACGCATTGAAGAGTCGGCTATCTGTGTACATTTTAAAGAAGTGTGGATTGATAAAGACAATGTCAAGGACGAGAACGGTAAACCTGTTATTGCGGTAATGGGTAAAGTGAAACCGTGCGGACCACATGGCCCAGCGTTAGAACAGCAGCTGAGTAACACTGAAGAGAATGTAGCATTCTCAGTGCGTTCGTTGACTAACGACCGTATGGTGGGTGGAAAGCTTAATAAGCATATGAAAGTGCTAGTGTGTTGGGACTATGTTAACGAACCAGGTATATCGGTTGCTAACAAGTATCAGGCACCTGCGCTAGAAGGCATTGCTGAAGATATTGAAATTGTACCTTCTATGTTAGATGCTGTAGAAAGACAGCAGCAACGTAGCGGCGTCTCAATGGAGAATTCAGTAAGCTCTACTATGGTGCGTTCAGAGTTAGGCTGGTCTAAAGTCCAAAACCTAAACTTTGCATCGCAGTCCTGGTAACATCATGTATAACCCTGCCATTGCGGTAGGGTTATATGCCGTCAGGAAATAATAGACCTATATTACCAGTATGCACTTACAATACCATTAAGGATAAATATAAATGCAACCACAGCCCTTTAAAGCTACGTTTAATGAGTTCTTTAAAAGCGTCTATCCTGTTAACCTAGGTATAGACCCACAACAACGTGGGTTGATTAAAACCTTCTTCTACGTTGGTGGTCTACTATTTAAAAACAGCGCCATTAAAGGCGGTAGTGACGATATCTCCATGGAACAGAACGTTAAGACCTTAGCAGATATTCAACAGCACCTGAGACGTTACGGACGTCAATTGAACCGTACATCACATCCGCCTATGACGGGTAAGTTGGGTGAAACATTTAAAACGTTCCTTTCAAAAGACGTAACACCCGAATTGCCTAAAGGCAAGCCTATGTTAGATTGCTACAATGCCTACGTGGCTGGGATGCTATCCATGTTAGAAATTCTAACAGAAAGTTCAAGCATCGATAATGAAGACATCGCCATTACCCGCTTTGATATTATCAACGATGACCTCATGGCTAACACAGGGATTGAAGCCTGGCACGTACCAGAATGGCCCATGGACTAATTGAAATCCATCTGTCTAGTTTATTATCCGACTGTAATTAAAAACACACCTATATTACTTTTGTGAGCGTAGAGTGAATAAGACACCTATGTGATAAAAGTACTTAAATCAGAAAACATTGATCCGATCAATCAATAAACAAATAGGAAGACTATAAAATGGCTGAAGCCCAAAAGAAAAGCCCAATGCAACAATTCGTTCTATCTCAAGCTACAACTGAAGCACTTGAGAAAGTTGCCACTGTTGGTATCGACGCAAAGAAAATCGAAGCGTCTAACGTTATCACTAGCCATGTTGAATCAGTGTCTAATGGCGTCATTTCATACGACGTACCTAAAGACGTCGTGACAGGTCTACTGCCTGAAGGCTTAACAATGGAAACCGTTGACCAGGTTGGCGAGTTCCACAAGAAGTGTGCAACAGCACTAGCGCAAAGTGTATCTGAAGTAGGTATCGATGCGATGGCGCAGGACAAAGAAGTAGCAACGGTAACCGGTTCATTACCAGTAGGTAAGTACACCAAGCTAGAAGCTACAGTACACCGCTCTAAAGATATCAGTTATCCTAAAGATGGCCAACGTGTTACTGAAGCGCGTCCAGGTCACGTAGACCTTAAAGTAACATCAAGCTATGGTAAGAGCTCGTCTAGCCACGTATCAGCGGTACGTACCCACGCGGCGGCACTAGCTAAGCAGCTATTGTCTAAGTAGGGATAGCCTATACGTAAGCCAAGGATGGTAGAGACTGTAACGTCTCTACCATCTATGCCGGATTCTTTTTTTACATGTTTTACTAGATCTTATGAACCCTGCTAAGGAGGGCTATATTCATATTCAGGTGTTATGAATCTACTAACGAGGAGACGTATCATGCATACTGAAAAGTTACGTCTGGTGATCAGCTCGCCATTCATTCACGCCGCATTAAACAGCGACACCCATGCGTTGGCGTCTATGTTCAATCCACAGTGTCTGGCAATTGGTGAAACGATCACTAGTCAAGATCACATGCGCGCGAAAGCGCTTTATAATGCAGTAAGTACACAGGCAGCAAGTTGCACATTTGATAAGTATGCTTATGTCCATTACTGGATACACCGTCACCAATATACGGGATGGGATGAAGTAACCATGGTAAACCAGCTTATAGATAACATAATCAATAACCATGCTGCTTACTTATTCTTAAACGAAGCTTTTTACTTCGATACAGACCAAGTGGTGAAACTTTACCAACAAACACTACAGGCATTAGATAACCTAACAGCTAGTGCGTAATTACTATGACAAGCTTGTATCACGTGCTTAATTAAGGAGCCTTACTAATGTCAAGAAAAGATAACTTCCTCACAGTTGCTAATAGCTTCTTAGGTAAAATACCTCTACCTAAGGAACAGTTAGACAAGGAAAAGAAATTCATTAACACCGCTGCCGATAACGCTGGCTTCCAAACGGAAACTGACGCTCAGCTAGCAAGCCGCTTTAAACATTACGTTACTACTGTAATGGCTACAGCAAATCGTTTAATGGATGACTCTGATAAATGGGACGCAGTCACTCTT